ATATGAGTGGCAGCCAGTATTTACAGTTGGTTAGGAATTCCATGCGTGCTTTTGGTACGGGTAAAAATCTTGCTAGTTTTATAAAATCGGAATTTCCCAACGATGCCGGCTTCGAGGCAGCCGCTAGAGATATACGGCTATTGTCCAGTAAGGGTGAATTTAATCTAAATAGAGTTGTTGCCGGTAGAGGAACGGCTAATGCGTTAGATGCAATTGCACAATCTCCCCTTCTCGTGTCTGCTTCGGCTGGCGGTATTGGTCTTAAGCCACCCCCTTTTGACCCTCGCCGAACCGACGATGATTCGAGGGCTCGTGCCAAGAATTATAAGTCGCAATTATCACTTATAACTGACCGATTGGAACCTTTCTACACAGGTGGAACGATAAACAAGACCGAGCAGCTTGCGTCGGCGGTTATCAAAAAGGCTACGGGTACAAATTTTGGCGGATTGATACAGCGTGAAGTTAGCAAAATTGGGCGAATGGAACGATCAGTCGAGGCATATCTTGACGCCAAGTTGACTCCCGGCTCGGCTGATCTGAAAGAATTCTTTGCTGCACAACAATCAGTTGAAGGCATGGGCGATCCAGACCAAGAGGTTGTCGCAACACAAAAGTCAGAATTGACCGGCAAAACGTTAGGTAAAACAGTGGCTGAGGCGATAAATAGGTTGAAACAGACAGGGGTTTACATGAATACGGGGGGCGGTGTTTCTGGAAACGATAGTGTCCCTGCTATGCTCACCCCCGGAGAGTTCGTTATGAGTCCAGAGGCCGTTCAAAAACACGGCGTTGGATTTATGAGAAATCTAAATAGAGGAAAAGTAAAAGGATTCAGACGTGGAGGCTTGGTTGGTGGCGTTGCCTACAGGGCAAATGGTAGCTCTGGAGCAGAAGGAGGCGGATCTGCTGCTTTAACTATCGATTCTTCACAACTTCAAGAAACTCTTGCAGGTTTTTCTGCAAATTTCCAATCAAGCGTTGATAATGTAGTAGCACAATTCTCTCTTGTTTCTACGGCGATGAATGGATTAGCTACAGCCATTGGGCAGGGGATGACATTAAACCATGTATTCAGCGGTGACATGACTCTTGCCTTTAACATACAAAACGGCGATCATCTCAAGAATATGATTGCAGACGCGATTACTCCGAAGATTTCAGAAATAATTGCTAACGAATTAGATCAAAGATTAAATAAGGATTTTGAAGCAGGATAATAAGATGCCAGTAATATTAGGAAACCCCATAAAAACAACGAACCTAGTTATCAGAGGTGCCCCTGATATCATAGGTAGTGGCACGTTGTATATTGAGGGGCCAACGGCATCTAGCGGCGACATATCATTGTTTATGGCTAGGCCGCCAACAGAGACAATGCCTCTGACTATCAATTCTAATTCTGACTCCTCTAATGTTGATACTAGTTTATATATAAGTTCTACTGATGGGTCTTATGATGATTGGTCGCCAACCTCGTCCTCGACGGGCGATGATGTCACTAACTATGGCCCTTCTTCAAGAAGAGGTTATGACGTAAAGACCAAAAAAATAAACATTTTTTACAAAAACGCAGGGGAAGAAGGATACATTTTCTTTCGTGCCGAGCACAGAGATAAAAATAATAATATACTAAGCAAAAGAGTAGGTTCGGCGTCTGGTGCTTGGCAGACAGGAGCTTCTGTTTCTGCCTACAATCCCGCCTCACCATTTACAAGCGGCGGTGAAGAATGGCAACTGCGTGCTGTAACCGGAAGTCAAGCCGGAAGTGGATACATAGATTTAGATCTTACAGGAGTATACTTTGCTCCCGATGATAAAATTCATTTTAGATGGGATTCTGAAACTAGTATTTGGAGCGACCCTCCTAGCTATACATCTACTTTGACATTTATTAACGATCAATCTTTTCCCTCTGGCTATCAGCAAGATGGAAATCTACGCATTACTGGAACTGAGTACAGCCCCAAGAATGCGACTGCGACTTTGAACTTACAGGCAGACCGAATAGGAAGCGGAGTAAATCAAGCAACTGTTTTTGTTTCTGGCGTATTCGCTTCTGTAAACAAAGAGGCGACTTTATTTTCTTCCGGTGCAGACGCCGGGGCCGTTAATGAAAATTCAACTTTATTTATAGAATCTAATCCTGTGTCAAGCGGATCAATGAACCTTGCCGTTAAACAAGATTTTAATATCGGTAGTACTACTACACTTGCCATATTCAGTAGAGCGGTAAGTGGCAATATTCCTCTGTATATGAATTCGGGTGTCTTCGGTCAAACGGGCGATGCTAGTCTAAACATAGGAAACACAAAAGATCCGCAACCTAACAATATTACGCTTTATACTAAAGGCTATTTGGAGTAAATTATGGCTGTTGTTTTTATACCTAAAAACCAAAAGGGCGAAGTTCAAGCGGCCTTTGTTATTGGTCAGGCTTCTAACGGTGACGTTAACGGCCCAATGCCTACTTACGGCATAAGCACAGAGGGATTTAGAGCTGATAATATTCCGTTGTCTAAGAAGTTTAATATTACAGTCACCGGTACTGTAATGGCTACCGGATCAATGACGAGTGCCGGGGCTAGACAAGCCGATCTTATCACCCACATGAAGACCATTCTTGGTCTGGAGCTACAACTTGGAACTCTGGAAATAATTTCTTACGGAGGAACGGGCACGCTAACATTTACTGACGCCAGAGTTGTCAGCGTTGAACTTCCTGAGCAAAGTGAAGAATCTGGAGGAAATCAATACCAAGAATATTCCTTTACATTTGAAGCGTATGACGCAAGTACGACAACTAGCGGAGATTCTGCCGATGCACCTAGTGAAAATCTTCAAAGTATAGAAGAAACTTGGGAGAGCACACGCGAAGATCAGGTTCAACACAAGAAAAATTTAGCCGCAGGACTCCAGCCTGTTTCGCCTATAACTATAACTCACACCATATCGGCCACGGGACACACAAACATCTCTACAAAAATGGGATATAAGTATGCAAAAGCGTGGGTAGATTCTAGGGTTCAAGGCACAGGTCTAAGTCCCGCACTTTACGATCCTTCTTCTGCAAATGGTACTCAAAGCACTGATACCAAAGTGAGCGTTGATGGTTTAACGAATCGTGGCACCGTTCGTGACCCCAGAAACTATGTAAAAAGCATTTCGCAAAATTTAACAGCGGGAACTTACAGCGTAACAGAAACATGGGTATTGGCTGTCGATCCTTTTATGATTGATGCGGAATTAAGTATAGAGAATAATTCTGAAGACGATTTTTCAACTGTGACTTTGAATGTTAATATTCAGGGTATGTGGAATAGTAGCCCAAGTGAAAAATTTGCTAATGCAGAAGATGCTCTTTCAATGGTTAAAACTACCGCATCAAGTTATTGCAATAGCGAGTCTGGTGTTACACTTAACGCAGAAGCTATATCAGAAAGCGAAACCCGTAATGAGGCTGCCGGTACTTGCTCCTATAGTGTAAGCTTCACCAATGAAACAAAAGAAAACGAAGATGCTCTAACTGAATCTCTACAGATTACAGATAACAATCAAGACGGCGGAAATAATATAGTGGCAATAATTCCTGTTTTAGCCAAAGCTGATGGGCCGGTTATACAGGATATGGCGACCACTAATGAGAAAACTAGATCTGTTACTTATGAGATAACTCTAAAGAAGGACAAAAGAGGAACAAAGCCAGACGGTGATGAGTATGTAAATCCTTACAAGCCATCTACTACCGCCAAAAGACAAAACAAAACCGAGACTTGGAATCCTAAAACTGGTTCATACAGTCTCACAGTAGAATGGGTATACATTTAAAATGGAACTAGCACAAAATCCAGTAAAAATGTTTGGAGCGTATGTCTCTAGTTTGTCCACCAGTGTTGGATGGGGTGGCCAAGGTGGCAGTATGCAGTTAAAAATAGTAGAAGATCCAGAAAACGGCGTTAATATTACTTTGCCCGCAGTTGGAAGTGCTTGTTATTTTAAGTATGGTAGTTTTTACTATGGCGGAATCTTTCAAAGATGGACCTACCAAGAAAGCGTAAGCGGCGGAAGAACTTACGATGTTATATTAGAGTCTCCATCTAAGTTGATGGATGGCGTTCAGATTATCGTAGGCGAGTTTAACGGTATGAGCGATCTGTTCCACCCTCTAGAAACTCCCACAACTAATGCCGCTGGCTCTCTGGTTAATTACGACGATATAGCCAATGTATACAATATATTTGGATTTTTTGAAAATGATGTGGATGGGTTCTTTGGTAGCTCGCACTTTAATACCGCTGGACTCAAAGTGAATATGTTGTTGTACGCACTTGATAAATTAGCTTCAGCCCCTTATTATGATACGTCTTCGGCTGAGTTTGGAGACACTGGATTTGGCGGCCCTATTCAGTTTGAAGAAACTGATTTTGATTTAAATATATCTAATCTTAAAAGTATAATTGATTCCGTATGGGGAGAGGCAAAATTTGCTGGTTTTGACGGTATGGCTAATTTTTACTCGGCACCGGAGTGCTATAGATTGAAAGGCCCAACGCTCTCTATAGAAGGTCTTGTTTCTGATCTGGCTGACGCTTTGCAGTTTGATTATTACTACGATGTTAGACATAAAGATTTTGATGAGACGAACTACGAATCCCAGTACGATGACGGAGGGGGAGTGATTGAAAGTGCCGAAGTAAATATAAAGATAGTATCTAAAGCCGCTCCTCCAAATCCGGGAGCCATACAAGAATATATAACGTCTGAAAAAGATAGCGGCAATGTTATTAGTTATAGCGTAGGCCAAGAGTTTGCAGATAATGTGACTCAAAAAATGGTAGTTGGGGCAACTAGAGACAGATATCAGTTTGTGCCTATTTCTTTATGTTATCCTGTTTGGGGCAAAATGGAGAATGGAGGATTGTTGACATCTAATCTTAGAAGCGGATATTATGTACAAGGTTCTAGTGCCAGTTTATTTGGGGCTGGCCCCGACAAGCCAGACTGGAGTAGAACAATTAGGCTCACAAGAAATAACAATTTTAACTCGCCGCATTACTACGCTAGTCTGCTTGAAATCAGAATGGCTTTAGGCGGTAAAGAGTGTTGGGAAATATTCAAAACATTTGAAACTATTGCCGGTGTCGAGCCAAACGGAGAAAATAACATATTGCGATGCCCTTGGACCGCACAGTTTGACGTGGCTAATGATTTTCTTAAGTTGCTAAATAGCGGTTCAGCTAATTGTTTTGACTTCATAAATACCAATCTTCAAACAGCTTTTAAATCAACATTAAAAAGCAAAAACGAGGAGGCTGATGAGATATTTTCATTAGTATCTGGCGTTGCCAATAATTTTTACTGCCAACAATTTGTCGTTCCTCTTCTTGCCGACCTTGTAAATGGTGTTCCTATTGGTAGATTGCTATACGCCCCTCCGGGAGAGTTTCAAGTATGGAAAGCTAACGAAATATCTGACTCTGCGTTTATCGAGACTAAGCTGTGCAGAGATTTGGAGTTTTTTGACGGAGAAGGTAAAACTAAAGCGATGTCTGCGTTTCCGACCGGGATTGGATATGATTACAGTAATTTAGGATCTGATTATGGAATAGGACTTGGCCCAGCCGCCGGTACTATTGTATCTACAAAAGGCAGTCCGGGCAAAGATCAATTCTTTCAATTTTCAGGAAGTAATTTGCTTTATGTTCACTTCCAGACTGGTGGTCAAGTTAAATATTTTGACGCGATTACGACCCCTGACTTTGGATTGACTGTGCTCGCCAAATACTTTTTCAATCTAAATATAACTCCCGACAAATATATAACATCAGGAAAACAAAGTTTGCAGTTTGCTATTCCTCCTGATGTGGCTACTCCGAAGTTTGCTGGAATTCCAGAAGAGAATACAAGACATAGATATGGGCCTTGGCTTGGAGGCACGAGTCTACGGGGAAAAGCAGAAGTTGTTGTAGATGAATCGCTGACCCCAGAAACCTTTGGTTCTTATAATGCTCTTAAGGAGGTAGGACGCACGCAGGCTTTGATGGGAACTGCAAAAATGACAGCAATGGAAAGCGGTATGGTAGAGGTTGTTGGGGCACCACAGGGAAACATAGGAGAAAGATTTGCTTCTTCTGGGCCTTATGTGACTAATATGGATATCAGTGTTGATACTTCCGGAATTAAAACGACCTTTAAATTTAACACATGGACGCCAAACTTTGGTAAGCTTGCTAAGTATAACATAGATAGAATAGCAAGAATCAACAAGAATAGTTTTGCACAAGCAAAAAGAAACAGGGACAGAATAGAGAAAAGACCATTTCCGAAGATTAAGTTTGAAAAAACTGACTTTGCCACATTGGCGGCTAGATTTTCAAGGACAGATATAAGCGGTATCGCGTTTAGCTTAAAGGGAAACGCCGATGTTAATATTGATAACACAGGAAAGTCCGGAGGCGGCAATGCTGGCCAACCCGGATTAGATCCCGGTGGTCACGCATAGACATAAAAAGGAGGAAAAATTATGGGCACCGACATATCCGGCTCGCAAGGTTCTTTAGCAGATCAAGCTAGCACGTTTGCGTCTAACACGGGCGGAACCTGTGTTAATTCACAAGAACAAATATTTTCGCCAATACAAATAAAAAAGGTGGGATCTTCTGCTACTCCGGGCTTTGAACAGCCTTCTGGCGGCGAAGCGGAAGACGGTCCTTTTGGCTTTGGTGCTGGTCAAGTTGGTCCGGGTGCTGCGGAGCTTAATCCTTATTTCTCTAAAGTATTTGGAGATGACGGTTCTAACTGGATTAAAGAAACTGATTTTCAAATGATGGGAAATGATGGGGTATCAGTTAGGAGCGATGATGAAGGAGACTTAAATATAAGAAAGCTGAAAGATCGAGGCGAGGTAGGCACTGTTCAAGTTAACAGCTTACGCGGGCCTCTGATTCTTTCTGGTTTTGGATTTGATGTAGCAGACAGACCCGTTCCAAGCATAGGGGCCGAAGGTGAAGAGGCTCTTTCTTTTGACGAAAGAGTAGCGGGAGACAGAACTACGTGGAAAACGGGGCCAGTCAATTTACAATGGGATGACGAGAGAAAGGTATGGCAAGGTGGACCTCAGATATTATGCGGGGTTTTAGAGGGGTCGATCTCGGCACCCACGACCCCCTGCATACCTACAACTTTCATTCTTAAGGTTTTTAGATTAGATGGCTTTACAGAAGGGGGAACCCTTTCTAACTGCCTTCTTGATGAAACCATAGTTTGTCACAATAGAGATCCGAGTTTAACCCAGCCCGCTGTTGCTGGTCTGGTTTTTGTTGTTTGTGTTCGTATTAATTATGAGTGGATTCCTTTATGGGTTGGATGTCCAGACGATACAACAACAGGAAGCGGGGATGATGGAGACGATTCATTACCAAGCTGTATTTGCTAATTTTTATCGCAAATTGCGTACATATATATAACAATTCCAACGTCAAGGAGAAAAAAGATGGCAGAAATAAGGTTCCAATTACTAAAACAGGCTAACGGCACGCCTGCTATTGATACGTTTTCGGGTTCTGGTTTGGCTTTTTATGGTGCTACCGCTGGAGCATCGGTTCAAATAGGCTCATATCAAGATGTAACAACGATTGCAAACTCTGATGGCAGCACCAATTCTGATGCTACAAATAACTTAAAATACGTTACTTCCGTGTTCCCTAGTGGTCGATGTACTCTTGGAGGTGCTTTTGCCGGTAGCGATACCAATATTGGTCTTTCTGGAGTTAAGACCATGCATGGAACTTTAGGTATCGAATTTGGCCATACATCTGCTGTTAAAGCTCAAAATTGTCAACTTAGAATTTTTGATAGAAATAATGTAAATTTTCCAGCTAGTGGCGTGAACACTAAAGTTGCAGAAATTGTCAATCATAATGGCAGCACATTTAACAATCAGGGTTCTACATCTGTCACTTCAAATGCCGTAGGAAGTGGAGACGCTTTATGGTGGGGAGAGCCTTGGCCAAACGCTTTAGTTACTAATTCCTTTGTTAATAGCTCTGCTGTTACTTTTACAAATGGATACGATAACTCTTCTGTTGTCAATGGAGATTCCAGACTTGCCACTGCGGGAGTTGCTGGATCTTATGATACAGTAGGAGGAACTGGAATTATCGTCCCTCTTCTCGACTCTCCGGGCTCTGGGCAAAAAGGTCTGCAAAACAATCAAGTTGTTAGTGGAACCGGAATGGTCTGGCCTAAATGGACCCAGTATCTAAAAACTACTGGTAATCAGCAAACCTTCTTCGGATCTACTGCTCATCAGTTTGGCGACGGCTCTTCAAGTAAACAACTAAACTATGGAGGAACTGGGGTTGATACACACCATACATGGTCTGTAGCTCTTTCTGCTTCTCCCCTGTCTACAGGATCTAAGGAGAGCTACGGGCTGTATTTTTCATTAGAATATCTGTAAATTATTAACAATATTATTGTTAATTTGTTGTTGTGATTGTTGATTTTGTCGATAATATTATGGTTGACTCCGCTTATTATCACTACAGCAATCTATTGAGATATTTTTTAGATGAAAAAAACAATAACTGTAACTGTTCACAACAGAAAAAAGTTATTAGAGAATTTACTTTCTTCTCTGGTCAAAAACGATCTTGACGGTTGGGATATAATACTATCTGTTGAGCCTACTCCTTTGCTAGAAGATATGATATCTTCAATAAATAAAATATTGGATGGACTACAATACAAGATTATTGTGCCCAAAGAAAAAGAAGGAGTTAAAAACCATCCATTTAAGTTGCTTTCATATGTTTATGAAGTCCTGCTTTCTGATGTTAATATATATCTAGAAGAAGACCTAGTGGTTTCTCCAGACATTACTAAGATAGCAGATTGGTATATGACTTTAGATAGAGATTCTTACAAGGGTTATGCGGGAATTTCTCTCTTTAACTATGATTCTTTTAGTGAATACTCTAAAAAAGAGTCTCAAGAATTTGTTGTCGATACATATAACTGGTCGGCACTAGGATTTATACTTGACAAAAGAGGATGGTTTGATCAGCTAAAATTTAATTGGTACAGGAAAGACCACCATTTAAAAACTAAGGGTTGGGATTTTGCAATAAGAGCACACATAATATGGCATGGAATGAAATGGCTACAGCCTGAAGTTAGCAGGACTACTCATCTTGGAACGTGGGGCACGCACGTTAACCCTGAAGTTCAGAATCATTATAATTTTTTTGACATAAAATATTTAAAACAAGATATAGCAGAGTCTAAATATTTTGTTTCAGACTTTTCTACTGAAGAGTTTAATAACATGTGTGTAGTTGTTCCCTACAGAAACAGGGAGCATCAAGTCGAGTCCTTTGTTTCTGGTATTTCTGACCATATGAATTTTTATCATCCGGATATCAAATATGAAATACAAATTATAGAGCAATACGACGACCATGAATTTAATCGTGCCAAGCTTTTGAATATAGGTTACGATTTAAACAAACATAAGAATTGTTATTTTTGTTTCCATGATATAGATTTGATTCCAGAAGGCAGGTCTTGTGACTACTCTTTTCCGTGTACGCCAACACACCTTTCTGCGTTTTGTTCTCAATTTAATTATAAGCTTCCGTATGCTGGTATATTTGGAGGCGTCACACTTTTTGATAAGTTTCATTTTAATCTTTTAAATGGTTACTCAAATGAGTATTGGGGATGGGGAGCAGAAGATGACGACATGAAAAAAAGAATTGATTCATTAGGTATCTCATGGAAAAGAAGAGATGGAAGATTTGCGTCTATGCATCATGATAAAGCTTCAAAAAAATCTCACAGTTTGAATGTAGAAAAGTTACACTCTCGATATGATTTCAGTACTGATGGCCTGAAAAATTTAAACTATACACTTGTTGAAAGGATTGAAAATAAATCTTATGTTATAAATAGGGTTAAAACATAAATGTATAGAGTAAAAATAGTTGGCAATTATTACAAGGAGGAGCCTTATCTTAATGGGTACTTTAAAAAAATGGCCGATGAAAAAGGGGGCTGGAAAGATATACAGCTAGTAGATGAGGACGAAGATTTCTCTGTGGTTATTAATTGGGTAGATTGGGATAAAGAAAACATAGAACCCAAAAGAACTATAGTTATACAGATGGAGCCGAAATATAGCATATCTCAATTTCCCGGCATTTTTTCAAATGTCGAGGCACATAGAGACAAGATATTATTTTATCATTATAAAAATCCCGTTGAGTGGTGGATATCTCCAACCTACTCTGATCTCACACAGGGAAAAGTAAGCCTTAAAAAAACCAAAAAACTTTCTACAGTAATGTCTGGCGAGAGATGGCTGCCCGGACATAATCAGAGACTAGAGCTTCTTTGCCATATATGTGAAAATATAGAAATGGATGTCTGGGGAAGGGGTCATGCAAATGTTTGGATTCCTGAGCACTGGCCATCAGCCGGTAAAGAAATGGGGCCACTTCCATGGAGAACAAAAGATCAAGGTTTATTCCCATATAAGTACACATACTCTGCTGAAAATACTGCTGAAAAAAATTATTTCACAGAAAAGATAGTAGACGCAATATTGTCTGAATGTTTATGCTTTTACTGGGGCTGTCCTAATCTGTACGAGTTTATAGATCCTAGAGCATATATACCAATTACGGTTCATGACAAGCAGCACTCTTTGTCCTTAATTAAATCTGCGATAAAAAACAACGAGTGGGAAAGAAGGTTGCCATACATAAAGGCCGCTAAGAAAAAAATTCTAAATGAGTTGCAGTTTTTCCCAACACTTTCAACAATAATAAATAAAAAAATCAACAAAAGCAATAACAAGATAATATCATTTAGCTTGTATGGATCAGATACCTTATACACAGACGGTGCCGTTAGATGCGTCAAATATGGCAGGGATAAATATCCAGATTGGGAGTGGCGTTTTTACATAGGGGATTCTGTTCCAAGGCATGTATGCGATTCTTTAGAAGAAATGGGTTGTAATTTAATATATATGAAAGGAGAACCAGAAAATAACCTTTCTATGTTTTGGCGATTTTATGCCGCTAAAGACTCAAATATTGTAATATTTAGGGACGCTGATTCAGTAATCTTATGGAGAGAAGTTCATGCTGTTAACGAGTGGCTACAATCTAAAAAATCTTTACACTGCATGAGAGACCACTATTGGCACGACATACCAATCCTTGGGGGTATGTGGGGCATAAAGGGCGGTATTCCAAATGTAGTAGAAATGATAGCCAGCTTTAACAAGGAGGATCGCAAGGGAGTTGACCAAAAATGGTTGACTGAATTCATATGGCCGATTTACAAGGACGAGTCTTTATCTCATGTTGGCCACGAGAACGGTATCTTATATGGAGATTATGAAAAAAGAAATCCTGAAATAACATCTCGTATAAAAAATAATGAAAAAATAGATGGTGCAATCCAGTTAGATTTTCCAACTCTTAGAAAAAACAATGAACACGTAGGCCAAGTAAATCCTCCTTGTTCCCATAATACGGATTATTGAAATGAAGTTAGTTTTAGACAGATGCATTATTGCACATAACACGGGGCTAGGAGACCATATTATGATGAATGGTGCTGCTAGATATCTGTTAAATTCCTATGATCAAGTTTATGTCGTGACCTATGGGCAAAAAGTAGAACATGTAAAGTATATGTATAGAGACGATCCAAGAATACATATAGTGGCCGAGACAGATGCCGCCAGTGGCAAGCACGCACAAAGGAAAATTAGAAAAATTAGAGCCAGATATGAGAAAGAGGGTTTTGATGCAAGGATGTTTTTCTGGCCATACATGCGTGACTGGCCCGATCTGGTAGAAAGAATAGGGTTAGATGTGGAAAAAAGCTGCTGGTGTGAAGCTTTTTACAAAGCTGTTGGCGTAGACTACAAACAAAGACATGAAAGTTTTTACTTTAAAAGAGATCCGCATCGTGAGAGAGAGCTGTATAAACGTCTTGGATTGCCCAAGGAGTACGCTTTTGTAGCGAGCAAAAGAGCTAAGAAACAATCTAGAATTTATCTTAACACTAAACTTCCGATTGTTAGCCCTGACTCATTTCCCTTGAAGACTTTGGTTTTTGATTGGATGTCTGTTATAGAAAACGCTACAGAAATACACACGGTTGATACTTCTTGGTTTCATTTAATAAAATCTATGAAGCTAGATAATCCTAGATTTTTTCATAGATATGCAAGACCGGTTCCCGCGTGTGGAGAAAATTACCTTAATGATGGATATGATAATGGCTGGACAGACATTAAAGAAAAAATGGATAGTAGTAGCTAACAATACAGGCTTGGGCGATTCTATTGTCATGAATGGCTCTATCAGATATTTTGCATCGATATATGACAGGGTTTATGTAGTTTGTTGGGACTCTAGATTAAAGCATATTGAATTTATGTATAGGGATAATGATAAAATTATTCCGTTTGTAAAGCCGCACCCCAGTAGCACCAGACAGGCAAGGCTCAGGCAAGAAAGTGCTTACAAAAAAATTAGGCAGGATAACCCCGGCGTTGATATACCTCCACTAAGAAGGTGTTACTTTAATAAAGAAAGTCAATGGCTGGAGCAGGCTAAAAAATTAAATCTACCAGAATCTACAATATGGCCTAAAGTTTTTTATTCTGTCCAACAGGTTCCGTATGAAGAAAGATATAAAAGCTACTTTTTACCAAGAGATATAAAAAAAGAAAACGATCTTTTTGAAAGTCTAAAGCTGCCCAATAAATACGCTTTCGTAGTAAGGGACAGCCGTAAGTACAGCTTCGATTTTAGCCCCCCTACGGACCTTCCTGTCATAGATCCAGCAAACTACCCATGGAAAGATACCCTTATTTTTGACTGGATTAAGGTCATCAAAAACGCTTCTGAAATACACACTGTAGATACATCTTGGATGCACCTAATCAGAATGTGTAAAGTAGACGTTCCTAAGTTCTACTGGGCAGAAAGAGATTTAATTATGACTGGAGAAGGCTATCTAAATGATTCTTACGATTCTGGCTGGTCTAGAGTAAAATCTCAAGACTGCAATCATCGCGTAAAAAATAATTATTGGCTTAGATAGTCGCTGTAGGACTTTTCTTCTAATAGTCTTGAGTGTGAAGTCTTGTTTATCTCTGCTTTTATTTTAGATCTTTTATCATTGGTCATATATACCGATCTAGCCAACTCTATAAACTCTGCATCAAACTGTTTGTTCTTTTCTTTTTCCCTTATCTTGTCTTCTATGTTCCAGAGTTTTTCGTTTATGTTTTTCAAAGAAAAAAACAATTCCCAAATTCCATCTTTTTTGAATACATCCGAAGGATGTCCTACTATCTGACCAAAGGCAACCGATAAGGCTTCAAGCTCTTCAGCTATGTTTTTCATCTTATCGGGATCGTGTATCTTTTGTGCCTTGATCATTAATATAGAAACTTTGTCGGCAATTTCGCCGTTAGAAACTTCAACATTCATTTGTCTTTTGTTGTTATATAGTTTATTAAAATTAGCGGAGTATAGTATAAATTATAATCACTCTTCACTATAGACTGACAAAAATCTCCATCTTCCCCTAGCCACATATCTTCACGATACTTTAACGTCTTAAACATTTCTGCTCTGCCGCTTAAATGTCCGTGATGTATCGGCTTTTTAGATGGGGCAATAACACAAGTTCTAGGTATGTCTTTGTGTGGCTCAAAGATGTGCTTTTGTTCATTCTCCCATCTAGGATCTACTTCTAAGATACGCTCTATTTCGATGTTGCTCGTGTCATATATTTCGTCTAAATCTCCCTCGTCGAAATTAAAATTGTGAACAAGAGCGTCCACGTTTGGATTTTCGCTAAATATTTTTTTTACGATTTCACACTTTTGTGGATGTATTGGATCGTCAACGTCGCAAAAACATACTACATCTCCAGAAAAAAGTTCACCGCCTTTGTTTCTAGCTCCGCCCGGAAGCATCCTTTCGGGAAAGGTGTAAATTTTTATTCTTGGATCTAGACATCGCATAGAGCCATCCGGCATTCCGCTCGCAATAACAACTATCTCATCCGGTAGGACTGTTTGTCCCGTTGCTATTTCCTCAATCCTATCCTGTAAAAGATGCACATCTCTATAATAACAAGTAATACAAAATGAAATTTTCACTTAATTATGCCTTTAACTTGTTTGTCTGTGATACGAGAGTCTAACGAGTTGGTGTTTATGTTTACAATGTCAACGTTTTCTGGCTTAGGAGCCTCCTTATCATAAAGCTCAAAAAGCAATCCTGAAAATTCATTTCTTACTGTAGGCATATCTAAGACCGGAAAATCGTTAGACATCATTGTTGTCTCTATTTTCCCATCTTTTATATAGCTTATACCTATGATGTACTGATCTTCCGTTCCTAGTTCGTCCAGAATTTTATGCTTAATCATTACTCCGCTTTCTTAGTTTTTGGGTTCCATTTTGTCCAGCCTTTGTCTGGTAGCCAGTTTCCGTCACTATCTTTGCGTTTTGGGAAAAGAGCACCGCCCTTCTTGTTTACGCCAAACTGTAGCTTCGCACCGCAGTCCAAACATCTAATTTCATGATATTCGTTCCCGTCAACTTGACGAACGACAAATTTTAAATTCTCTGACCCACACTTGCCGCATTTTGTTTCGCAAAATACTTCTTGAAAAGATGCCAACTGAGCAAAAAGCTCTTTCTGTGTGTCGCAATCAAATTCTACAGATATTTTTCCAGATTGATATTTTACTTTCATTATTTTCTCCAATCGCTTTCATACCCTTTTATATCTTCGGGCATTTCTTTAGTTTTAGTTTGGTATTCATTCAAGAGTCCCAACATCTTAGATGCGGTCTTCTTGCTAACTTCTCCGATAGTCTTATAAGATTCAGATCCACAATTAATAAAATCCATAACATTGATGTCTAGTTGCTCACATTTGGCACCAATAAAATTGATTTGAGCGGAACTAATATTGTCCTCTTCTTTCCATTCTCCGTCCGTAGGCTTTTGTTGTACTGTCTGTCTGACGATAGAAGCAACATCCTTTTTTGCTAGTTCTTCTGCCGCTAGACATTTAATCTTTAAAGCCTTTCTTAAAGCACGACCCTCTGCCCTAGTGCTAGCCGTAGCCACGGGATGGGCACAGAATAAATCGTCTGTGTTTCCATGCCATACGTCTGCCACGTCGCCAAAGGTTCTGTATTGTCCAGAGTCCATCCAATCAATAACGATCTCAAATACAACAGTGGCTCTTCCGGGCCCATTGGGGTCTGATGCTGGAAAAACTTGAATAGGTCTACTGCTAACTATAGTACCTAGCACATCTTCAGCCACTCGACGCAATCCCGCACACGTCGGGTTTCCATCAAAAAGCTCTTTGTTATCAAACTTCTCCATTACATATTCGTTCCAATCTTGGGAACCGTATGGGGGCATTGTTGTTTCTTCTTCCTTTTTGTTTTCCTCTTTTTTTATTCCGTCCTTGATGCTTTGTGCATCAAACAAGTCCAATTCATCTGTCATTAGCTAATCTCCAATTCAATAAATCTTTTAGATTCGGATGGGAACTCTTCTTTTATGTCGCCCACCTTTTCAGAAACTAAATTCCACAACTTTCTTTCTACGCTTTTGTTCATATTTCTACATAGATATTTAACCCTTATAACACAAAACCCTTTAGAAATAAGTCTTCCGTTTTTTATACTGTCCATTTTTATTGTTTCAGCTAACTTGGATTCCCCAAATAATGGCAGAAAATGTTGAGGACCATCTACCTCTATTATAGTGTTGATCTCAGGTAAAAGCAAGTCTATTTCAAAATTTCCTTCAATTAGTCCTTTTTTGTGCATTATGACTTCATAGCCAATATCTTGAAGTTTTTGCTTTAGAAATTTTTCTTGCTTAGATCCTTCTATACAAGCTAGCCTTAAAGCTCTCCCTGCCTTCTCTTGCATTTCCCTTCTTTTTTCGGGACTCATTTTATCCCACCTATCTTTAGCGGAATCTATGAATTTTTTTCTCTGCTCATCTGGCATTTCTTTCCAAGCCTTTTCAACTCCTAAGCTAATTTTCATCTTGTCTTCTTCACTTCTTGTTGTGCCTTTTGTCGGATGTTTTGTCCTGCCGTTTTTTATGGCTAAAGACTGAGACTCAGATCGGCTCCTCAAGGGTTCTCCATTTTTCTTTAATATTCTTTCTATTTTTTTAGGATATGTATCAAGCTCTTTGGCTATTGAAATAGTGCTACTACCCTCTGTATATCTCTTTATAACATATGATTCATCTATTGATTTCATTTGTTAATCTCCTAATATTTGTAAAAGCTGATCAGCGTTCCAATCAGACACAATGCCTACCACACTTTTATTGCAGAAATTTTCTATAGCCTCTGCTTGTGATTCGCTTCTGGCTATTATTTTTAGCCTTGGGTCTCTAAGTATCGCCATGGCTTTCCTAAAGTATAAAGGTTGCTCTAGCCATTCCATGTCCCACAAATATAAGTATTTTGTGCTAGAGCTGCTAATTTTTAGTATTTTTTCTGCGTCTTTGATTGTTGTGGCTATCGCTATACCGTTGTAATTAGATAGATATGTAACGCTTTTACACGCAAAATTAGTTGGGACCGGAGGTATAGATGGCCTTTCAAAGAATACGCACGCCGATAGATCTGTGTTTGTTAAATACTTATTAAACTCTTTAATAAGGTAAAAAGACTTTTGAGACACAGAAAGATCTTTCACTATGGCTGATATATTTTTCATTGTTGGCCTTTGTAGTTGTTTAAATAATGATTCAAGTCTTCAGGGGTTCCTAGACCCCACATTTTTTCTATATTGAACGTTTTTATTTTTTTACCATCTTCTATAGCCTGATTAAACACGGGACAGACGTAAAATTCGTTATTGACCCTTATATCCTTATCTATCATTTGTTCGGCGTACTTGACATAATCGCTACCTTTAGACCAGTAGTAGATTCCCACCGTCGCTATATCGCTGATCGGATTTTTCTCTGCGACCTCACAAACAAAGCCTTTAGCATCCAGTCTTGCATAACTCCACTTTGGATGTGTAGATTTAAATGTGGCCATTCCAGCGTCAATAGTGTCTCCTATCATAGAATACATAAATTGATTAGAGTCCCATTCCACAAACTGGTCTGAGTTAGCCATCAGCAGGGGTTCGTCGTTGTTAATTAAATCTTTAGCCAAGAGCGTTGTGCAGGCCGCCCCTTCTGTTATTCCATCTACTTGTATAATTTCACAGTCAGGAGATATAGACGACAATACATTATTAAGATTATACCTATCATAATGTGATTTTTGCACAATAAAAATATGTTTAGCGTCAATATTTAAGTTATCAACTACGGCCTGTATCATCGGCTTCCCATCCACGTCAATCAGAGGCTTGGGAAAAGTATATCCAGCTTTTTCGAATCTCGATCCCGCCCCCGCCATTGGTATTAAGATATTCATTTTACCTCCCTGCCACTTTGGTCTTACTTGTTTTGTTTTGCTTTCCGCTTCAGATATGGAGTCTTCTATATTCCGAAGCGTTACGTCCATGGTATTCCTAACGGGACACAAAAATGCACCAGACTCAATTGCGGCTTTTCTGCCTATATGAGAGTCTTCAACCACTAGTGTCTCTTTAGGACAAACGCCAGCAGCTACCATGCTACGAAGGTATATTTCTGGACTTGGCTTTGGGCTTTTAACGTCTTCGTTCGAGAATATTTCGTCTACAAACTCAATAAGACCTCTTCTAATCAGCATCATTTTTATCGTATTCTTAACTGAGTTCGAACACACATGTATGATATACCCCTTTGATTTTAGAGTCTTTAAGACTTGTATCATATCATGATCTGGCTTCATGTTATTGATTATATCTATTGTTTTGGACTGTTTCTTTTTCCAGATTAGATCATGTTTTTGCGGGTCGAGACCTTTTCTCTCAGTCAACATCTTTAGTTTTTTATTAGTAGGAAGTCCGTCATAAGTTGATAGATGTTCTTCTCTAGGTATTTCATAAGAAGAATCTATATCTCTTAGTGCAAGATTGAATGCCATGTAATGAAGATCTCTAGCGTCTACTAGCACGCCATCTAGATCGAAGGCAATTAATTTTATCATATTTGTATATGCTTTCTTATGGCGTTGTGATAATAGTTAAAGCAGTGGTCCGGGGAGTGTCGCTGTTCAAAAGCCTGAAAAGATTCTTCTCCTAGATTTTTCCACCTATCGTTTTCAAGTGTGTAAAGTATTTTTTGTTCTAGATCCGAAAAGTTATCTTCTATTGTTTCGTACTCCGTGAAGGGCATGTATCCTTCTGACGTAGATTTCATTCTTAGTTTTGGCATAATTATCGCCGCTTTAGTGCTTGCTATTTCCCATATTCGAATCGAGTCTCTAGAGTTGCCAAAGTAATGTAGTCCTATCTTACACTGGTTAATCGCTTTTCTGTATTCTTCTGGAGTTCTATCGCCGCTGCCGGTTACTTTTATATCCCACTTTAGATGTTTGAGAGAGCCTTGAGATAGCTCCAATATCTTTTCGGTAAACGGTCTACGTATCTCATTAGTCATACATCCATAAAACATTACATCATTAATTTGTTCGTATGAATCATCATAGACAGACGGTATGGGAAAATGAAATGGTTCTATAGGTATATTGTCTGGATTCTGAGTTCCGTCAAACAGTTCTCTTTGCATAATTAGATCTGGAGTTCTATTGGTCCATGGTTGTATTTGCTCATGATCCGTGGTGTCATGCTGTATAAGAAAACAGTCTTGAAAATAATTGTCTAACCAATAGTTTATTGTTGCCACAGGCCCATCGCAATGTAGGTATACAACTACAACTTTATACTTATCTTTAGGCTCCCAATGATTTATGCTTATTTCGTCTACGATATCGCAGTCATATCCGGCGTCTATAAACGAATTAAAATATAGGGTAGAATTAGGAACCCAAGAATAATTAAAAAACAAAAAATCTTTCATCTTCCACCTTTATCTGGTTAAGCATTTCGTTGTATTTTTCTTCACTAATGTAAATATCTTCATTGGTTTTGTGAGCCCATTTGCCAGCGTTGAGCCCTTGGCTATTTATTATCTTAAAGTTTTCAACGGTAACTCCCCAGAATACGTTTTGATGGTCTTCTAAAGAATGTGGATAAAAACGCATAAAAGAATTTTTATTAAAGCAACATATAAACCACAACTGTTCTAAGCAACACCCGCTATGTCTAGCTTCTATTATTTCTTCCTGCACATCCGTAAACTTTTCTAAATCCGCTTTGTATCCACATTGAAACCAATCGCACATTCTAAAGAACATAGTTCTTGCATAGCCATGAACAGCATCGTCACACACGGATCTAGCTCTAGATACAGATGGATCTATACTCATGATGCTTCCCACCACAAGAGGGGCTGAAAACACTTTATAAGAAGACTGGCTTTTGTTGATCTGCACCTTGTCGAACAAGTTTTCTTTTGCTCTAGCGTAATTTATATCTGTTCTGGTTAGTAAGACTTTTTCGCCTGCGGCTTTGTCCACTCCGGCTTTTGCGGCAACGACTTGTCTGCTGGCAAATCTTAGCGATGGATTGCCAATATCTATATCCTCGCCCGGATCTTCTGATCTAACAATATGATCTATCATAGATGATGTGTTGTTGTCCACTTCCACATCTTTCCAAGTAGATAAAATTATTTCCCCAGAGTGCCAACTTCTGACTTGCTTTAGGTTGTCATAAAATGTTTCGTGAGGAATTCCTCTGTATACTATACTATTCAAATTAAATCCCCCAGTACTTCGGGCCGTTGCCCTTGAAATCGTTCATAGTCATCCATCCCATCTGTTGAGAGCTTAGAAACTTGGCATTATCTTGCAGCCATGATTCGCCCCACTTGTTTTTCATGTTTTTGTATAAATTCTCTAAACCGTCGATTAGCGTGTAGTCCCAAGGCACACATGACCAAAGATCTAACATATCTTTAGTATCGCCAAAAATCAAAAGATCCCCTAGTTGTTTTTTAGAAAAGTCTGTGTTAGTAGAGCAAAACACTAAGTTGTTTTTTAAGACTTCATCATGTTCTAGCCAGTCAAATCCTCTTGTTTTTAAAGTGTATTGACAATTTGCCTCTAGACACGCTTCGTAACCTTTGATACAAAAATGAGGATGTCCTTGCCCTATATCCTGTTCTCTGATCTGCTCTTCCCAATAGATACTATCCAACTGGTCTTTGATATGCTCAGGAACTTCTATGCCGTGTCCACTTAGGACGATATAAAAGTTATCGTAAAGCTGTCTATGTTTATCTATGGAATTTTGAATCCAATCCCATTTGTGCTCTTCTCTCTCTCTTACGAATATATGCGAGAGTATCAGTCCCGTTTTACTATTCTTGTTCATACATGAATCTCCACATCTTTGTGTCCATACTAAACCAATCAACAAGCATATCTGGACACTCCATAACTTTACTGTTAAGTCCTGTTTTATTGCTATATTTCTTTCCTTCAATAGACACCAGATATTCACCCAAAGTTTCTACATTGATCGGTATTGGAGTTTTTCCGTGTTTCATAAAGTAGTCATGTAAATGTTCTTCACAACAGCCATGTTCTATGCCATTATAAAACGCTTCACTTAACGCACTACCCTTAAAACCTTCAAAAGCTGAAGTATAAAACTCTTTATAAACATCTAGTATTGTTTGTGTGTCGCCTATAAAAGTGTGATCTCCCATATGTTTTTTTCGTCCGCCCCAATTAGTTCTCCAAACTATATTTGAAGACACGATAGTGTTTGTATCGTTTGAAAACTTTTTTACCATAGGAGACAGATCGCTAAAACTTTCGTCGGCTCTGGTTCGTATCATATACTTTGTTTGACATTTTGTAGCGGCTATCATTATGCCTTTTACTTGAGGAAGAAGTGTTTTGTAATGCTGAAACATACAATTCTTAACATCTTGTGAGGGAGGGGATTTGTAAGTGTAAAGTGTAACACTTTCGTCGTCGCTGATTTTGTCTCTAAATACTTCAATTGTTTCAGTATTGATATCAGACCAAGCAAAAACTAAAATATTTTTACATATTTTTTTGTAGTTTTCTATGTTGTCTAGCGACTGCTGGTGAATCGGGCCAATAATTGATATTGTTAAATTGTCTATTATGTCTTGATAGGCTTTACTTTTCATAACCAAACTCCATAAAGTCTTTTTTGTAAAACCGGTAAGTTATTTCTTTTGTTTCTTCGTCATACTCATCCATATAGTTATCAGATTTTCTTGCGACTCCATTGAGCCCGCTTACATGTTGTCTGTGTATACCAAGAGGCTCTGATTCTATACCAATTAAAGATTTTACAGTTTCAAAATCTTCATTTAGATTCTCAAATCTTCCAACAAAATCAACGCCAACACCCCCCTTATACTCTAAATAATCATATTGGGTTTTTAGATGTATGATTTTTTCAGCCATTTTATCTAGGTCTAATACAAAATCTCTAAAGTTATTGTATTCATAGAAAGGCACGTAATATGGCGGTATTGATCCATGTGTGTTTGAATTTCTAAAATTAAAAAAAGCACTAACCAGCCTATAGTAAGGATTTCTAACAAAACCAAATTTAAAGTAGTTTTCAGTTTCAGGGTTTTGGTTTATCATGTCCTTTAAGTTCATGTGATATCTAAGGGGTAGCGGATCTTTAGTATATCCAAGACTCCTACGTATTGATGTACATGCAGTTTTTGCTACAGCCACAAATATAAATCTTTTGTTGTGATTAATTATCATGATTCCACTTAATGAACTCAAGTTGCTTTCATTGCTATGCCAAGACCAAAGCCGTTAGGAGTGATCTTATCTAAAATTGGATTCCACAAACTTTCGTCGTATCCATCGTTTCTTTTTTCCCATCTCGTGTCTTTTTTCTGAAGCCATCTAAGCTGTTCAATATTCATGTGTGAATACTTATTGGCAAACCAGTCTTCAGTTGTGATAAACATAGACCGGTCCCACTCAACGAAATTATCATGCGTTTCTACTTCGACTTGTGGTTCTGCTGTATACATACAATATTCTCTACCTACGTCATGAAGTGCCACAAACTCTACAGAATTTATTATTTTTTTAGCCAAAGATAGTTGCTGTTCGCCTTTTGGCCCGTCTATAAAAACCGCTATTTTTTTATCTTTAAATTTTGTTATTAACTCTAAAATCTTTTGTGTGCCATCTGCACAATATGTTTCTTTAATATTTTTGTATGATTGTAATTTTTCTTGCAGGCCATCTGGCCAAGATATATCTATAGCATGTATTTCGGTTTCAGATCCTTCAAAATATCTTGCGAACATTTCTGTCGAGGCTCCAAAAAACACACCGGTTTCTATAATCACATCTACTGAATACAATTCACACATACAGCAGAAACAAAAGTTTTCAGCCTTTAACATACACCCATTGCGGGGGCTGACATCTCTGACGCTCTTTTCATATCTTTTATATGATGCTTCACACTGTTGAAGTAATTTATTTCTCATATCCAAATACCTCAAAGTCTTTTCTGTAAAGTTCATATACAGTATTTTTCGTTTCTGTGTCGTAGTATGTTGTATATTCCTCATGAGAAGATAATCTATCTCTACCTAAAGACCTATCTTCAATATTTATTAGTTCCTGTACTAACCTGAAGTCATCGTTCAGATGTTCAAACCTTCCAACGAAATCAACGCCCAATTCGCCGTTGAGTTCCAGATATTCGAACTGCGGCCTTAAATGAATAAAATCCCTACAAGGACTATTATGCAAGTTTAATGCAAAATCTTTAAATGTAGAATATTGATAAATCGCAGAGGCCCATGGGTGATGTTTGGAATATTTGAAATCATGATAAGCACTAACAAGTCTATCATATGGATTTCTAACAAAGCCAAATTTAAAATAATCCTTTGCTTCTGGATTTGTTTTGATTATATCTTTTAAGTGCATGTGATATATTTTAGGCTCTGGGTCTTGAGTGTATCCAAAGCTTCTGTGTATCGATGTAGACGCGGTTTTAGCGACAGCTACAAATATAAACTTGCTGTCGTGATCAACTATCATTTAGAACCTCCGACATCCTACTCATATGTCTACCGCCATCAAATGAATGGCTTCTAATCGTGTTAATAATAACCTTAATATCTTCTGTGGTGATATACTTTGAGGACATTCCAAAGAAATTGGCACAGTTGTGACGTACCGCCATTTCGGCAGTATAATCATTAAACACAAGTGCAGACCTTAAGCCGTGATGATTTGCACACATATTGACTCCCTGTCCCGTTCTACAAAAGCCTAATCCAAAATCGCATATTTGATCTCGTATGGCTTGTGCCGCCTGTGTTACAAAATCAGGATAGTCTGAGTCCTTTTGTACGTAGCACCCAAAATCGATATAATCAATTCCCATATTTTCAAGTATTAATTTTGTCGCTTCTTTTTTATCCCATCCAGAATGATCTCCGCACAAGGCTATAGGACGCTCTCCAAATGTCCAAGAAACATTTCTAACAAAAAACTCAAGCTCTCCCGGAGTTCCTAGAACGTGCATCTTGTCTACTGTTTTTATTCCCACTTTGCCGCCATCTCTAATTATAGTATTAAACATGGGACAAATGTAAAATTCGTTCTTCGTTTTTATATTAGCCGCTATCATTTCTTCTGCGTGCTTAACAAACAGCGATCCTGTCTTGTAGTAGTAAACTCCAACGGCGGCATTGGAACTAAGAACCTGCTTCTCAGCGGTCTTAATCGCATATCCTTCTTCGTTTAGCTCTACATAACTATGAGCGGGGCTGTTCGCTTTAAACGTTAACAGAAAGCCATCTAATTCTTCCGATATATCATTGGGGTTGAATTTTGGGCCAAAATATACATCTGGAGTATAGATTATTAATGGCAAATCATTATCTATCAGGTCTCTAGCCAACATACAAGTGCAGACAGAGCCTTCTGTGTCGTGGTCAACTACCACAATACTAATATCATTTCCGAATTTTTTCTTAAGTATCTTGTCGATAGAAAAGTTATTTATATGGTCAAGCCTAACTTGGAAAATTATATTACAGTCTTTTGTTTCGATTGAGTCCATGGCCCAGTCTATGACGTGCTTGTTCTTTGCCATTATTAATGGCTTGGGCATCTTATAGCCCTTGTCGGCAAATCTCTGGGCCTTTCCGGCCATTGGTATTAGTAGGTTATACTTTTTCATTTGTTTGTCTTTTCTTTAAAATGTGTGTTGTTATTTCACAACTATATTTTACGGCACTTGTTAAATTCGATTTTAAATACTCTCTAATAAACACTGCCGCGAATATATCTCCAGCACCATTTACGTGTAAATTCTTCACTGGATTGTTTTCGTACTTGCATATAACTAGATTTTTAAATATGGCTTCACAGCCATGCTCGTCATGCAACACAATAATTGTATCTAGGTCTAAGCCATTATAAAGATGCTTTCTTTCTCTAGAGTCAAATGCAAGTATGCATTTATTTAGTTTTTTTGAAAACCGCCTTCTATCTTTGCTGGTGCAAAAATCAACGCTGTTTGGCTGCAAAGTATGAGGCAGTGCTACATCATCGATATATGCCACATGAGTCCAATCAGAATTTACTACTAAATTTTTACATAGATTGTAGCTGTCTTTTGCTTTGATTGATTTTACTTCTCTTACAATCGATGTCCTTCTAGACTTTTCCTTTTCGCTTATAACTATCGCTCTTTTTTCTCCTACGGGAGAATATATTGGGGATACACTATCCAAGTCTTTTATGTTATAAATACCGCCCAAGCATTCCCTGACTTGCTTAGTCTCGTTGGTTTCTGACAAATTAAGATTATCTACATATAGCAATGTATCTAAATACTTCTTGCCGATTAAGTGTAAGTTTATATTATTATTGGTATACATACGTATAAAGTTCCTTAACTACACCTTCGCCGCCTTTGGATTCCAAGACATGTCCATTTAGGCCACAAAAATTAGACACATCTTCTGTTGCGTCACAAGGACAGAACGGATACGCTACTTCGTTCATGGCCTGTAGGTCATATATATCATCTCCAACAAAAGCCGTCTCTTGAAGTGTACAATCGTAGTTTTTACATATCTGTTCTAAATATTCGCTTTTATCGTGGCCTTTTGGGTTGTGATAATAGTCTATGTTTCTACGTTTAGACATTTGTCGGTTGACCCTTTCGTCCCCAGATAAAAAACAAACATTTACTCCCTCCATGATGAATCTTTTGATGGCAGTAAAGTCATGATCATAGAAGGACTTGTGAGTAACGTTGCCTTCCGTGTCATAAAGCTTAGTGCCGTTGGTCATAACTCCATCAATATCTAATATTAATAATTTAAACAAATTCCCATCCATTTTTATAAGTTGCAAGAACCTCAGAAGTACGAAGATTGGAATACATATATTTTTTACAATCTATACCCGCCCTCTCTATCATAAGAGCAAAACAGCTATCCATGCAGTGAATTTCTGTCGCCTGTCTTATCAGCGGAAGATAGTCGAATATAGTATCCGCAGTTACAGAGTTTCTAATCTGTTTTAAATTTGTGCTTGGATTGATTTTATAATTTCTAGACTCATCGTCGTGAACAAAGCAAAATGGCTCATCTGGAATTAGTTTGTTTATTTTTTCGCACTCTAAACCGTCTTGTGGAATCCAGTTGTAAGATTCGTTAAAGTCTATATTTATTTGCCGATAAAAATATTTATCAAAATTCACTGTGTCTCTTTGATGCCATGTTGGGTTCCTATGGCCGACGCAAAGTATTTCTTTCAAATCTCCAGAAAACACTAAATGATCTAAGTCTTCATCCGTAGAGCAGGGGATATAGGATATGTTTTTTAAATCCCTGCACATATGTGCAACTGAAGATATGTTATGCTGCTTAACAGGAATCCATATGTTTTTGTACTTAGGGGCCAGCAGGTTGATAATGCCCTGAGTTATTATATGATCGCCAAGCCCTAAATGACCGACAAAAACAATATCTTTCATTTTTTGCCTATCCTTATGGAATCAGAGTCCTCGTGGAAAGTAGAAACCTCTATGAAGTCACAAGGACGAGATGTGTTGCTTGTAAAAGTATGCACTATTCCTGTTGGCAGTGTCATGGACTCGCCTTCTTTGAGTATTTTGATTTTGCGAACCTTTTCCCAGTCGTCTTTAAGCGTGGAGTCCAAGGGTGCGTATTCCAACAATAGTTCGCCCTTTATTATGTAAAAGGTTTCTTTTTTGTTTATATGATAATGTATCGAGCACCATTTTTTGGGTAACACATGAAGATGTTTACCACAATAATCTTTATTGTTTTCAATCCAAATTTCATAGCCCCATTCTTTATTAACAAACTTCATTTTATTCTTTCAATAGTTTTTGTAGTTGAGTAGCCTTTTATTTTATCAAAAAACACAACATCTGCCCATTCAGAACCAATTACTCTTTTGTTCTTATAGTCTGAGCCTACTACAATTATGTCTGCGTGTTTCTGAACCGAATCAGAAAGTTCTTTTTCATCACTAAATACTACCACATTATCAACCCACCTAATGCTAGATAACATTTTTTTTCTGGAATTTTCATCATTTATAGGTCTGTTTTGTCCCTTTAGCTCAGAGACTCGTTTGTCTGAATCTATACCAACTGTTAAATATTCGCCTAGAGATTTAGCGTATTTAAAAAGTTCGATATGTCCCACATGCAGTATGTCAAAACATCCATTAGTCCATATCTTTTTCATAAATGCATGTCCCTTTCTTTTGTATCACTTTATTGCAGCACTCCTGTGCAAATCTTATAGATTCATCAACAGGCTCTTGGCTACATAGCTTGTAAGCAAGGGAGGCGGTGAAGACATCTCCGGCACCAGACACATCAAACGTTTGCAAAACAGCCGGAGGAGGAAATATGTTGTCCATAAACTTTACCCCCTTGCCGCCTAAAGTTATTATTATTTTTGAATTGTCGGCGAGAGATTCTATGATATCTTTGTTTCTTTCGTACTCAATCTCGTTAACTTTAACAAAGTCGTAGGCATCCAACATCTCGGTAGTCAGTTTTCTCTTTGTGTCAAGAACGGCGAGCTTGCAATTGCATGTAATTTTAATTAGATCTGAATCTTGTAAAAATCCTTTACAGTAGTCGGAAACAACCAGTAGATCATAATTCTGTTCGCATATTTCTTCAATATCTTCTTTGGATATTCTTTGTGCAGTGTCGTTAATATCTACTCTGAGCAATAGTTGATTTGTTTTACTGTCAACAAATCTAGTCTTTATAATTTCTAAATAATTATTAGACATCAGTTCCGCATCAGGACAAAACGCTAACATATTTCTATGTGTGTTTCCGGCCATCCCCGGTGCTTCCGTTCGGTCTTGTTCTGCTAAGATGGGCACCGGACCTTCAGGACAAAGCCTTTCGCACTCTCCATATACATACTGATCTATACAACTATCGCCTACTACTAATATTTTCATTTAATAAGTCCAACATAATCCGAACAAATACCGTAAGCCTTTTTTGAAATATAGTTTTGACATTCTGCGAGACTTTCGCAAACTATAACGCTTTTACTGGTGACTGGTTTATTTGGATAAGTCCAAATTATCGATTGGCTAGTTAGCGTGAAGTCATCTTCTTGATGCCAAAAATAATTAAGATCAGGGTATCCACGCAAGCCAAAAAGTGCTTTTAGATTTTTGCAGTGGAGCCAAAGATATCGTGCGTTGTCCAGTATCCAGTTAATATCGACTTCTACTTTTTTGTCGTCATGACCGATCACGAATCCAGAGTCTGTTAGGCTTATATCAATCTCCGCATCAAAGCCTTGATCTATTGCCTGTTCTATATACTCTGGCGTGTTTTCTAGATGTGTCTCTGCACCCCATCTGTTCCCTCTGTGTGCTATTAATCTCATCTAAAGCTCCGCATATTGCGGCCCTCTAACTTCTTCTCCATTTACAAAATCAAATATTTCTCCTACAAAGTTTTTATCGGCGTTTCTAGGGGTTGGAAAATCCTTTGACCAAGGTTCGTTTTGCCAAGAAACTTTGTGCATATAATCTGTAGCCGCATGTATCGTAGAGTTTCCTTCTTCTAGAGCTGAGTGAGGATAGACCGCATCTCTCAAGAAATTCATATCTGTCATTGACCAATGCTCTCTATTAGTCATATCTTCAACTGCTCCCCCTTGATAATATAGGAGAATATCTCTAAGGTTGGCATTTTCGAATTCCCTGTCTACTTTTACGCCCCACATTCCTCCAAGAATAACATATCCATGATGGGGATGATCTCTCATGATGTGCAGCCTAGTGTCTTCTTGTTCCCATTCTTGAACGGCTGCTGCTTCTCTAGCAGAAAACCTAGAATCAGAATCTCTAACAATAAACCTTTCCACATCCGGTTCATCTATTACACAGAACCTCCAGCTAGCAGCTAAAATTCCAGAGTCTGTCATGTTTCTAAGTTCTGCATTTTGAGAAAGTGTTTCTAAAACTTCCGGTGCAACGCTGTCATCGTGAAATATAATGATATCCCAATCTGGATAAAATTCATCTTTCATTTCTATGTTTCGGTGCATCCCTTCTACATATTTGGGGTTGTCTCCATATAGCGTAAATGAAATGTATTTTCTCATAGGTATTCATATTCCTTTTCAAATTTTCCGTTAACATAGTTTTGACAATCTTTATTGTATCTTTGTATATCTTCATTGTACATTATCGCTCTTTTCTCTGCCGGAAGCACACAAACTTTGACATCGATCAACGACTTAAATTTACAGCCTTGATAGTATGCACGCATCGCCATTTCGCCGTCTGCACAGTAATAGCGGTAGCCTTTATCGTATAGGCCATGTTTTCTAAATATGTCCTTTTTATAAATGCCGTAGTTCATGACAACTTCGCCTCTTCGCTCTCCGACCATTTGTGGATATGTGTAGTCGGCATTGTTGCATATGATCCATCCGTTGTCTCTCATGTGGTCGCACTTTAGCCATTGAGCATCAATCGTATCTGGAAAGTTGCCCTCTTTCCAGTTAAATAGATATGCGTCGTGTTCATCGTCTATGGAGTTAAAAACTTTCTGCCAGCCAAGACTAGTCATAATAACGTCATCATTCCACTGGCATACCAATTCACACGATGCGTTTTGTATTCCCAGATTCATATAATGGGGATAAGGGCTACGCTTTCCATATTTAATAAGTTTAATTCTTGGATGGTTTATAAAATTCTCTATAAACTCAATTGTTCCGTCTGTGCTTCCTCCATCAACCAATACAAGCTCTAATCTGCTATCCGACTCTACGGTGTTGGCAACAAGAGCTTCAAGATATTCAACCCTGTTAAGAGTTCCAGTCACAATACTAATATTATTTTGTTTTTGCATATATAGCGTCTCCCCAGCTTTTAGATTGCCATGCTATGTCTACCATTGTAAAGCCAAGAGGAGATAGAAATTCGGTAATGTCCTCTAATTGCGGACAACCTTCATATACTTCATCTCTGTTAACCTCTACCACCATTGCTTGAATATTGTTTAAGGTTTTTACACCGCCCTTCAAAACCTCTAGCTCATAACCTTGAACATCTATGTTTAAAAAGTTATAGTTCTCGTCATAATATTCGTCTAGAGTTTTAACTTCTACTTTTTGTACTTCTGGAAATGTAACTTCCGGATGTTCTTGGAGATGCACTTTAGGTTTTAACAAAGAACTAGAGGCACCAGATCCCATTTCTATGCCTCCCTCTCTGTGAGATATGTACATATCCATAGTGCCACAGGAAGACCCAAGTGCCACGTTGTGTATTTTTTCATCTAATATCATTTTTGGAAGAAGTCGATCATACAAATTTTTTTGCGGCTCAAACATTACAGTGTTTGTAAGCCCTAAGCTTCTATAGTGACCAAGTTCTTCTCCGGCAAAAGCACCAACATGAATTGCTCCAGTGATTGGAAACGCTTTATTTATTTTTGCAATACTAAATATCATTCTAATCCTTTGATAATATCAATTTCTGTGTGTGGGCATTTTATTTCACCAAAGTCAAGATTGTCAATATTTATTCTTGATCCCTGCATGTATTTTTCTAAAAGATCTTTTGATGTATAGTCGTAAACTTCGCCAGATTTATTGGCGAGATGGCTGTCTTGCACCCTGTTATTTGGACTATTGACAACAACGCTATGCGGAAAAGAAGCCATCATAGGTGGAGTAGTTGTCCAGAATCTTTGCATAATTGACTCTATTGTATTTGGGGTTTGTGTCCATCTATATCTCTCGTTCAGGTAGTTCATTTCGTCAAAAATATCTAAGATGTCTTGCTTCCTAAATATGTGACCGTCTACAGACAAAGAATACGACCAATAGGAGCCATAGGCATTTCTAGTTTTATTCCAGCATATCGTGTTTTCGTCTAATTGATACATCTCGGCGGCTACGTCTTGAAAAATATTACCTTCATGGGATCTTTGATTAATATTAGCCCCCATCCTTAATGAGAGACACATGACATCTTTATTATCTAATATGTCTTGTCTTATAGGAAGACACTTTTTATAAAAGATATCATCGTCTGTAAAAAAGCAAATATAATCATTATCCGAGCTTTGTGCCGCTAAGTATATATCTGAAAAAAGAGAATTGCTCTGCGGCCAATATTCAACCTGAGAATGCTCTGATTTTAGAATTTCATATGACTCTACAAACTCAGAAGAGTTATTATAAATGACTAAGTTTTCAGAATCAGGAAAATTTTTATTTAGACTTTTTAAACATAGATCTAGCTGTAGAGGTCTATCTTTACTGAATATAATCGAAGTAATCATTGAATTTATACTGTTCCTTGTTATTGTAGTACCAACTTACGGTATTTTTTAATCCTTCATGAAGGCTTGTCTTTGCAGTAAATCCAAGTTCTTCAGTTGCTTTTTTAGTGTCTAAACATCTTCTTGGCTGGCCATCGGGAAGATCAGAATTAAATTTTATGTCCCCTGCATACCCCATGAGTTTTGCAAGTCTGGTAATTAAATCTTTTATTTTGATTTCTTTTCCTGTTCCTATGTTTATGGGGCTTGGATCAACTTCCGCCTCTATAGACTTGGTAATCGCCTCCGCACAATCGTCAACATACAAAAATTCTCTACTAGCTTCTCCCGTTCCCCATAGCTCTATTTCTTTTTTGCCCACATGCATAGCTCTATCTATTTTTAAAATCAAGGCCGGTATGACATGGCTTATTTCTGGATTGAAGTTATCGTTAGGTCCATACATATTTACTGGTATTAAATTAACAGCATTGAAATTGTATTGCGACTTATAGGCTATCAGTAGTTCCATAAGAGCCTTTTTAGCAATACCATAAGGTGCATTAGTTTCTTCGGGGTAGCCGTTCCAAAGATCCGACTCTTTAAATGGAACTGGGGTAAATTTTGGATAAGCACATACGGTTCCAACCATGACAAACTTTTTTAACTTGCCATATTTTCTACAGGATTCTATCAGATTCATACCCATACACAAATTATCATACATAAATAGGCCGGGATTTTCTTTATTTGCACCTATGCCTCCTACCGTAGCGGCCAGATGAACAACAACATCGGGTTCATATTGTTGAAGGGCATAGTCTACATATTTTTGTTTTGTCAAATCCCATTCAGATTTACCATGCAAGGGCAGCACTTTATACTTATTGACGTTTCTAATGTTTTTACACACGGCTTTGCCTAAAAAACCATTAGCACCAGTGACCAAAACTTTAGTTCTCATTAATCAATTCCTTGTATTTTTCAATAATGTTATTAGACAGATCTTCATATCCAAAGGATTTTAGAAGCTTAGAAACTCTGTGAAATCCTGTGTGGTTTTGTCTTACGTATTGTTGCCCTCTTTTGCTAATAATAACACGCTCATTATGGTTTTCTAGGTAGTATTTTATTTTATCTCTAAAATCTTCTGGAGTTTTCGCTAGGACAACCCCGTCTCCAAACATCTCATAAGATTTAACATAATCAGATATACAGAATCCGCCAGAGCAGAGTATTTTAAATATTCTTTCGTTTACATCAATACCAAATTTTTGTGCATGTGGCTCACTTAAATTTGGACATATTTTAGCCGATACAAATAAATCTTTTAATTGGTCGTCATCGATCACTCCGCAGTATTGGTTTGCTGGCCAAGGACTGTTGCCAAATATTTTAACCTTGTACTTAAATGAATCAAGCATAGGAAAAAGATATTCATTTATAACTTGACCTTTATATGGCCAATACCCGCCAACAAATCCTATGTCGCACCTCAGATCTTCTTGTGGCTCCGCATCGTTATATATCGTCGTGTCCGCACACATCATAATCGACACTGGCTTAATCCCTATAGTTTCAAAATGATTGTGTGTTCTTTGGATTTCTTCATCGTTGTAATGAATGTGAACAAACTCTGGCTGTCCAGTCTCTTCTTTTAGCTTTTTTAAAATCTGCTTTTCTTGTTCAGAGCAATATAGTATATTGTATTTGGTTTTATCTACTTCTTTTTCTTGATCTCCCCAGTCTCCTGAACGGAGGCCCACTTTGAGATGCGGTCTTTCGTATATACACTTTATTAAATCGGGAGTTAGGTTGTAAGACTGTCCTAAAAACAAATCCGGTTCGAAAGCGTCGAAAACATCGAATGCAGGAACTTGTTTGCAGTCCCAAAAATAAGTCTGTATGCCGCACGCTTCAAAAGCATTTATCCAAGCTGACCTTTGGTAAAAGTGTGCATGTAGGCCATCACTAGAAATCAGTATTTTCATTTAATATCCTTTATTCTGTCTATTTCGACTATAGACATTTTTTCCGGTTCGTGACACGAAAACTTGCCACCCATGTTAATAATCATATTTATAATCTCAAAAGACAATTTCTTTTTATCATGCGTTTCATATTTGTTAAAAATATTTTTTAATATTTTATATTCTCTTCCTGTCAAAAAGGCTATCTGTGCCCATTTAGTTGGTAGGCCGTAAGACATTATTGCGGCACTACCCTCTGATATTGTTACACCTACTTCGTTGTCTTTCATTTGATTTTTGGTATCTATTATAATAAACGACTTACTGTAGTCTAGCGTTTTTAGTGTGCCTTCGTTGAAATAAAGATCTCCATGCATGAAAAGCATACTTTTTTTCAACGTGCTATTAAATGCTAGCCTCAAACTCTCTGAAGAGTTGCTAGTTTCGTGTAGTTGATTTTCTATTATACGTGTTTTGCCTTTTGTCTTTTTTATTATTTTTTTTGCGTGACAGCCAATAACACTAATTATTTCAGGGTCTTCAAAACATTGATTGACCGTTTTAATTTGATGATCAATTAGAGATTCGTTTCCTATTTTAAGTAGGCTTCTCGGTTCGTAAGATCTGATTCTGCTGCCACTTCCGGCAGAAAGAATAGCAACAGCCAGATCTCCCTTTAGAAAAGTCGGTGTTTTTTTGTTTGTTATTTTAGTTACAAATCTGGCCATTAAATACCCGCTCTTTGTCTTATGGTTTGGGCGTTTTTTTGGAATATTTCAGGAGTCATTTTTTTAGACTGGTTATTATCGTGTTGATTGGCTATAGCCAGACATTCTGGAACATGCGTGATAATGCAATGATTAGAAAGTCTAAGCCATAAATCATAGTCTTCTGTGCATCCTATGAACCCTTCGCTAGCTGGACCGTGTAACTTGCTGTCAAAAAACTCTCCGTTTGGTAGTCTGACTTTTTCTAAGTATTCTTTTTTAATTAGCGAATTGCTGTGAACAATACATCTTTGGAGTAAGGTTATTTTATCATAAGCGGTTTTGAATTCTCTTTTAGAAAAAACAGGAGATACATTTTTGTAGTCAGCGTATGCCACTCCTACTTCTTTATGTTCGACAAGTTTGGCTACTAGCTTTTCTATCTTTTCAGGGTAATATGCGTCGTCCGAGTCTAATATACCAAAAATATCTGCCCAGTGCCAAGCCGCATTTATGGCTGTATTCCTTGCGACACTTGCTCCAGAGTTTTTTATTCTAATAAAGTGATACTTATCCTTGTCGTTTTTTTCTTCAGAATATGATGTCAGTTTTTCCAAAGAGTCGTCCGAAGATCCGTCATCTACAACATATATTCTTATTGGACCTTTATAGGTTTGATTTTCAATACTCTTTACTGCGTCTATGACAAAATTTCCATAGTTGTAATTAGCACAAATAATAGCTACTTTAGGAAGCATTGAATTCCTCCCAGCTAAAAATAGTTTTTGTATTTCCTCGTTTTTCAGCGGCTTTCATTTTTTCTAAAAATGGACGGCTATCCATCATCTCGTCTTGAAAAATTTTAGACCTATTCCCTTTTAAAAATTTAAAAACAAATGTAGGGAACATGAGGCCGTTGTAGTTATCATATGGCTCAACCAACATTAATTGTTTCATGTCTATGTTTATATTTTTATGTAGTTTGCTGACAACATCTTTTGGCACAGACTCTCCGCTGGTTGTCGAATACAGCCATCCGTTTTGAGCATGAGAAAAGGCTTCATCCAAATGCTTCATATCTGTTTCTGGTTTGTTTTTTAGTTGAACAATGTGATATTTTGTAGTGGAGTTTTCGAAATATTTTAAGAATAAAGACCATATAAGTTCATTAAATTCTACTTTGTCGTTGATGACGGCGACAAAAGCTGGAGGCCCGTGTTCTATTTGTGATATTGACTGAAGGGTATGATTTAGTTCACTATTGGTTGGAGTTTCATCTCCTGTGTCTAAACGTATAAAAAATCCAATTCTAGGAACAATCTCGTCCATCACGGTTTTCTTCGTGTCCATAGACTCTTCAAAGTTTAAATCTTCTAGCCATTGATCGGGCCGGTAAGTATTGCAAAATCTTTCTAGAATAAAATATCCCTCGTCTGCCGTCTCTGACACGCCCAACTTCTCATCTCGTCCTAGCTGGCAACCGGTTTGTTTATCGTTTTCTGTCTTAGAGAAAACACAATCTTCACACTTTGTTGTTACTTTGTTCATTGAGATCTCCTAACTTTTATAACAAATCTACAACTGTTTTCATCTAAGTGTTTTGAAACAACTTGAAAAGATGGAGTTATGAGAGATTCAATATCTGAAATGGTTAAAATTGATTTTAACGAATTAGAGTCAAAAAGTTTTGAATTAATCTCTGATACAGGAATATCGCCTCTATATATATGTTTTGAAGCAAGGTAGAAATCAGGCTCAACTATGGTAAGTTCGGAGTTGATCCTCATTTTCTTTAAAATCAGGTCCATAAGAGCGGGCACTTCATCGTAAGAAAAGGAAGACAGGAAATCTTTACAGACTATTTCATTTGCCTCGCTGTCCATTACTGCGTTTGCAAAATTGCCTATGTTTCTATAATAATTATAGGCATTGTCTTCCGGGCGAACGAAACTAAGATATGCTTTCATCAACTCTCTCCGTTGTGTATGTATAATTTTCTACAGTGTCATATAAAAGATCATTCCAATTTTCAATAAATCTTTCTAGTCCAAACTTTTCTACAATAGTTTTTCTTGCTTCATCTCCCAGCTTTCTAGCTAGTTCTGGATTGTTTAAAAGCATTTCAAGAAACTGCCGTAATTCATTAGGATCATTTGACAGTAGTCCATTTTTGCCGTGTTCAATTATCTCCGGTATCATGCAGTTGTTGGTAGAAACAATAGCACAACCACAAGCCATAGCCTCCATTAGAACGGTTGGTACGGGGGAATGTATTGATGTATTGTAGAAGATGCTAGAAGATTGGTATATCTCTCTTAGATGGTTGGTGTCCTTGGCGGCTTCTGAAAATCCCGGACTATTTCCATAAACCCTTGTAGGTATCTCGTATTCAGTATTTAGACCGACTGTCGCACACCATAACCCAAATCCGCAACACCAGTCACGATTAGGCCAGTCATTAACCACAGATAAGCACCAATTTTCACGCTTCACAGAATCGTCGGGCTTCCAAAAATCAGTATCCATTCCGTGTTCAATTATTGAAGCGTCATCATCGTAGCCCCATTGCTTTCTGTTGAAGCTAGATATAAAAGAGTTCCTTTGCACCGGAACACTTTTGTAGTGCTGCATCTGCATCTCTGGGCTAATTTGCATTTTGGGATTCGGCAAAACGTGGCAATGCCTAAGTATGGGAACATTCATTTTAGTTATATCGTCTGTTTCAGACAGCAGGTTGATTGCAAGCCTGATCCGTTCACAACTAGTGTGACTTAAAACTAAATCAAAATCTACATCTATTGGTATTTCATTCACGATATGGTAGTTTTCGGGAATATCCGCGTATAGCCTCTCCCACGTTTTACCATAGTTTATAGCGTAGAAATTATGTCCTGTTTTGCATAGGTTTTCTTCGTACCTTTCATGCGTGGGAAAAGTTAATATATTAAGCTTGTCCCCTCTTTTGACTTTTCTCATTATAGATCTAACGGATCTACCAGTGGCACTAGCCGCCATTTAGAATCTCCTTTATGCCAATTCCAATATATTTGTGGTCATACTCAGCGGCTGTTTCAATACATTCTTCTTTAATTGAGGAACTTAAATCTTTATTGTTGTACCACTTTCTCATTGCTTTGCATAGCTCCAGAACATCTATCTCAGCCCATGTGCTACTTGCCGTGTCTAGGTCTGGAAGAGTCTGCATTGCTCCAAAACAAGGCTCTACTCTAGCGGGAACAGCCTCTCCGACACAGTAATCCATACCAATTGATTCTGTGTATATTGAGGGAATTCCAAGTGCCATTGCTTCAAGTGCGGGAATACAAAACGCTTCACCACGACTAGGCATAACAAAACAATCAACCTGACTGAGCACAGAAGCATAATCTACCTTTTCTAGCATTCCGGCTACTACTATTTCTTCTTTGTATTCTTTTCTAAGTTTCAACCCTCTTCTTATGTGGCCACAAAATTTTTGAACATCCTCTAGTGACGATTTAGAAGTTTTAATAAAAAGATTGACAGGCTCTCTAGGGTCAAATTCCATATGAAAAGCCTTGATTAATGCCTTCAAGTTTTTTCTCTCTATAAACTCTCCAACAAACCCAAAAGTAAAATTGTTTTGCATCTCTTGAATTTTTGCACCGTCTGTATTTTCATACTCAGACATATCTATAGAGTGTGGTATAATTTTTATCGGAACAGTTATACCGCTGGTTTTGGCGGCTTGTAAATTTTGCTCACTAGGAACCCAGATCTCATCCATCATATTTGCATAATGCTGCCAGCCGGTTGTAGCAAAATCGAAAGATTCAGTATCAAAAAATCCAATGTTTTTATATCTTGAATTGTAAGAATACAAATGCGGTAGTGTGTGTTGTACGACAACATCGCAATCGTAGTTGTCGCTTTTCTTTGAGTATTTAATTTCTAGTTCTTTAATTCTTTTAGGATATGGCTTGCTTTGCTTTTCAAAAGTTATAGCCCTTGGCACAACTTCTATACCGGCAGCGTCCATGGCTAATATGTTTCCACAACAAGCATTGGCCCATCCTGTCCCGTCTTTGTAATTTCCTATGTATAATACCTTCACTGACTTCCCCCTATCGCCTGCACTCTAGCCATCTCCCATTGATTAAGTTGATTTCTGAAGGCTGCCATTTCTTCGCACGCCTTCTCAAAGCTAAAGGGTAAAAATTGATCGTAAGACTGGATATGAGATTCATTAAAGTAAAAGTCTTCATTAGAACTTTGTACTCTATACTTGAACGTACAATCTTTAAGAACTTTAGTCCATAGGTATCCACCTATCCACTCTGGTTTATGTAGTATGTCTGTAAATATAAAATCAACCTTGTCCGCTAAATCTACAATATTTTGCGGCACAGATGAAGCTGGCTGTTTTATGTTTGCGGGAGAGAGCCAAGTTTCTTTAAGATCTCTCATAGGTACTGACTTTATATGCTCTGCCCATATGTCTGCGGTTTTGTCCCAGCTATAGTGATTTCTGGCAGTTTTATTTATTTTTTGCCCGATTTTTGGTAATGTTTGTTTTGAGTCTATCATCTTTTTAAGAACGTCTACAAACTTTCTATTGTCTGGAATCGCCCTATAGCAGCCTGTTTCAGCCTCCCTAGAATACTCTAAAGGCTTAATTCCGATGCCTCCTATGTTATCTATAACAGATTCCATGGCTGAATAATAAGTAGATATTACGGGCAGTCCAGCATATGCGGCCTCTAACTGAGGCATTCCAAAGCCTTCACTATTCGCGTATTGAACATATATGTCAAATGTATTGTATATTTTATTAAGATTTACTTCGTCTATAGGATTTTCTATACCTACTAGCTGTTGTGTAAGCTTGTTACATTTTTTACAGTAGGTAACTGAATCCTGAAAGAATTCTACCTGTAAATTTTTACACTCTTTACATTGGTATGAAAAAAGAACTCTGTTGTTAAGGCCGAATTCATCTAACAGACTCGGAGTGTCCCAGCCAATGTCTGGATAGTATTTGTGGCAATGCAGAAAGAGTTTATCATTTTTTGTTTCATCTAGCAACATCCTAAAAGATTTAAATAAATCCGGATATAACTTTCTTCGCTGGTTTCGCATCACGGTGCCAATAATTATGGAATCCGGGTCTAATCCCATCGTTTCCTTGTGCTGTGATTTATTAAGAAATGGAATAAAGTTTTTACTAGCGGCGGGAGGTGCTATTCCACAAAAATTAAGATTATCGCACTGCCCCTGTAAAACGTCTCTACCAAATTCTGAATAAGTGAATACAGCGTCAGCAGATTGAAATGTGTTTACCCACTGAGAATTTTGGGGTGCCGCATCCACTGTCGGCATTATAGCCCAATGATAAAAATCTCTAAACGGAGATCTTTGTTGATATTCAAACATCCACCAGTCACGAATATCCATAACAATATCTGGCTGAAACTTTAGACAAACATTATTAAATGTCCATTCGCCAAATGTATTGCTGGGATTACTTTTGTATATCTTAAACTCTTCTGAGTTTCCATCTGGCTTGTTTGGAAAAACTTTCCAAGGTATATCTTTTATTTCAGGATCGGAAGCAGATCCGTAGCAGGACAATTCAGCCACTTCTAATTCGTCTATTTGGTTCAGCCTGCTCAATACTTCTTTAGTGTATACTGAATATCCGGTTGTTTTCCACGAAGCCTCAGATACAAATAGCACTTTCTTTTTTCTCATCGTAAGACCAATCAGTGCAAAATTTTAAAATTTGTAACTCTAAATACAACAATGTCTTCATATCTTCTGGCTATGGATTCAACGGCCATCAGGCAGCCGTCAAAGGCGTATCTTTCTATTGCTATCGCGGCACTATCCCAAGCTTCAAAGTCCAGATAATTCACAGAGCGTTTTTTTTCACCACTTTTGTCTCTTCTGTATTCTTCTACTTCTAAAACAAATCTCACAACAGAGGTTCCGTTCTCATCGTGTAGGCGGGGAGGCTCTATTACCTTCCCTAAAAAATGACATTTGTTCAACTTTAAACCTTTCAAATTTGCGACACCTTGTTGACAATAATAGATTTTTTGTCTTTTTTAGATATCTCTCCAATTATTAGTACAGTATTTCCTTCTATCAGTAAATCTCGGTTCTCCTCATAAGCCTCTGGAAATACAGTAACAGAATCAAGGGAGCCGCTTCCATCCTCAACACACAAGAAGGCCATAGTTTGGCCGGGATTTTTCCCTCTTTTAGTTTTATATATTCTGACAGAATTTATCTGAGCAGCTAGATTTACTTTACCTGTTATCGACTCATTAGATATATCTTTGCACACGGAAGTTGATATATTTAAATCAATTCCGTCGATTTTGTTACAAGTCAAAGAACAACTCATATATTTTTCTTCTTCTGTGGATATTGTGTGAGGTGTATCGTCCAGATTATAAAATGGGTTCTCTAATGAATTTTTTATATCTACAACAGTGGGATTTCTACGGCTATTAATTTTAATGTCTGAAGACTCAAGAGTAAAGCGAATACAATCTGCTAAGTCTTTTTTATCTTTGTATATGGTTGATATGTACTCTTGCTCTCTGGCTGACAACTGTTTCCAGCTATCAAATTCGTAAAGCATTTTCGCTCTACTAACAGTATTATTAACGCCATTAAATGCTCCAACCGATATAAGAGAAATAACCGATCTTTTATTCAGGTTGCATTTGTAAATAATATTGATTAGACAGTCTAGCCAATTATATCCAGATATATCTGTAGATGTTTTAATCTTTTCTAATTTTTCGCATTCTTTGATTCCTACGTTTTTAACATGGCGTAATCCATAATAGATTACATTTTTTTCATTATCCATAGTAAAATCTGTAAAAAGATGCTGTAGTCTTGGAGGAAGGATATCTATATTTGAACGCCTAGCATCCATTATCAGTTCTTTTTTTTCAATGTCTGGCTTTGGCTTCTTATCTGCTCTACCTAGATATGTATTATAAAACTTTTTGAGTCTGTATGTTTTACAATAAGCACTCCAAAACGCATCAATAGCGTAAGAAACAGCGTGAGATTTATTGAAAGCATATCTGTTAGACTTTTCAATCCAAGAAAAAATTTCATCAGCTACATCGTCTGTCACGATGCCTTGTTTTTTTGTGCCCTGCAAGAATTTGGTCTTAACCTTCTCCATTAAGTCTGCTTTCTTTTTACCGATAGCTTTTCTTAGTGCGTCTGCTTCTTTTAGATCGAAGCCAGCTAAAACCTGTGCAATCTTCATAGACTGCTCTTGATAAACAAGAACGCCAAAAGTCTCACTGAGAATCGGTTCTAGAGAATCGTGGGGATAAGTTACCGGATCTTTGTTTTCTTTGCGATCAACATAATGATCAGCCATAGATTTGCCATCTACCTTGGCCTTTAAAACGCCCGGACGTATGAGAGAAATAAGAGCGGCTAGTTCGTTAATGCTTCTTGGCTTGGTTTTCTTGGCCCAGTGACGACCCAAGCTAGACTCAAGCTGAAAGACACCTTTAGTGTTTCCTTCGCAAATTAAGTCCCAGACGTTGCTATCTTCAAAATTATTAATATCAAACATACAACTCGCCATTAGCAAAAGCCTTTTCAAATCTTATTTTTTTAGATAAATTTCTTTGCAGCAGAAGAAACTTGATAAGTATATTAGCTGTATCTTTAACGTCCTGTAGAGCGTCGTGAGCGTTTTCTTTAGAGATTCCAAAGTAATCACGTAGGTAGTCCATACTGTATCCCTTTACGTCTTGATTGTTCTCAAACCAGCAATAAACGTGTGGCATTAAATCCATTGTAAAAATTTGATTAAAGATTTTCTGTCTGCCCCTTTTTTCGTCAATTGGCCCGTACATTTTGCACATACGTTCTACGATGGGCATATCAAAGCCATTAATATTATATCCAGCAGCCACCGGTGCGGTCCACTGTGTGCCTTTAAAGTTAAACTTATCACAGAACTGGGCGAACTTTTTCCATACAGTTTTCGGTAGCGGGCCTGTGCCTATATCTTTTCTGGTCCTTCCAGTGACTTCAAGTGCCTTTTCTTCAATTGGATCAAAACCAGCCGCGACAGCTTTGTCGTCATTATTTATGCATCTTATCTTGCTTTCAAAATATCCTCCCGGTTGTACCGTGAGTTTTCTCGGATGCAGTGCCACGGCGGCTATCTGTGTGGGTTGACATCCGTGGGGGTTAGAGCCAGTCGTCTCGAAGTCAAATACTATGATATCTCGATAATTAATAGCTATCTCCTTTATTTATAGATTGTTTTGTTTTTCAATTGGATGAACTTTTCAATAGCGTCATCTAGAGTGTAAAATAAGTCATAACATCTGTGTCTGTCTGACCACACTTGGTATTTTGCCTTTGGTACGCCAAGAGGATTTTTAATATAGTTTTGCAAGTTGCAAACAGACACACCATTGCTATCAATTGAGCACCCAGCAAAAACTACAGATTTATATTCCTGCTTTCTAGCTTCAGTCATTTTTTACAATCTCCATTATTTTAGATAATAAATCGATTCCAAGAACGTCAAATTTTACGTGGCCTAAAGTTTCTAAATCTCCCATATCTAAAGATGCCACTGGATCTCCAGACTTGTCGGTAGTCATCGGGCAAACGTCTGCGAGTCTATTTTTAGAAATAATTACTCCTGCGGGATGTTTGCCTTGTGACTTATTTGTTCCTTCAATTTTTATAGCTTGTTCAAACAGATTGGCAAGAGGGCCGCTTAAACTTCCGTCGTCTTGCATTATACACCAGTTTTTCAGATTCTCAGGCTCATTTTCTAAAGTCCATTTAATAATTGATTTTTCTTCCATTAGCTCAAGCTGATCTGAGATTCTGGCTTCATCCGGTATACTTTCAGTTATAGCGTTCATTTCAGAAAAAGACACGGCCTCATTAATTCTCAAAACTTCTTTGACTGCTGCCCTGCCTTGGAGTCTGCCAAATGTAATCATTTGTGCCACATTTTCTTCGCCGTATTTTTCTTTAATATAATCTATAACATCGTCTCTGTATTCTGCTGGAACATCCATATCGATATCAGGGAGAGAAACATGATCCTCTGTATTTCTTCCCTCATTGTAAAATCTTTCGAAAATCAAACCATATTCAATTGGATCTACCTCAGTAATCCCCATCAAATATGAGACTAGACAGCCAGCGGCAGATCCTCTTCCGGGTCCGGCAAGCCATCCTTTTCTCTTAACAAAATTAATAATATCTTGAACGATTAAAAAATATCCAGAAAGCTCCGCCTTAATTATAACTTTAAGTTCGCTTTTAACTCGTTCGGCGTATTCGTTTTTAATTTCTTCTTTATCTACTTTGCCGCTATCTATGAGCCTTTCCTTCCAGCCAACTCTACAAAGCTGGGTCAAATACTCGTCTTCGTCGGTCCCTTCAGGACAATCAAAAGTGGGAAGCATTGGCTTCTCTGCAACTTCATAGTCTTCACACATGTCTGCTATTTCGTTAAGCGTCTTATAATCGTTATCGCCAATATCTTCTGGGGTTGGCAGATAAAAGTTGGACTTTTGAAAAAACTCTTTATTTTGAATGTCTTCTTTTTGATTTAATAGTTTAGCAACCTTCTTCATTGTTGTCTTCATGCCAGAGCAAAGTAAAATTCTATGACAATCCGCTTCATCCTCAGTGACGTAATAAACGCTGTTTTTATCATAGTTGTATTGAAAATGATTGCTTTTGAAAAGCTTTTTAAAACCGTTCGACTTCTTAGAAACGCATAGTAGATTGCCTTTTTTTGCAACAGATTTCAAAACTTCTAGCGTCTGGTCTGAAACATATTTTATTAAATCAAACCATCCTTGTTTGTTTTTTGCGAACAATATGTAGTCATCAAAATCACATCCTATCAATGGCTTGATACCATTTTTCTTGCACTGCTGGTGAAAGTCAACGGCCCCTGAAAGCGTTCTGATATCTGCGATTCCACAGGCAGAGTATCCATATTCTTTGCATTTCTTTGCCAGTAAATGGTTTCTACAGAAGCCCTTTTGTAAACTGTAGTGAGTCTTGCAATTTAAAGGTATAAAATTATTCATTTATTTATCCGGGTGCCTCGTAATATCCAATATTGTGTCCTTGTCTGGTACATCTTTCTATTGTGCCGTCTTCTCCAAAAGCCTGTAAATGTTCTTCTACGTGCTGACACATTGATGTGTTAGTTCCGGGCCAGTTGTTTTTGTAAAAATGACAAAGCTTTGTACATTTAAAACTCTTTCTATTTCTAGATATCGGCATAGGGTATTCATTTCTTTGAATTTGTTTGAATCTTTTTTCAAGCATTTTAAGAAATTTAGTTTGATCCGATTCATCAAAGCACATACTAAAAGGACCACCGTCTCTAATAAAATAAATAGACATGATCGCTTGTGCGTAGTTAGGATATAGTTTTGATATAGCGTAGTTATACAACAACAACTGAGGATCTTCAAGTAATTTATCATAAGTTTTTTCTTCGCCTGTTGCCCAGTTCAATCTTCTCCCGGTTTTCCAATCTATCACCTCTATCGTATCATCTGCCACCTTGGTAACAAGATCGATAGTGCCTTTAATGGCTAGCTGTCCTTCTACTGTTTCTCCGTCTGGCATCTTATATTTGAATTTCGCCCACGGCTCTTCAATAGGAATATCAAACTGCGGCTCTGCGTCTACTACGTCTCTTTTTCTAGGGTCAAACTGTCCATCGTTGTACTCTAGGGCGGTATCTACAGAAAGTCTACAAAATTTTATATCGGCCCCAGTATATTTGTGGGTACAGTTTTCGGTGTAATATTCGTAACTTCGGTCTAAAATTTTTGAAACAAACTTTTTTGTAAAAAGACTACGCGGAGTAAAATTAACTTTTCCTATGGCGTCATCTTTTATGTATAAGCTTTTTTTATCCGGATTGTCTTGTAGCTTTTTTTTACATGACGCTAATACCTCCATTACCTTATGGACTATGGTTCCCAACTGAGCCTTTTTTCCAGACGTGGACCTGTGTCCCAGTACATACGTTATAAAATATTGCATTTGGCAATAGTCATAATTATTGTAAGAGGAGCTTCTGATATATGTTACGATCATTAAGCGTCTTTCTTGATAGTGTGAATCCCGCCAACTAGTTCGGGTTTTTGGGCTGGTTCTGATTGACTGAGTTGTTCTGCCAAGCGTTGTTTAATTTCTTGTTTTGCTATTTCTTTTCCTAGCCATCCCCACTCATCTAAAACTCCTATTACCCTTTTAACTGTTTCGGCAATGGTTAGATTTTGATTGTCGATAACTGCGTCATAATCATCCCATTCCTCTAGGGCCGATTCGCTGCTATGTGGGTCTTTGTGGTCTGATCTAGTTAGTCGTATAACCTTGCCCCCGGCCTTTTGCACAGCTTCCGCTTCGTTAGGAAATCTACAGTCGTCTATTATAGCAAGAAGTGGATCTTCATTGTTAATATCTTTAATGCATCTTTCGGCCCATACATCGCTGTATATAGATCTACATATGTCAGTTCCAAAATACTGTAAGAACTCTCTTGCCGTCAATCTTTTTCTCTTGTTTTTTTTACTCGCGTTGGCTCCCGGCAAATCTCCCCACCTAATATTTGTTGTGGTATTTTTTTGCTTGTCTGTGCCGTGGCACTGTTCTTCGGTTAGGCCGAAAAGTCCAGTTGCAATCTCTTTCAAAGGAGACGAAAACGAATAACTTTTAACGAATGGCCACATACTATAAATGGCCCATTCAGCAAAAGAAAGATCTTTCCTGTTTACATCCAGCATCGCGTCTGCTTTTTCTTCTTGTCCATTTTCATTTAATATATGTGTGGTAACGATTAACTGTCCATCTTCAGTAATTTTGAAGTTTTCAATTATCGCGTGGCACCTCAATTGATATCCATGGAGAAAGTTCGAACATGTTGTTTTGCCTGATTGTTTATTTCCGGCAATTGCCAGTATTCTGCTCTTCATTAAAAAATTCCTTTCAACTGAGGATAAAGTTCTTCTTTTATTTGTTCTATTGTCATGTCGCCAACATCCTTTTTAGATATAGAGGGGCGATAGTAATTAAATCTTCTTCCGCATATTTTAATTATTTGATCGTAAGCCTTGTTTCCCGCTTCGTCAGAATCTGTTAATATCACCAAGTTTAACGCTCCTGACTGCTCTAGTAGCATTAATTGATCTTCGTTTATACTAGCACCAAAAATCCCAACACAGTTTTTAATTCCGGCTTCATGCATTCTCCACACATCTCCTTGTCCTTCGACCAGCATCGCGGTGGAGGTTTCTAAAATGTGATTTTTTGCAATGTTTAGTCCGTATAATACAGATTTTTTAAATCCTTTGCTGTGCAGCCATTTAGGCTTCATTGACTCTTGTGTAGACCTGCCAACACATCCTACATAGTTATAGTCTTCATCGTATACAGGAACCACAATTCTTCCTGACATTGGTTGATTTTTAGAAAAACATTTTCCTACATCAAACAAATCTAAAACCTCTTTTGTATACCCTCTGTTGATATAGTATTCTGCTGGTATTTGAATTTTGTTTCTTATGTCGCCTCGGCTTATTTGTCCGGGCTTTCTTTCTAGTTTTCTATTGAATACTTCAATCGCTTTTAATTTTGGTTTTTTGGATTCTGAATACTCTATATCATCAATAGATTTATTCAAAAAATTAGAACAAAACGCAGCAGTCTCATTCATGGAAACGATTTTATCTCTTTTTTGAGAAAGACACCCTCTCACAAATCCGAATAAGTTATTTGCAAACTCTTCTTCACAGTGCTGTGTCCAACAAGACCAGTTTCCTTTATTTGTCATCCCGTCTGTAAAAATACAACAAGCTTCTGGATTGTCTCCACCGTGAACCGGACAAGCAAACGCATATCTATTAGGATACTCAACATAATCTATATCAAAGTAGGCCAGTATAGACGGCAGCTTGTCAAGCATCTCGTTGCATATTGCTGATATCTGATTCTGTTCCAATGTCTTCATCGGTTTCAAATCCTTCTTCTCTTGATCTTGCATTGTTGTGTATTTCGTTTCGGGTGTTTCCCTCGACGATTCTCCCATATTTACCAAACATTTTCATACTAACGTAATCGCCATCGTCCAGCCCTTCTCCATGCCTAGCCACGACGGGAACTAATTTTCTATTTCCATGATCCGCACCATCGGTAATTATCTCTTCTTCTGATTTAAGTTTAAAAATTGAAAAGCTTGTGCAAAGCCAAATCAGCCTGTCAGAACCCGAAACAACATCTGTAGATTCTTTTGTGATTCCGTCCCTGTTAAGCTGCACAAAAGATAAACAAGGAACATCGTACTTAACACAAAAGTTGTGCAGTTTAGTTATTTGAAAACCAAGCACTTGATACTCTTGCATAGAAGCATTTATACCTTCAGATCCCATCAGCTTTAAGTAATCGTATACAATGAGACAGTCTTTAGTCTGTCCATTTTCGTCAAATCCTACATGTTGATATATCCACTTTCTCATCTGGCTTAGAATGTTTTCAAAAGATTCTCCAGCGATACTAATATAGTGATATGGAATGTCTTTAAGTTTTTCTTTGGCTTCGTTTATTTTTTCTAGCTCTATAGCGTTTTCTGAAAACTTGCCGGTTGATATTTTGTTAATCTCTACACCGGATAGATTCGCCAATATTCTATGTAGATGGTCTTCTTTTGACATCTCGGTATCTAGCATTAAGACTGGTATGTCCAGTTGGCCAGAAACATGCATAGCAACCGCATCTCCGAACATGGACTTACCCACCTTTGGTCTAGCCGCCACTAGGTCCACACATTTTCTTCTTAAGCCACCGCCAATTGCTATATCAAATCTGTCAAAACCACTTGGGATTCCGGCAAAATCAGACACGTTCTCGCAAAGATGTTCCACATAGCCATCGATGTCTTCTCCAATAAGCTCTGTTTTTTTACTAGAAGACTGGTAAACATCTCCTGTTGCCTCTAGTAAAGGCTCTTCAATCTTAGCAACAAGATCCATCACATCCTCGTCTCCGGTGATAGAATCTAGATCTTTTTCACATATCTTTAAAGTCTTTTTCAGGTCTCTAGCTAATTTTAATTTGGCTATTTTGGCTGCGTGCGTGCCTACATTTTCTTTGTGTATAGGAAAGTTAAAAAGAGATCTGATAAATCCTATTTCATCTTTAGTGTTTATTTGGTCGGAAACACCAAGATCATTTGCGGCAGATAGAATAGATGAAAGCTCTACCTTTGTATTTTCTGAAATAGACCTGTATACACATTCAAATATGAGCTGATTCATAGCATCCGTGAAATGCGAAGAATCAACAAAATCTATTTCTAGATATGCGTCTAGTCCGTGTTGACACAAAGCAGAAAGAACGGCTCTTTCGGCAGCTAGGTCTTCTAATTGTCTTTTTATCTTTTTAGGCATCGGTCACAAATATAAAAGTCTCGTTTGAATTGCGGGTGAGTTTCAAAAGTTTCACCACATCTTGTACATGTTTGTTTTATCTTCTTAAACGCTGGACGCTTTCTCTCTGTTAGTTCTACTTTAGGAGTTGAATTTTGATCGTCTTTGTGTTCTGTGCCATGGTCTACGAATTTGTTTTCTCTTGGCATTTTATTAACAGGAACACCCGCCACTTCTCCATTTGTTTTCTCTTTCTTTATTTTAGAAAGAAATTCAGAGTCATCCGATCTCGAATATGTCGTAGCGTCAGGAGGAGGTGAGTCTCCATACTGGGCCTCTGGAGCTTTTGGCCCTTTGTCATCTTGTGAAGACATAAGCATCTCTGTGGCCAGTTTAATTAGATCTGGATCTTGGGTTTTTATAATCTCTTTCAAAAGATTCTTAACATCTTCTTTAGACATTTTATCTCCTTCTGGATAGGTTATTCAATAATTCTGCCATGCTATGAATTGTTTTGCATCTATTTTTTAAAATATTGACTCTAGCTTCAGCATGATTTTTTATTTTAAATATATCGCTTGCTAGAGGGTTTTCTTTTACTGCCGCATAATATTTTTCTTGCCACTTTGTGTACTTGTCTCCGTATTGAGGCAACGCTGTAGATATTATATACCAAATACTAGATTCTGCCCAATCTAATATTATATTTTCTTTAACCTTTTCTCCTTCGACATATTCAGCATAAGCATATAGTTCGTAAGCATAGCATATACAATCTTGGCTACTTAGCCTTTTCATATCTTCAGATCTTAAATTTAAAATACTGCTAATATTATCAGGAGGATCTATTTGGGCTAGTGTCTTTGAGTTTATCCAGCTATCTACAGCCTCAAGAAACTCATTCAATTTTTGTTCGCCACTCATCTATATCCTCGTCATAATTAAATTCTATAATGTTTATTTCGTTAATAGCACACCATTGTTTTTTGTCTCTGTCTCTAGCCTTGGCCCTGAAAAAAGAAAGTTTATCCTTGAAGAAAAATCCATTAAACTTAAAGTGCTGCTCTCCATGAACTTCTATAATCAAGTTCCTGTTAGGAATAAAAAAATCTGCACGCAAAGTTCCCTTTCTTGTGCCGTTATTCGTTCCTACTAAAGTGACCTCTTCTAAGATTCTATCATAAGGAAAGACCTGTTTCAACAAATCTCTAGCTTTAACATGAAGATTTGATCTGTTATTAGTTTTAGATTGTTTGGCAGAAGGGTTCCAACTGTACTCTCTGCCATCTAATCCAGTTATCTTCACAGCATTTCCTTTATAGACTTCTCTAGAAAGCCGATAAGCTTTGGATTGTCATTTAAGAAGTTGTATACTTTATCTTGTCCTTGAAATTTAAACGCAGCCGTAACAACATCGTCATCGTCTGTATTTAGCTCTGGTTTTATTTCTTTCGCTACATCCTTGCACATATTCATAAACGGAAGACTAAACCAAGATCCGCGAGGATCGATTAACCCTAAGTCGCATGAAAGCATTAGAAGTTCCTGAACCTTGTCAATGCCATGTCCATAGCGAATATAGCTCTGCACCTGTCCTCCCGGTGCCCCAAGAGACGAGCATATGATTTTCCAATTGACGATTTGGCCGATGCGTTCGGTCTTTGCACTGTTCGTCCAAGGTGTTACCGCAGAAACTTTTTCGCCGCCTCCCGCTATCTCCATTCTAGTGTCTGCTTGATATTGAATTTTATTGCCACCGTCTGAAAGCTTGGCTTTACCAAAACCGGCAGTATTGGCTATGTAGTGGGTAATAGCTATGACAAGCCCTTTCTGTCGTGGCAGCAATTGTCCAATCTTTTTTGTAAAGATAGACAAGATCTTGGGTAGACCGGCTCTACCGGGACTAAAATCCCCATCTAATTCTTTTTCTGGCATGAGAGAAGATATAGAATCTATAATGAGGACTGCACCCTCGTAGTCTTTATGGGTCATCATCTCGTAGGCTATTTTCAAAAATGACTCTGCTGATATAGGTTCATTTTCTGGTGCCACGACGGTCATCATGTCAGGATTTAGGTCGGGCACTTCAAAGTTCATACCTTTGAGTCGTCCTTCTACGTCTAGATATATAACTTTTCTCCCTTCTTTTTGGCAGTTTGCCGCTATTTGCATCGCGGTGGTGGTTTTGCCGCTTTTGGGATCGCCCGTGAGTGTTAGCCAACTACCTTCTCTGATGCCGCCCCCCAAAGCTAGATCTATTGCTGGACTAACTGAAATAATTTTGAAATTGCTACGTTGTTTTAATATTTCAGTGCCTGTATGAATTAGCTCAGAGTATTTATCAAAAAGCTGATCAATCGATTTAGAGTTATTTGTTTTTTTCTTTGCCATCTAGCTTCCTCAATTTTGACATTAATGAATTCGGTGCTTTGGATTTTCGCGGTTTGTATTCAAGATCTTTCTGCACTTCAATTACTTTTTTAGGCTTTGCCTTTTCTTTGTCTACTATTGTCTTTGATTTTTTTATTCCCTGCTCAACAAATTTCAAAGTTAAAACAAATTTTTTAGAACTATGCAAAAACCCTAGCGAATAAACATTTTTTCCGCCGGGGCTTTTTAGATAATGTAGAACCGCTTCCTCTCCGTATTTTTTTATTAGCTTAGAAGCTACTCTTACTTGTGTAGTGTAGTATTCATTTTTAGAGTTGTTCCAAAATTTGTATTCAAGACTGCCTTTGTTTTCTTTTTCGGCGTGTCTCATGCATACTAGTTCTGCAATATACTGAGAAGCAGTGCAATCACTACCCGTTGAGATGCTCTTGTACTTTCGGATGTTTGAGTTTTTTTGATTCATTTTTAAAAATCATATTCTTCAAATTTTGATAAGATAGCCCTCTGACAGAGCTTTTTTGTTCAAATTCATTATCTGGCCAAGTATATTTGGCAACGTTAATTTCTTCGCACGATTTATTTAGATGCAAGACAGTCAAAGTTTGGTAGGATTGTGAATGGCCGCCGTCCATTGTCTGCTCTTTAGCCAATCCTCTTAAAACACATATCCCGTCAAGACCGTCAGCATCTTCAAAAAAAACTTTATGTTCAGCACCAAACATGTAAAGCTCAACTTTTTTTGGAACAACGTCATTTTGTTCACAGTGTTCTTTTAGTCTAAACCAAGCGTTTTCATGGTCTGGCCTATCGTAGTCGCCATACACAATGGTGTTATCTGTTAATGTTATCTTCCAGCTAATCATCAAATCTCGATGACATAGCTCTTTCATATATCCATCAAAATTAGTACAAATCATTATTCTTTAATCTTATGAATGCATTTAGTGTATCGTTCTGGGCTTTGACCGCTTTTTCTTTTTCTTTTGCTTTCATCTGCGGCCATCGAAGCCGTTTCAGTCATTACAGTAACTCCTCGTTCCTCATTTTTTGCATAGAGATTAGACGCAGTTGGTCCGTCATCATTTTTTGTATTCGTAGTCACCGCAGACGGTAAAGTTTTTGCAAATTTTTCTACAACAGAGCTAGATCTAGAGATCGACTCTGCTAGTTCATCTATAGTGTTTAATTTTATATTTTTTTGAATAAACGCTTTTTCTTTTTTGGACAGCGGTCCTTTTTTAGTTTTCTTCATATCAATACTCCATTGCAAGCCTTCTGGCTTTAGTAAAATATAATCTGTTTTTGCACTTTAAATATTTTGTATAATTATCAAATGCTTTTTTTGAAACCTTCTTAAACTTCAACGACGCTAGCTTTTTGTTGGTATATCCAAAGTCTATCTCATAAGGGTCGATTATTTCTCCTCTTCCCATTCTGATAAAGCACTGTACTGAAGTATTATCATATCCATTGTTTACTGTGACACATTTCGCTAGAGCTTTTTTTTCTTCTGTTTGCTCCCCTTTTAGGCCAAGAAAAATAATGTCAGGTTTTTCCGGATCTGGCAAATTAAGACCTGAAATATCTTCTCTTTCTCCTCTACCCATTTAATCTCTCCAATAATTCTTTTAGTTTTTTAATACATACGGCTTCATCTTTGCCGTTTATTGCTATCTGTGCCTTTGTGGACATTCCATATTTTCTGAGTTCCTTTTCTCCCATTACATAGTTGTCTAGCGTTCCATCTGACTCCATCGCTCTAATATCTATTTTCATGGTCACTATCGCTATGTGCGGCTTTTTACTTCTTTCTACGCTTGTAGAGCTGTGCTGCCTGTCTATAATTTTAGGTCTATTAGCCATTAATCACCCTCTCTTATCCACTTCATCTTTTGTTCTGGGGTCATAGATACAATTTTTTGGTGCTGTTTTCTTTTTTCTTTTTGTTCTGTAGTTAAGCCTTTTCCATTTTTGTCTTTTGCGGTCTTTTCTTGTTTTTCATATAGGCCCATTTTTTCTGTGTTTCTGTCTGCTATTTGTCCTATTGTCGCGGACTCTCCTCTAACATAACAATGAGGAGCGTTTATAAAAACTTTTTTTAAAGTTTCTTGTCCGCAGACCGGGCATTCAAGACTGCTTGGGCCTTCCATAGACTGTCTTATTTCTGTGTAATAGGCACAAGGCTCGCACTCAAAATCATAAAGAGGCATTGTTTTCCTTTCAAATTTAAATAATGGAGCTAAGAACCAAACCCCTAGCTCCATAGTTGTATTTATTATATCAAATAAGACCTTTTATCGCACTAAAATTTAGCGAAGTCTGTCTAAAATACTAGATATTATTCCGTTGCGAACGATATCAGACTGGTCTAGTTCACATATGGCCAGCCCTCTTAGGCCGGACAATCTAGACATACAGCAGTCTAGGCCGCCAGATTCCCCGCGTAGGTCTGTTTGATCTAGGTCTCCGTTGATTACAGCCTTTGATCCAAGCCCTATTCTCGTTAAGAACATTTTTATTTGCTCGAAAGTCGCGTTTTGAGCTTCGTCTAATATCATAAAAGAGTTATGAAAGTTTCTACCTCTCATATATTCAAGAGGACAAATTTCAATAGCGTTTATTGACCTCATTGAGTTGTATGTGTCTCTGCCTAAATATAGCTTCATTTCTTCAGTTATAGGCACAAGATACGGTTGCACTTTTTCAGTTAATGTTCCGGGTAAAAAGCCAAGACCTCTACCAGATTCTACAACGGGTCTTGTGATTATTATTTTTTCTATCTTGTTTTCTAGCATGTATTCACAAGCCAGTCCAACAGCTACTGCCGTTTTACCAGATCCCGCTGGGCCGGAGCAGAATGTAACATCTGACTCAACCATTGATCTGATATATTCTTCTTGGTTTTCTGTTTTAGGTTTTAATTTTTTGCGAGAAGGTCGAATTGGAGATTTTTTGCTAGTTGTTCTTTTTTGCTTTCTAGCCATTTCATTCCTTTAATAAACTGTAGAGCCGGGGTCGATTGATAAAACGCTTGCGTTTTCTAAAACGACAAAATCGCTTCTGTCATTTTGAAAAGATAATGTCGCTTCCACATTTCCTCCTCCTGTGTCTCCTCCTGTATAACTAATGTCTGTTAAATAGTTCTTTTTTCCTAAATTCCATTGCACTCTTTTTGTTCCTCCGTCAGCTAGAGCCAATGTCGCAATAGCTATTTCTGTATCACTAAATGTGTCGTTGTCTAACTCAAAATCTTGATAGCCACCGGCTCTGTATTGTGTTCTAGCTACTCCGGTAAAAGAAGCCGTAACTTCCACGGGAAGTATTACTTGACGATATAAATTTTCCTCCGCTCGTTTGGCATCGCTGCCTGCGGATTCAGTTATCGTTTTGGCGGGATTACTAGTAAGAGCTTTAGACAGAGAGCCCCCGGACAAGTTAGAACCTCTCCATTGTCCCACGTCAAGCATGTCGCTGTAATTGATTGAAGCGGCTATCTCTATATTCTGGAGACCTAAAACCGGCAGCCCCTTGTCAGATGTTCCTAAATTAAACATTCTAGTAACTTCTGTTGGCAAAACAGAATTTGTAGTATCTATATGATCTCTTTTAAGAACTTTACCAGTAACGGCGGCACCATTATCTGGTAGTGAGAGAGTTGACCAGTTTAAACTGCTTGCATCAATCTGGTTGGCAACTCTTGTAGTAAATGTTAGCGTTTCTGTTACTGGGCCATTTACAGCAATATTATATGACATTGAGGTTAGAAGACAACATCTATAAATAGTTGCCATGAATTTATTCTTGTCTACATCGCTTCCAGAGGTTCCTCCGCCCAAAGTATCTATTCTGTCTGGTGCGTAAACTAAAACTATGTCATAGTTTCTTAGTGAGTTTTCAAAACCGGCAGATCCTATGTTGTCATCGTTTAGTATGTGGGTAGCTTCATAGCTGGTTCCGGCAGAAGTGTAGAAAGTGCCAGTATTCTCGTCGTCCGCCCTGCCGGTTTCGTATGGTATATTTCTTTCAATATTTATAGTAAATTCTTGTTTATCATACGAAGAGTGGACTCTTTGTGCTCTTCCAATGTCTAAATAGCTAGTTTTAGGAAATGAAGAATCTATTCCAACAGATTGAACACCGTCCAAAAAAATAGTTCCGCTTAGATTGCTGTCTCCTCCGGTTTGTGTGGTTTGTCTTTCTCTAAAGAAGACACCTATACAGGCGTAGAAAACTCTATCATTAGGAACAGAAAAGATCGAGGTCATACAAAGTCCTTAAAGTAAGGGAGTCCTTTCCCTTTTGGTTTTGATTTATGCAAGAAAATTGGGCCACCAACCAGCAGCGACTCCAATATAGTAAATCCCAACGACAATACCACCAACTAAAGCGGTACGTCTGACGAGCTTTCGCTCTCTTACCCAACTTGCAATTCGGCCTTTTAGAATAGGCATTTTAATCTCCTGATAAATAATACATCGGGACATTATTATGTACACATTTTAATCGCCTTCTTTGACGAAAATACCATCAACCATCCTGCCTTTTCTGTCCTTGATGTCGTTCCAAGCTGTTTCTAGGCAGTCCGTTAAAGAAATGCCGTTTCTTTCGGCTATATTTATCATAACAACCAACATGTCTCCAATGTCGTCTTTTACGTCTTTATTTTTACACACGGAGTCAGAAAGTTCACCAAGTTCTTGCATTAATTTAAGAGTTTGGTCTTTATCTGTGCTGCCTTCTATAAGATTTCTGTCTTTATGCCACTGAGTCACTAGTCTAATGTAGGTTTGAAGCGTTTCTCGTGTTGTGGTTCTACAGCAATTTGATTTTTCGCATTTTTTTTGTTTGATGAATTTTTCTCTCATGTTCATTCTAGCTATGTGGTCGTTTGTCATAATATCACGTTTCCTTTCTTCAGTCTTATTTGTTGGGGTTAGACTCCTTTATGGCGTCTTTAAATATAATATTCCCTATGATTAGTTCTAGATTTTTGATACCTAGCATAAGATATCCATCTTCAGATGGTTCTTTGCCCGTCAGCTCTTGTATTTTTTGAGAGTCCTTCTTTAGTGTTCTTAGATTTTGTTTTAATATGTTTATATTCATGGCTAATAATTCCAAGATTTTAAAGTATGTTTGAATGGTTGTCCTTCTATGTTTTTTACCAGTTCCAACATCCCAACAGCTATATCCCTAATTTCTAACTGTGCGTCTTTGTGATTTCTTAATTTTTGAAAGTTTGCAAAACTTCTCATGTTAAACATAACGTCAGCCTGAATTTGCGAGTTATATGTTTTGAAAAATCTTGCAGATTCTTTAGCTCTTTTTCTTCCAACTACCGGAGTTAGATCATCAATACATTTGTGATAAAGCTCGTTTCCTATGTTTGTGTATTGGGCAAGTATATCTACCCACCTATGCTCTCCGGTTATTGCGAGCCTTGGTATTGAAGAAGATCCGACTCTAGTTTCCCCCCAGTCTAGAGGTAGATAAAATTTGTCTTCTTTTAATTCTTTATATCTAGCTGATTCAGCATTAAGCGAAGAAACTCTATGCTTAAGTAGGTGTATATGAGTGGCAATATCAGTATCAACAAGAAAATGAACAGTACCCTTCTCGAATGGTGTTTCATGGCCGTTGCTCCATAGCATATCAATCAGTTTGGGGATTCTTGCTTTTTTATCGTCTGTTAAATCACGACTAGTGCTAGTCCAAGCACTACAAGCTATAGTCTCATCTGATCCGTAATATCCTAGCAGTTCAACTTTGTTCTTCATTTGTTTTCCTTATTGGAACATTTATATTTTGTTTGAAGTCAGATCTCATGCAGTATGCTTGACCGTCTTGCTGCCATTCAAACCCACAATTTTCGTAAAACTCAATTAAGTCCTTACTGCATGTCAAAACAATTTTATAAAGCTTTAGAGTTTCGGCTAAACATTTAGCCTCGTTAATAAGTTTAGCGGCTATGCCTCTCCTTCTGAACTCTTGCTCAACAAACACGTTTTCTATAATTCCATAGTATCCTTTTTTATTTGAAAGAACCACCATTTCTAGTTTGCCTTTTCCCTTTTCCGTGAATGTAAAAAGATTTACGCTAGTTCTTTTCATTTCCATAACGGTTCTCCACTATAAAAGTCCTGCAAAGTCCACATCTTCTAAATCGTTTCTGCTGGCTCCAATCTTGTAGCTAGTAATTTCATGCTCTTGTGGTGCAACCTGAACAGACTCACTGCTCATCCAAGGACCGGTCCAGCCAGCGATTGGATTTTTACCTACGCTTTCATATGGCAAACCGATAGCCTTTCTTCTAGACATGCAAAGCCAGTCAATGTACTGGTGTAAGACTGTCTCGTTTAGCCCTAGAATAGAACCATCCTTAAACAAATAAGATGCCCACTGCTTCTCTTCGTGTGCGGCGTTTTCAAACATTTCACAAGCTGCATCTTGGCATTGTCGGGCCACCTTCACAAAACCTTCGCTATCTTCTTTGTGTAATATTTTCAATATCTCTTGAGTGTTAGCTAGGTGTAACGCTTCATCTCTTTTGATTAGCTTTATGATGTCGGCATTTCCGGCCATCTTTTTGTTTTCTGCAAAGGCAAAGGAGCAAATAAACGACACATAAAATCTAACGGCTTCTAATATGTTAATGCTTACAATAGTCATATAGATCTGCTTTTTCAGGTCTGTCAGTTTAGTTGACTCGCAAGCCATCCCCATAAGATTATTGTAATCATCCATGGCACTCTTTGCCCTTTTCATAATCTCTTTGTCTTCGTATATCCCTCCGAATACTTCTGAGCTATCTGCATATACGTTCTGGATAATGTACGAGTAAGACTGGCTGTGAATCTTCTCAAAGAACTGCCAAGTCATCATGCAGGCTTCTAGTTCTGTATTTGTTACGTACTCTAGAAGAGTTGGAACGCCGCGACAGATGACGCTATCAAGCATCGTTTGGTATTTGAGATTGGATGTAAAGATAAACTTCTCATTGTCAGACATCTCTTTAAAATCGCCTCGGTCTTTCTTGAGTTCGATTTCTTCTGGTCTCCAAAAGTTCATCATTTGCTTACTATCAAGACCTTTAAACACAGGATACTTTATAATATCATATCGCTGAACACCCAAATCTTTTCCTAGAAAGAGGGGCTGGCTCATTGGATCTACATTTTTAGTGTTAAAAATAGTTTTCATACTGTTACCGTTTTCGCTAAGTTTCTTGGTCTGTCAGGATTTATCCCACGAAGCAACGCTACATCGCAGGAAAGATATTGCAATTCTACTAGAGTTTCCCAGAGGCCATTGTTAAGTCTTATGACTTTACCTCCACGAGACTCTATTTGTTTAACGTTGTTTTCAATTCTATCATCAATATCTCCAATAACAATAGAAATTGTATTTTCATCTATCAAAGCAATAGGGCCATGTTTGATCTCGTCTGCTGGTATGGCTTCTGCGTGCAGGTATGCAACTTCTTTTAGCTTCAGGGCCGCCTCTAAGGCTATAGGATAAAATTCTCCAGAGCCTAATATAAGAGCATTTTTATATTTGCTCACGGTTTGTGCGAGATAACTTTGCCGTTCTTCATCGTGCCAATTTAACGAAGAAGATACACTATTCAAATCCACTTCCATTCCAGCCATTGATGATAGCTGTAGAACAGTAGATGTAAATGTCTTTGTGGCCGCTACTCCAACCTCTAAGCCCACACCAATGTTTACCACTTTGCAATGGTCGCACAACTGTGACAGTGTAGATTCTTTTTTGTTTTGTAAAATATGTATTGGTAGTTTTTCATAACCGCCCGGATCAATAGAAGACTTCCAAGACTTGGGGCTGTCCAAGACTGATTTTAGTGCGTCTATAACGTCTTTGGTTTCTCCGCTCTGGCTAATAAATATTATAGTGCCTTCATGGCCCGTGAACACAAACTCTGTGGCATATACCGCAGTTGCATCATAGCCCCCTTGGGTGTTCATAAAATGTGCCGCCATCATAGCAGCATAATAACTACTGCCACAAGCGACCAGCTTTACTCTAGGATTGCCCGCTAAGATTCTAGTGTTTGTTAATTGTAAATTTTTCATAATTGACGACTGAGATAAAATCTCGTGTTTCATATGACATTCTATATGGCCTTCGATCTCTTTCTCGACTTCAACGGTTGCCCACGATTCAGGAGGGCTAAACCTGTCGTCGATCATGCAGAATGTATTTTCTGGTATGACACAAACTTTTCCCTCAAAGGCTCTTAAGTCACTAGCTATTTTTCCATCCTGATAATAAAGAGGACTAGACCCTCTATAGACGGCTAGGCCAGAAACTGAATCAACCATAGCCACAAAACTTCCTATACTATCTAGATTTTCAATTGCCTTATGTAGCTTAATACTTCTATAAAGCTCGCAAGCGATTATTTCTGTGTCTGTTTCGGTGTTATAGTCAGCTCTCTGTCTAGTTCGGTGGTACTTTTCATTTGCGACTGTGCCGTTATGAACAACATGACAACCAAGATAAGTAACAGGGTGGCAGTTTTTGATACTTACTTCGCCATGAGTGGCCCATCGTGTGTGCCCTATTCCTCTATTTCCTTCTATGAATTTTGGCATACTTTCAGACGGAGCACCAAGAGCTTTATGTTCTTCGTTCTCTATAAGCATACCGTAGCTGTCATAGCCACGGTATTCCATTTTGATCAACGCTTTAGATATAAAATCAAATGCGTTATCTTTACCAACGTATGCTGCTATACCGCACATTATATCGCACAGGCTCCTGATTCACAATTCATTTCTTTTTCTGTATCGCCATCTCCATCTGGAGTATTGGCGTAATAGAAATTTTTCAATCCGTATTTATATCCGTATATTTGATCTCTAATCAACGTGCTCAAGGGAACATTGCCATCTTCATGGTGCGAATAGTTGTAGTACAAATTAGTGCTCATACTCATGTCTACAAACTTCTGTATTACAGCGGCTGTGTCCATCATACCTTTGTTATCGGTCATTTCCCAAGCCATAGTGTAGTATTTTTTTCTCATATGATAATTTGGCACTAATTGTTTCAATATTCCGTTTTTAGCCTTCTTGTATAAAAGCAAGCTACGTACAGGCTCAATGCCGTTTGTGCTGTTCTGAATGACGCTAGAGGACTCACAAGGCATGATTGCCGACAGAGTAGAATGTCTTAGTCCATATTTTTCTATTCTCTTTCTTAAGCTCTCCCAGTCCATGTTGTAGTTTGGCTTAACCAATTCATCAACAGTCTTTTTGTACCAGTCAACCGGCAGCAATCCTCTTGCGTATTTTGTCTCGTGGAACTTAGCACATGCACCCTTTTCTTTTGCTAGATCACAACTGGCATTGAGGAGGTTCCATTGAATCTGCTCCATCGTTTCATGAACTAATTCAAGTGCTTCCTTATCTCCGTACTTTAGTTTGTTTTTAGCTAGGAAGCCAGCTAGATTAGTAATACCAATCCCTAAAGACCTTCTATTTTTAGTAAAGTTTTCTCCCGCTATAACTGGATAGTCTTGATAATCTATAACAGACTCTAAAGTTCTGACAGCCATTCGACATGCTTTTTGTATATCTTTCTCGGTTGATAATTCTAGCAAATTCAAAGCAGAAAGAATACATATTCCAATCTCGCCATTTGGATCGTCTATAGATTTAATTGGTACTGTTGGATGTATGATCTCTTGACATAAATTAGACATATAACAAGGAACATCCCAAGATCCGTGTTCATTTGCGGTGTCAATGTTCATAGAGTATATTCGTCCCGTCTCCAATCTTTCCCTCGCAAAAATCTCGGCCAACTTCCTAGCGGAAATCTTTTTTCTAAACTTAAGACTTTTAGATTCTTCGTATTTAAGATAAAGCTCTTCAAACTTTTCATTGTCTCCAAAGGCTTCATAAAGACCCTTGGCTTCGTTGGGGCTGAACAGCGTTATGTCTTCATTGGCAACAAGCCTTTCGTAAAACAACTTACAAAACTGTATAGAGTAGTCAAGCTTTCTTACTCTATTATCGTCTGTGCCCGCATTGTTTTTGAGAACCATAATATCTTCAATTTCATAATGCCAGAAAGGAACATGAACAGTGGCCGAACCGCCACGTAAGCCGTTTTGGCTTGTTGACTTTACAGCGGACTCAAAGTTTTTAAGATATGGTATGAGGCCAGTGTGGATAACCTCGCCGCCTCTGATGGGCGAATTGATTGGCCTCATTCTTCCGATGTTGAGCCCGATCCCCGCCCGCCTTGCAGTGTATTTTCCAACGGCGTGTATACTACTAAAAATACCATCCAAGTTATCATCAACATCAACAAGAACACAAGAAGCAAACTGCCGTATGTTAGTTCTAACGCCCGCCATAATCGGGGTGGGCAGATTGATTTGAAACGTGGAGTAGCAGTCATATGCGTTCTTTACTTCTGAAGTAGTTTCGAATAAACACATGGCTATACACATATAAGCAAATTGTGGTGTTTCATATATCCTGCCAGTGCTTCTGTTTTTTACCAAGTATTTATCTATCATCTGCTGTAACCCAGCATATGTAAACAAATCGTCCCGTTCGTGATTAATGTAATTGCAAAACACTTCAACATCTTCAGCGGTCCATTTTTCCAGAACCGAAGGATCGTATATTCCGTTATCAACATTTCTCTCTAGAAACAAAGCAAAGGGCGTAGCCTCGTCTCCACAGCCCCATACCTGTTTTCTCAATTGCATATTTAAAAGTCTAGCTGCAACATATTGATAGTTGGGAGTCGATGTTGATATAAGATCGTTGGCGGACTTAATAAGTATCTGATGAATTTCTGTAGTAGATATGCCATCATATAAAGATAGATTGGCGTTCATTTCGATATCTGAAAAGGACACTCCATTTATACCGTTTGTAGCCCACTCCACTACTTTATGAATCTTCTCTACGGAGAACTCTTCTTTGTCTCCGTCTCTTTTTGCGACTTGCATCGTGTCCTCTTTATGTGTTGATATATTATGAATGGCGTTTGTTACAAGTTATTATACTACTAGCAACGAGCATTTGCCAACTGAAAAACAAAAAAAACCGTTTATACATACGCACAAACGGTTTCTAAAAATGATAAAAAAAATAATTAATAATTCATATCATTCATCTTGTCTATGAGAGTGTCGAACTTGCTGTTGATCTGAGTATGAAGTGCTTTGTTGTCATTGATAACGATCTTGCACTCCGTTACATTTTCGCTAATCTCGTCAACTTTTTCTTCCACTCCTGCTACTCTTTTTTCTATAGATCTCATACGTTGGTTTAAAGAATCGTTCACACGCTGCTCCAATACTATTATTTGTTTCCCGTGAGTCACTATAGTCCACAGAACCCATCCGGTGATGGGAACTAAAAACATGCCTATGACCCCCGCTATATCGTTTGCTAGACTCCAAGCTTCGTTCATTTTGATACCCAGTATGTAATGTTAAAAATAGAAAAGAGGGCCGAATTAACGGCCCCAGAGTTTTAGGTTTACATACCTGTAATTGCTTTGTAAACGAAGAAGTCACCACCAGTGGCTTCGTCCAAGTCAACAAAGTCAACTTTCATAACAAGCGAACCCGGAACCGCTCTTGTTGGGTTAGCAGCAACGTCGCTGTTAGCCGAAACAGAGCCAGCACTTGGGTCCCACATGTTCTCATTGAGAGCGGCTGGAGCAGACGCAGTGTCCATACCGCCAGAAGCGATATTGAGCCAGTTAATTCTGGCGGCAAGAGCCGCACCAGTACGCTTGGTAGATGTCCAGCTAAAGCGGCCAGCACGAAATGCTGTGACAGTTTTAGCACCAAAGGAGTGCATGAAGCGATGAATAGCTTCTCGTGGAGAAGCACTAGTAATCAACACCTTTGTACTAGCAACACCAGAGATGGTAGTGCTTGAAGCGGCGATGGTGTAATTGCCTTCTGCCTCGTAAGCGAACGTGCCCGCAGTAAGAGGTTTGTGATTTCCGATAAGACCGTTGGCCTTATTAACCGGAATTGGCGATCTTGGAAAATCTGTTGCGTTATCTTTTAAAGCTAATGCTTTAGTGATAGCTGTGCCTGTCGAAGTGTTACCTAGAATAGTACCACCTTCGTTGGTTTGAACAAACGCACCACCGGTGGTATTCTTCAGGTAATCAGCCGTGTTGCCGGGAACTGCCATAATTAGAATCTCCTTCTAAAATTTAATAGAATGTAAAATTTTCATATTTCCAATTTTTCCAAAAAGAGATCCAGTTCCTAAATAAGATATACACAAATTTACGTTAAGAAATGCAGTTTTTTTTGCATGTTTTTATAGCCTTTTTTAAACGCCTTCTAGCCGTTTCTCTGCTATACCCATTGGCGTGTCCGATTTCTACCATGGTCATATTGTGATAAAATCTTTGATTTATTACCTCTTTTAGCTCAGGATCTAAGCCGGTTAATATATCTATGATCTCATACTTATTTCCTGTATTGAAGTCTTGTTTTTCTATATCGGAATTAGCAAACTCCATTTTTTTAGATTTTAGTCTGTTCTTAAATGCAAAAGAAAGCTGCTGATAAAGATAAGACGTAAATTTAGATCCTCTAGTTTTATCGTACTTTTGAATACATTTCCATAATGTTTGCATTTTGATGGACTCTATATCGTCAAAATCTATTGCTGTTTTATATCTGCCAGCAACTTTGTTCATGATATTTTGTATGTCAATTTTATTCCAGTGGTCTTCAAAAATTTTATCCATAATCTCCTCTTAAAATAATTCCGCCTAGTAATTGTTTAAGTTCCAATAGTTCATTCAAACCGTCTAAGTAAGCTTTATCTAGATCGTCTGAGACAACATAATCGACCTTTCCGGTAGGGGCCACTAATATGGACCAATATTTTTTAGTCTTTAGTTGTTCTTTGACCATATCTACAGTCGCTTGTGTTTGTTCGTCAGACAAAACTTCTCGTTCTGTATAGACGCATAATTGTTTTTCAATATTCATCCTAACATCTTTAATGTCGAAAAGCTTTGCAATTCCAATAAAAAATGTATATCTTCCTAAAATTCTTACAGCCTCAACTCCAGCCACTTTTGATAGATCATTTTTTACAGCATGGGTTATGTCAAAGTTAGTGTGCCCGATCCAGCAGTCCCATCTGTCAGAGGGTTTAAACAAAGAATCCATGGGATAAATGCCCACCGGAGTATGTAAAACCCTTTGTTGAAAAGATTCAACCGGAAGAAAAGAAGCTCCCTCTGGAGGGACGCCGCCCCCTGATTGCATCTCTTCTTCAAGCTCTTTTAGCATTTCTTGTTCTTCCGCTAAAGATTGATGAACCAACGCATTCCAGCTTTGCCAAGCTATTTTTTTGTGCGTAAACATATCCGCTCTCCGTTTTTATAAAGCGTCTTATATATTCATAATTCTATCAGGAGGAACGACTAGTTCATCGTTTGAATTAGTTGCCGTTTGTGTAGAAGAATAAGCTTTAATTAGATTATCGATAGCCATGAAGTCTTCCTCCGTATTATTTGATACGCATTGTGCTTTCACTTCCTCAAAAATTTGATCGGATAAATCATCTATTAAAAGTTTATAAAAAATAGAAGCTATACCAATCAAACCTTCTTGTGTTGGCTCCCAATCGCAGTTGTACATTATCTCGCCTTCGTTGTCTACAAACACGGAAAGTTTTGCCGCTATTTCTTCTTCTGAATTAATATATGCTTCTTGGCTGTCTGATGATGGCTTGTTCATAAAAATCCTCTAATTCTACATTATTAAGGCTAACGAGAGTGCCGTTTTTATTAAACCCATCTATTTGAGGTATTCTAACAAAATACAAGGCTTCACACTCTGTAGACTGGGAAACGTGTCTAAAGTCTTCTAGGGTAGGAGTGGCCCAATCCACTTCTAAACTTGAAAATTGATTATAAAGATCTTGTAGTGTTTCTTTTATCGTCTTGGTGGTCACATATCTATTAGGTAAATTTCCATCGTCATCTAAAAAAAGACGCATAAAATCGTCTGACATAGGATTCGCTAATGTATTAATCTGAGTCAGTAGTAGGGTTATTTTTACTTTCATTGTTTTTCTCAATATTTTGTTGTATCTGCTCTCTAATCGAATCTAAAATTTGCATTTGCGATTTGGCCTTACTATGGGCGGCAAGTGCTTTTTTAAATTTACTTATAGCATCAGGTTGTGTTTGGTCATTTAGTATCATATTCATCTCAAATGAAGCTAAGTCAATTTCAGATTGTACAGAGCTAATTACAGCTTTTAATATTTCCATATAAAAATCCTTATTTCAGTGCCCAAGCTAAACCATTAAAAACTTGTGCTAGTTTATTTTTTTCTTCTTGTGTTAGCTCATGATTCTCCTGACCAACTATGTCAGACATAAGCTTTTGAATACCTTCTGAATACCCAGTATACTTGCCCCTCAGAGTCTCCCCAAAAAATATCTTTGCGGCCTCAGTGTATACATCGTTTAATTGTTGGGCATCTGCTGGGTAGTCTCGAACTCTCTCTGAAAAAATTTTGTTAAAGATACAAAGATTTAACCTATCTTTAGTATCGGTAACAAGAGAGGCAATACTTAATACTTTTTCTTTTATTTCAGGAGTCGGTTCGTCTATGTTTATCTCTACAGCCGGTCTAACATCAGGAACGATATCAGGAATCCCTTCCTGAATCTGTACCCAAAATAATCCAACTACAACAACTATCACGCCTATTATAGTTCTGATTTGCACGTATTCTCCTCCGTATAAGTTTTTGGATTATTATTATCTTCCCTAACCTTTACCAGTAAGGGAAAAACTTTTTCAAGTTGATCGCAAGCATCTAAGAGATTTTTACTCTTGCAAGACTCGTAAAGACACTCCCACTCGCAAACTATGTTCGTTAGAGCGTGTGAGCTACTGTCTTTAGGTGTGTTATTAATTTTTGGCATCGGTATCCTTTTGAAAAGATCAACCACATTGGGCAATAACAAAAATAAACCGCACCCAATTAAAATCCACTGAAAAACACTTAGCTGCTTAAAAAATTCCAACATTTAAAAGTCCTCAAAGTAGTATCACTTGGTTTCTCTTACAGTATCTCCAATAACCCAAGCGACAACAATAGTGATAACGCCAACCATTTGTTCTTGATTTAGGGTGATTCCAAACAGATCGCTAGCACAAACCGCAGCTAGCCCAACGGCAGAAACCCAAAAACGTCTAGAAGTCAACAAAGATTTCCATTTACTCATAACTAAACTCTCCAAAAAAGGTTAAAAATGGGAACAACTGTTCCCGTTAAATGTTAGTCACCTGAAGAAGTTTCCAAAGATTCTTCTTCTAGGTATTACTCTATAAATAGTAGGACTCTCAAAGGAAGGTACTTCTTCCGACTTAGAATCCTCGCTATGGTAAGGACATGGCGTTACATGGCCATCTCCCTGTATTATTTTTCCAGTACCTTCGCAGATGCACTTTTCAGGATCTGGATCAGGACCGGTAGGTCCGTCGTCTGGAACGTCTGGCTTTTGATCAAACACTATACTTTCTGCTTTATCAAAAGACTCTTTTACTGTACTTATTATCTTATTGACTTCATCATTTGTCAACCCGTTTGTAGATTTAGCTGAAAAAAATATGAAGCCAATTATGACTATAATGCCTATGATGGCCTTTTGTTGTATTTTCATTAGAAAACATCTCCTATACTCCACTCTATTTTACGCGAGGGAAAGCCTTCTACATTGCTAAAAACCCAAGCACCACCACCAGAGAGCATCCCTCTAGCATCTCTTTCTCTAACCCAGAAACTTCCGTCTGGCTGATCGTGGACTTTTGGTCCAGAATTCCAGTTGCCCCAACTATTTTGTATTAAAAATAAAGTTTCGTTGTATCTTTTTCTAGTGTCGTCACAGCCAATCCATGCCATAGCATGTGACCAGCCCTTACCTTTTGCAGCTATTCCTTTTGAATCTCTACGACTTGAAAATCCATACCCAGAGCAAACCGATATAGAATATCCATTGGCCAGAGCGTCTCTTGCCTCTTCTATAGTTCTTATATTTGATATAGTTTTTATCGGATGTTTATTCGCTTCGTCTTTATAAATACTCTCAGGTATACTTAGATTAGCACCTAAAGAGGAGTTATATTTAGAAAGATCAACAGATCCGTAATCTTTTCTTATCAGCAGCCCTCCTGTCTTATTAACATATCTAGCAGCTTGGGTGCATGTCATTCCTTGTCCTCTGTGGCCTCTGGATTGATATATCGCCTCGCAAGCACCTCTTTTTCTGAATTCTTCATTTTCGCCTTTGATGTCTATTTCTACGGCTCTAGTGATATCAATCGCGTTTCTTGTGGCGTGGGACACACAATCTCCTGTGGTTTGTCTTTCATAAGGACCAAACGCAGGATCAAACTTCAACAGAGATTTAAAAGGTAAGCTTAGTTTTCCTTCTCCGTCTCCATACAGACTATAGGCCGCTGCTCCAAAAACAGGCATGGGTAATTCACCCATCAACCTAGACACATCTTCCGGATCGCACACAGAGCCAACAAAACCATCCCGATAATGGTTCAATATTTTTCTTGGCGTTTTAAAATTAGAGTCCATTTAATAACTCCTTTGCTGAGTTTTCCCAAGTAAATTTATTAGCAGTATCTATACCGGCAGTATTCTGAGTCCACCCGTCATTTTTCCTTTTGTGAAAATCCCTCATGTGTTCAATTAATTGACACTTTTGTGGCTCCAGTAAACTAGCCCATTCTCCATGTGAACCAGAAAAGAAAACTCCATCACTAGCGTTTTCAAGGCTGTCAATCTCTATTAAAAAAGAGTTGTCTTTATCGCAAAATTCAGTGTGTGCTGAGTAATTCGTAGCTATAACAGCCTTGCCGCACGCCATCATTTCTAGTAGCTCTAGATTCCAGCCTTCCGCTCTAGCGGGGAAAACGCCACAATCTGCTTGAGCCATTATACTATACACATCTTTATGGGTCTTCTGTCTTGGAATAATTCTAATCTTATCTCCAAGTGGAGAACTTTTATATAGATCTATCCATTGCTTATTCATCTCTCCAATAAACGGGTTTTCGCACATCATCCATAATTCAACATTATCTCCGGGTGAAAAAGCTCTATTAAAACACTCTAGGAGTATATCGTGGCCTTTTCTTTTTTCCCATTTTCCACAATTAAAAAAGACTGTGTTTGGACGCTTTAGTTGTTTAGGAGTAAACAAATCAATATCAACTCCTAATGGCACGACATGGACTTTATCACTTGTAAAAGAAGTTTGGTTTACTACTATATCTTTTGCCCATTTAGAGCATACGAATATGGAGTCGCAGTGCTCCATGCTTCTCTTTTCAATTTTGCTGAACTCGGTTAATTCAAATATAGGAAATCCAATATGTTTAACTTTTCCAACGTGAGAATGTAGGTCGTTTTGATGCCATATTTTAACAGAAGGGTAATTATTCTTACCTTGATTGTCAATACCCGAAGCAATAGATTCATTTGTAAATTCGGGTTGAGATATAGGATAAAGGGCTGTGGACGGATGAAGTTTATATATCTCTTTATAAATATTGTATCCAGCAACCCCATATCCTAAATTGTTTATAGGCGTAGTTAAGTTTATCAATTTATTCCTCTTTGTTACGTCTTCAATTATTAGTTAAATTACTTTATTCCACTACCATTGATGTTTTGCATTTCAATTTTAATGTTTGCGTTGTGCTCAATTATTTCTTCATTTACTCCCTTTAGTTCTTGTGCGAATTTACGCCTTTGCTCTTTCCATATCTTTTCTTGGCCCTCGCAGAGTCCGATCCTACTCTTTAGATGGTGCCTTTCGTTTATAAGCTTGTCTCTCTCGATTCTAAGCTCTATAACCTTAGTGTACTTACCGGATGGAAGCATATTCATTTTGTTACCTTTCTAGCTGTTGGCCATTTCATAGGAAATTTCCAACCCCAATGACCAGAACATTCGGCATGTTCATAATTAATGTCGCCAGCACCCGTGAAGTTAGTAATCAGGGGTTCTTCAAAACATTTTTTATTACATATATGACAGTAGCGATCTACTTTTACAAAGCTAATTAAAAGCAATATAAATAGTAGAGTCGCTATCGTCCATAGAGAATATCTTAACACAATTACCACATTCTGCAAGACCAGTATCTTGCTTTCCATTTTGGTCCCGGTGCCGTATCACACTTATGTCTAGCTCTAAAACTTTTCCTTCTGGCGGGATTGTCTCTTTTGATTTCCATATTAGGATCTCCAAATCTAACAATCACAACTGTGCCTTTTTCGTTTTTAGTGTAGACGGCAAATTTCTTAGGACCATCAGGAGTTCTAAATGGTTTATTAAGAGTTACCTTTCTTCCTTGATATTCAGCAGCTTTCCCTTTGTATACTAAAAATACTCCATCCTTCTTGTAGACTCCCTGTCTGGTGTAAGTAAGCAATTCCCCAGTCTTGGGATTTTCATAAAGGTATGCAGCTTTTGATTTTCTTGGATGGCCCTTTGGCAGAAGGTCGTTGTCTTGTTTATAGTTAGGGTTGCTAGGTCTTCCGTTTCTCAGAAGATATAGAAACGCATTAACTCTAGCAATTGCCCATCCGTGTCGGCTCATCTTTGGAGCATGGCTAGTTGAGTACGCTCCTGCACCCCTTCTATATACAGCTTTCAGTTGGCCAAGAGTTGCTTTAGATCCTTTGTCTTTAGCGTTGTGCTCCGAAACCTTGCTCTTTAACTGGTCCAATACTTTTTTGCTAAAGGTTATTTTCCCGCTGGGATTTTTAGCACTGTCTGGTTTGTTTTTCTTTGAGCCTCTCTTTTGATCTTTCTTTGGTGCGGGAGTTTTTCTTGGATCGTTCTTTTTTGGCTTGCCGTATTGTAGACCGTCTGATTCTTTCGGCGGAACGCCGTAAGCTTCTGCCTCGGATTGTGCTCTTTTAATTTGGTCTTGCGTGGGACGATCTGGATCTCCCGGTTGTGCTGGTCGGTATTTTTTGCCTTCGCGTTCTTTCTTTTTCCGTATGTTCTCCCAGAGTCCCGGTTTTGCGATTGATACGTCCCATTCCTCGGTCTGCTCGTCAAAATCTACATATTCCTCCTGCGTCGGAATATATAAGTTGTTCTCATTCACGTCTTCTGTGTATCCATATGTTTCCATGTGATAGATGAAATCAGCGGCTTCGATTGCAGAGGCACCTGCGTTGCTGAGACACACTGCTACTCTTTGTTGGTTATCGGGAAACTCTTTTTTACTATCTTTATCAGACATGCACCTAGACATGAACTGCTCTCTTGATTCTTTTTCGCCTTTTTTTGGCAGGGGCATAGCTGTTCTCCTAATATCTTATTATGTTGTTATAGTTAATTGTGCCGCTTTGGATGCACTGCTGTATTCATAAGACCTCATGTCTCTAGTTTTTGATCCAGAGTCACCACCTGAAACGGTTCCAGATACAAACATTTGAATCATAATTGCATTTCCGCTGGACCATCCAGATCTATTGACTATCTCCTGTATAATTGTTTTTATATCTGGAGAAGTTTGTTGAGAGCCATCAGTTCCGGGGTTTGACCAAGAAACAGTAGCGGTTGTGTGCAGTGAATGATTTCCATCGCTAGCTGCGGAAGGTGCCGAAACATTATCTACATCCGTACCAACTATAGTAAATCCGGTTCTGCTTCCTGCGAATATGTAAGGCTTGAAAAAAGCCTCTGATATAGTAGCCCCCTGTGCAACGGTTATATTCTGAAATCTAAAATAAGCCTTTTGCCAACTATAACCAGTTACATCATCATCATAAAGACTTCTAGTACGAGCGAATGTATCAGATGGTCGATATGAGGTGTAGGTTGTTGGACTACTCTGGCTCGCTCCTGACACGACCGTTCTTAAAAAACTACCATCATCAGCACCGGCAGCAATTGTTCTAGTTATTGTGCCGCCGCCACCGCCACCGCCGCCGCCGCCGTAGCTACCCCTGCCAGCACCTAGTAGTAAAATATCGCCCATATTATTTTCCTTTTATTATTCTAAAGCCTATTGATAATCTCGTGCAGTCAGACCAAACAGCGTGCCAAAATGGTTTCGAATAATCGGTAGAAAACATTCTGAGTTGCCAGCCAATTTGATCTATAGAATCTCTAATTATTTTATCTGTCCCTTCGTACCAGTATTTTAAACCTGATTTACCAGATTCAGATGCCCAATTAAAATAACACCTAATACCAGCACGATTTCTATTTGTGTGCCACCCCATATAACCGCCCGGAGGATAAACGCCTTCTCCGCTTCTTGTTATAGAGTCATTTTTATTTATAATTTCTTGTTCTAGCAAAAACTTTCTAGCTACATATTCCATATATTCTATATGATCTGAATATTCTCCTAGTCTATATCTGCTAGAATCTTCGTCCGCCTTATCCTTTTTACACATTTCCCATAGCGATTCAGCTCTAAATTTTTTATTGCAGTCCCAAAAGTCACTATTTAGACTAGATACATCTTTAGACATTTCTACAAACTTTGAAAACCCTTCTTCTATTATATCGCTATCTATGTGCTTGGTTGTTAAAATCATTAAAAACTACCCACATATGGAAACTTGTATTTATTATTGTGGCAAAGATCAACTCCATCTATTCTTCTCATGTCATTGACTGAACCTATACCATCAATATATCCACTTTTACCTGATAAGGTTTTTATGTAGGAGCCGCCTTCGCCTCTATAACTTCTTAGATTTTCTTTAAAATGAGCAAAGCATATTTCATTATCATCTCCAGCCATGCCTCTAAGAAAATGATTTTTTGGTATGCTTATATCTATTATTTTGTTTTTAATCACTATGTTATTGTCGTTTGTGTTTAGCGTGCCTAAGACTTCTTTTTTAGCATATATGCCGTGTGCCCTTTTTGCTTTCATGTTTATGATCTTTACTAGAGACTTTAACCGCATATCTAAAACTAATATTTCACTATTTTTTACCCCTCTATTGTGGAGCATGACATATAAAAATCCATCTGTTACATTTAAAGAATTTATGTGAAACTGTTCGTTTTCATGCGATAGCGATTCACAACTTGTAATCCAGCCTTTTATCGGATGATATAATTCTTGCTTATTTTTTTCGAGATTAATAAATAACACACAATCTTTTCTAGTCATAGTGGCAATTATTTTGCCATCGTAGTAAGTTATTTGATGTGTGTTCTCGTCTAGTATATTCTCGTGCTTTCCTATATAGTTTAATCTATTGTCAAATACCAGTAGGTTTTTTCTGCTGGCTATAAATATCTTCTCCTTGTTCCAAGTAATCCCGAAAGGTCTATGTAAAGGTCTTGAGTCGTCTGCGTTTTTATTAAACTGATCCTTTTCAGATTTTATAAATTTTGTTTTTTGTGTTTCGGTATCAAATAAAACTAAAGTTAAATCTTGATTACTAGGAGTTATTGCTAATTTCATTATTCTGTAATAACGGGGGACAATTCGGGAACCTTGGAGCCGTTAGAAACAGGAACGGGAACAGGTTTAACAACAACAGGAACATATCTCACATATTCCCAAGCTATAAATCCCGCCAGACAAATACAAGTCGCTACTGAAAACCCCAACCAAAAATCTTTCATGTTCGTCTCCCTAATTAAATAACTATCCAATTTTGCAATGGATATTTTTGACCTCTGGCACTACTGCCCATCTTAAAATAAACTTCGCCATCCGAAAGTATCCCAGCCGTATAAGAAAGTCCGCTCTTACTTTGAAAAAAAACCTTTGCAGTAACCATATCATTAAAGGCTTCCTTAAGGCACGCATTTAACTTCCAAGTCGTTCTAGACTTTATTTCTTCCGGCCATCCGTCCATTATACTTTGAAATTCAGACATGTCTCCTTCGGAATGTATCGTGATCTTGTAGTGATCCGGATATCTATCGGCAAGCCATGGTATTCTTCCGTTATACCATTTGTTTTTCATATGTCTAGCTTTTCTATCGCCGCCTCTATGTGGCTGAACATCTCCTCTTCTTATATGTACAACTATTTCATCTTGTATTTTTTCTGGTTTTTCTGTGCTCCAGTAGTAGTTTTTTATTAAATCTAAAACTTCCTTGTTGTACCAGTTGCTAGGACTTTGATCTAAATGTACAGCCTTGTTGTACCTTTGTGCTACGTGTATTTTTTTTCCATGTCTGTTGTCTGGAACCCCTATAAAATCACTTAATTCTTTTGTACGCGACTCCCATCCGTGAGAAACTCTCGAAAATGGAGTATGTATATATCTGTATCTACCATTAGAGTTCGTACAAAAAGCTATGCCGGAAAGTATGGCGTTGTACTGACATCCAAATCCGTCTGTTTTTCCTCTGATTGTATAGTTTTTGTATCCCATTTCGATCTATATAAAAAACGGCCTTATATCTTCCCAAATTGCTCCGGTTATTACCATTGAAGCCCTGTTGTCTGAGGGATAATGCACGCCTTGGAGTATTCTAGCATATCCAGCCATACCCACCTGATGAAAAAACTGGTCGGCAAGATCTGGGTATAGTTCGTCTAAATATAAAGCAGCCATAGCAGCGTAGGCAGTATGTCCCGATGGATACGCAGGAGTGTGGTGCGTATTTGATTCTGTAACTTTTATTTTTAAACCAAATAAATCAGCAATCTGATACGGTCTAGGTCTGTCGTACTTGTCTTTCAGAGACATAACGATAGGCTCAGTCATGCTCCATATTTTGTTAAAAACACTCTTATCCAGAGACAAGCCGTTTTTTCTGAGTATTGGGGTAAACAGATCTAGGGGTTCAGTATCTACTAAGTTTATTAGATCGATCTGTTGTGGAGACAAGTTGTTAGTAAGCTGGGACAGATATCTTAATTCTTTTGACGTTTCTTTTGAGGTATTAGACTGAGGTTTAGGTAAGACATTTTTCCAATCTATCGTCATTTTGTCAGATACATTGTGATCTTTTTTCTTATAGTCAGTGTCAAAATCGGTGTACTTCAATTGGTTTATCTTTTCAGACACTTCTTGACTTACCGTGTTCGTCATTTTTGAAATTTTTCCTTCTGGCATTTTATCCCCTTGTAAGATTATATATAAAGTATATACACAACTTAGGATTTTTTTAGCTCAGATAGACAGTCTTCAAATAGTTTTTCTGTAGAATTGTAAGTTTTGCTCATATACAATTTTTTAGCCAGTTCTACACCCTGTCTTTTGGGTATTCCAATGTTCTTAAGACCATCTGCCGCATCGCTAATCATTCGAACGTTGAGAGTTTTAGCAGGTGTGCGTTTCTTACTATTTTCAATATGTCTCTTTTGTTTTCTTGGTTTTGTTTTGTTTTTAGGTTTTGCGGAGCTTTTAGAGGGTGTTTTGTATTTGGTTATATATCGGTATTCAATCTTTGTTTTTTGTGGCTTTTCTACTTCCACTTCTACCGGAACATAGACTATTTTTTGTGCTTTAAACGCCAACACAAGATGTCTGGCAAATATCAAAGCCATAGGCAAAGTAAAAAAGAAAGCAAATAATAATCCGTATTCAAAATTTACACCGTCTAGTAATTCTGTATTTGTGGGTTGCACGCTTATTCTCCTAATTCAACAGGCTTTCTGTAAGTTGTGGTGTTTTTTTGCAGCTTCTTGATCTCTTTTTCAAGAAGCATCGTTTCTTTCTTTATCTTTTTTTCTTCTCTGTTGTAGGCTTTTGATTTTAAAGACTTTAGTTTAGCCCTTTGTTTTTTAGCCTTTTCTTTCTGCTTGGTTCTTTTTAGCTGTTTAGCTGATTGCATTTTTTTAGGTTTGGTCATCTTCAATCCTATTACTATAGCTTAGACATTAACGCATGTCTAGTTTTTTTGAAAGTTTATTTTTAGTCTTGATGAGTTTCTTTTTGCGTTTTGTTATTTCTTTCATCTCGGAATTATTTATATCCGGATTGTAAAGTCTTTCAGAAAGATTTTGTATTCTCTCTTCCACTTCTCTTATCTGTGATATGATTGTTTGTCTATTCATAATAAAAAAGCAGTTTTAGGACTTGCTCAGGTCAAAAGCGGGCTAGACTGTCACTTCGGCTTTGTTCATGGCAAAGCCAGTACCCTGCGACTCAGAACGCGAAGGCTTGACAACCTTAGAAAACGTACTAGGAAGGACGGTATACGAAGTTCTATTGACACCGTTCTTGTCTTCCCAGTTACGCTGACGCAATCGGCCATCTACGATAACGCGATCACCTTTGACAAGCGAAACGTTCTGGGCATAATCTGCATGACTACCCCACCCATCAACATCTAGATAAACAGTTTCTTCTCGTCCGTTTCCGATTGATTCATTAACAGCAATCCGAAACGTAACAAGATGTTTTTCTGATACATTTTTGTATTCGGGATCTTTAGTTAGATTTCCCTTTAGAATAACTCTATTGTTCAACATTTAAAAACTCCTAGATATTTGTAAGCGACCGGCGAGACAACGCTTTGCGGGCAAGAGATCGTGCTTGTGTCACACCATGCTCACGCAACAAAGTTCTGGCGGCTCCGCCATTTGTTGTGTTTGCAAACATAGAATAAAACTGGCGACCAGAAATATTACCTTTTGCAAAATTAGAAACGACCATAACATTTCGCTTCGTACTAAGAAGCGAGGACCAATCTGTAGTCATTTAAGACTCTCCTTTTCTTTTCAAAGAAACACGAATTAATTTGTGTGGATACTTATACAAATTATCACACAACAACGATTTTTTACCATCACCCATGTACAAGATGACAGTGCCAGACATACGGTTCCTACCTTTCTCGGTACATCTTATGTAGTTGTCGCCGACATAATTAACGACAAACTTACCGTAAGAACCCATGTATGTTTTCTCTTTAGTTTCGGGATCTTGCCAATATGGGCCATTGCCATAAACAGATCTTATTGTATCACCAGCCTTTAAAGATTTCCAGTTAGTTATGACTTTGTTTTTTCTCTCATAAAATAAGTGTCCACAGGAACATTCAGATTTTCTAACGTGGACTCTTGCGTTGCAAGATGGGCAGTTTTTTGATGGTGCTGTTTTCATTTCTACTCCAAGTCTTTGATTTGCTTCCTTCACAATGATTATATATCAATATCGTCAAATTGCCAACATATTCTTTAAAAAAAATAAATTAATTTTATCTTAACCGTATTTAGGGGGCGTGTTGTGTATATATCGTAGCCAACCAACGAGGAGACGAAAATGAAAAAATACATGGTCTATATAGTTATTGCTGTAGTATGCTTGTTATTCTTGATTAAATCAAGCCCGAACTGTATCCAGTGCGAGCAAAAAATGGTGTATAGCGAGCCTCTAGTGGCTAGGATGCTGTCTATACTGTCCGGTGAGACATTTCTTCATAAAGAATGTGTAGATCAATGGGTGTTGGATAATCCTGTAGAATTTGACAAAAACGGAAGCATTATAACAAACCTCTCAATATGTGAATAAAAGCCCGTTTGGATAGCAAGGGCGGGCAACCCCCCGGACTGTTTTTACGCAGCCAAAGCTAAACAAGGTTCAGCATTTAAAAGTTTTGATCTATTTTTTAGTTGGCCCTTAGATCAACCAACACATGCAATTATTATATCACGCCGCACGTCGAATCTGTTTCACCCCCCTAGCGTTTGACTGGGAAGTGGAGGTGGCGGGTACTGCCCCCGCGTCCGTCACAACATCAATAATAACATCTACATGTTTAGGCAGGCAAACTGCCATGCTACTTTTTAAAAAATTCTTTAATCCAATATACAGCAGACCCGCTAAAAATCAAGGCTAAGGTTAATATCTGGGATATACCAAGCCAGCATTGTCCACATGATAAAACAGTAATCATTCTTTGTCAACCCAATCTTCTATTCTAGTGTCATAAACCCAACAATTTACCCCGCAGTATTCAACCCTGTCTCTGTATTTTTCCCAGCCATCTTTCTTGGCAAGCAAAATAACCAGCGGCCCTCTACGGGTTTTTAGTCCATAATAAATTGATTGACCTACGCCTTCGGCCCACTTATCGGCCCAGTCAATCTCACATGCCTCATTTTCGAGAAGCAAATCAACCCTAGTCCCATCGTCTAGCCGGTATTCTTTTTCGATAGAACCCCACCCGTCTCTTTGTGAAAGTTCTTCGTGAATTACATCTTGCCAATATCTCTCGGTTCCATGTCGTGGAGCACCGAATATTTCATCTGTCTGTGTGGGCATGTTGAAATAAAATATAACCGATAGCACTACAATAGCTATAACAATTTTTACTGCGGCCCATACAGAAAGCATATGCCACGCATCTTTTTTATCTATCATTTACCTAAATCCTTTTGACCATCTAAAAAGCAGCCGATAATTCTAGTTCTTAAAGTGTTTTCAATTTTAACTGCCTGATTAACTCTAGAGTTTCTACACCCTATAAAATTAACTCTTTCTGTGACATGTCCCGGTTTGCCGTCTTTTCTTTTTGGTGTGTGCAGGAAGGCTACAGTATCTTTAGACGAAGGCTGTTCCCATCTATAATCTCTAAAGGTAATCAAGCCACCTGAAATAGAATCGGAAACAGAGTTGCAGTAGTAAGCGTGATCTCCCTTTTGTCCAGTTCCGGGGCCAATAACAATATTGTGCGGAACAGAATTGTCAGCAAACTTAAATACAGAAGATATCATCTGATGAACTTTTGTTCCGGCGGTACAATCAAAATCTCTAAACTGATTATTGTCTCCTCCTTGTATTTCGACACACGAACCATCTGATCTTATGTCAAACTTCTCATAGATGCAAGATTCTCCCCATATTTTATTACGCCGATGCTTGAGGCCAACACAATCAAATCCTAACTGTAGTTGTATATCAAAATTACTAAATGTGGCAGAGGAATTACTTTCGCTTAAAAGCCCAATGACTCTGTTGGCATCGCCAAAAGCTTTTATGTTTATACCATCAAAGACAATACCGTTGCAGTTTTTTACTGTAACCAAGGCCGTATCGCTTTGCGGATCAGTAAAGACCAATCTAACCGATCTCCTGCCCCTGCCTTCGCTAACTAGGCTGACATGGCCAGATATCGTCAAGGGACCGTTTAAATAGTATACGCCATCCTGTAAGACTAGTGTTTCATTTTTATTTTTTTCTTTAGCCGATCTAGAAAGTACATCGAGATGATATTGAATATTGCTAAGGTCGGTTACATCACTTTCTCTGTTATTTACTGGCTTTATTTTTATCATTAGTTATCCTTCAAGCGGGATATCCGCTTTGTCGTTCTTCATAATAATACACGTCACAGGGAATGTCAAACTCTCTAGCTAAAATTTTTAGAGTTTTAGTACCCAAGCTTTTCCCATTCCAAAATAATATAACCTTATCGATGTCCTGCGTTTTAAAAACTTTGAGCCATCTGTCGTATCCGGCATTTTCTCCATACTTGCCCCAGTTAGCAGGGAAAAGTTCTAAGTCTTTAGCATAACTACTAGCCAGCTTTTCTGCTATTGCGTCTGCACCAAAACTTCTTCCAGAAACGATGATGTTTATATCGTCAAGCTCATGTTGAATAGAGTCTAGCATAAAGTTTAAATCTTCAAACGTGCTACCACCAGCAATAATTACTTTCATTTAAATAATCCTGTTACCATGTCCCATAGTGAAGTCTTGTTTTGAGGTTGAGTAGATTTGCTTTCAAGCCTCTCCTTTAATATTTTTTCATTAGTCTTTTTTATACTATCTTCGTATTCTTGAGATATTTTTTTATGTCTTCCGTGAACCATTTTTTGTGCCTCCATGAACTGACTGTCTGTCAATCCAGAGTCTCGTCGTAACATTGTTTTTCCTGTATTAAAATAAGGTTAGGTTTAACGCCATTACATACACAATTTATTCATTTAAGTTGGGAATATATGGTGTGTCTGTTTAGTTATGTGGTTTCCGGAAACCATGTATAACAATTGACCGTTCACGTCTGTATATTTAACTATGATGTCTTGTTTAGCATGGTTAAGGTTTGGCTCTAAGTCTACCTGTGCAGTTAATCTTTCCCAAGTTCCAGATCCTACAAAGGTTGTGTTTTTAAACTCTACGGTTCCACCTCCCGCGTAGGATACTTGATAAGCACTAGCATGGGGAGATTTTTCGTCTACATATTCAATAGTAGTATCTTCAAATAATATTATACCACTATTATAGCCCTCGAAATTAATTAAGCAATCATTAAATACAAATTTATTTCCTTTTTGTGGACCAAGATTCTCTCCTATTATGCCATAAGGCTTAAAGACCGCTGCCCTTTTACCACCAATATATTCTTCCATATTGGCGGGATTGTCATGCAGTGCCTCAAACGTATTGTTTACAGTAGTACATACCAGCGGATACTTATGATCTTTATGGGTAGAAAGTCTGTATGCGGCAGATTCACTTAGACCCTTAACAGAAACAAAATTATTTTCTATAACAAGATTACTTGCGATTTGCTCGACTTGTATTCCATAACAACCTCCAAGGCTGTATCCATTATTGTTGGTTCCGTATTCTTGATTTAAAGGCAGACCTTTAGTGGATATGTTGCAGTTTCTCAAAGTATTAACACCAGAAGCCTCGTGACTATATCCCTTCCAATGCACACCCCTGCCACCAAAACCATTTTGCATATTATCAACATTTATATTTTCGACAATTGTACTACTGAAAGGGCCGCCCTCTTGAATCATGAGAAAGAAACCGTTAGTAAACCTTGTTTGAACCTTTCCTTTTCCGCTTACAGTTAATGTTCCATCACTATCTTTTTTTAGTCCAAGACTGGCAGCACCTTGGTTTCCACCCAGTGAGTTGACTCCAATATCACAATTGCCCTGCATAGTGCCTCCATGATGATTGTACCCATAGTGGCCCTGTCTACTAGTGTTAGCTATGGCCCTATTGTTTAATCTAACTCTTGGATCTATTGTTAGATCTGTAGCATATTGGCTCATTATACACTTTCCCATTTCTTCGTTGACGCTTCTGGGATGTGTCGCCATGTATACAACACCACTTATATTGCATTGCTTGGATGATTTAAGATTTATGCAGCATCCACCAAATCCAGCACCACCCTGAACAATTCTACTACGCCTGCCAGACTTTAAGGTAAATCCATACAAAGCTCTTTTGTATTCGTTGGTGATCGGTAAGTCTGGAGCAGCGTTATTCCAATGGTAGTTACTGCCCCTGCCCGTTATTCCGTGACAACGACTATAAGACAAAAGCACGTTATCCATTCTATAGAAGCCAGATTCTTCTTCGTCTTCAGGTATTGATATAAAAAACTTTATCGGACCCGACATATCTTCTTCTGGCATAAAGATGGAATAGTTTGTTGTTCCGGGCTTATCTTTTCTTGGGCCTCTTGCGGGATCTAGATCGCCGATTTGTGTTCTCACAAGACACTTGGGAAGCTTTGTGCCTGCTGGCCTTCTTATATCCCAGTGTGCTAGGGCGTATGTGTGTCCAGCTTTGAGGTCAAAGTATTTGTTTGACTTTATTGCGTATTCTTTTCCGGGCTCTACTACTGGGATTGTTGCTGCCGAATCTCCAGTTTGACATTCCTGTTTAATATATTCGCAATTAGTCTGCCATGTTGGAGACTCACCTGAAAAATTTCTCCAGCCCCTTATTCGATTTTCAAAATCAAAATTAGGAACTATTATCTCAGACTCACAGCCAAATTTTATTGTCTTGTCTTGTATGTCTAGTGTTATGTTGTCCGCACCAAGAGCAAATGCTGTTCTAGGGGCAGTCACATTTGTTTCAAGAATGTATGTAGCACCCTCCTCGCCCAGTATCCAGCCGCCCCATTCTTGTTTGTTTTCGTCTAGCCACTGTTGATCGATTGAGATGTTCATACGAAATCCTTATGGTATTATATTTTTGTAAGAAACTTTTTCTGGCAACTCTTGACCGTTGGTAAGTAGCGGTATTTGATCTTCAAGAGACTTGCTCCACTCTGCACATCTTCCGCAATTTCTTCTACCTTTGTTGCCTCCGTGACTAGCTGCTGAAGTTGTAGCAAAATGATTTACGGGCGATGGGTCCATAAACCACATTGTTCTACCCATTCGGTTCATTAGTTTTCCTATAGCTGTATCGCTGTTCTGAACTAACGACGGGTCTTCTCTTCGTTTTTGCATTACCGTAGAGTTTTTAGTTTTTGTTGGTGCTCCCTCCCAATTTTTAGTCAGGTCTTGTTCGAGCAATTCTTCCAAAACCTTTCTAGGCCAAACCAAAGCACATGCACCCCATAAAGATTTAGTTATAACTCTATTGATTCCACAGTCACGCAATGCTGTTTTTTTGTGTGGCTTGATGTTATAATGTTTGGGTGTATAAAGTGAAACAAATCCTACCTTTTTGTGTGGCCATAAAATACTTTCAGTAAACGATTTAGAGTCTGGGTGAAAAAGAGAATCGTCCTGCACCGTCATTATTATGTTTGCATCACTATTGTTAAGTGCATAACGAATACTATCAAGCCAATTATGCCATACTCCCTTTTTCTTTTTGTTTCTTATTGTGGTTTCTTTAAACTCCAATGGTAGATCGGGGCTTCCGGGTTCGGCAAATACAAACGGTTCAAATCCAGCTATTTGTAAAGACTCTAGGCATGTTTTGATTGTAGGTATTTCTCTGGGTGCAGTTGTTACAGCACAGAACCATTTTTCGTCTGAGTCTTGTGTTTTTTTGGCTTTGAATTTAGCCTTTGTTATTGCTGTGTTCAAGAGTTTTTCTGCGACCAGTTTTGTTGCCGTCTCAGGAACCCAAGAGAACAGGGATCTTTTTTTAGATTCGTTAACCAGATGTTGAATGATATGTTCTCTGTTTTTTTCACACATGTCTGGCCCCCAGACATTCATTTTTTTTGCGAAGCTGTTGCAGCTACAGTTTTTTCTTTCTAGGAATGTTGGTATTATTTTATGAAGCTCAGTACCTACCCCCGTTCCTAGTTTATCTTCTATGGTTACGATACTTTTTTCTCTTTGTCTTCTTTTTTCCACGATTGCGAGTTTTTGAATCGCTGGACAAAGTTCTGTTTTTGCGTCGGCACGACTGAGGCAAACCGAACAACTGTATGGGGTAGTTCTTACCGGCGATCTGGCCATTTTAGAGGCTACTCTACAGTGCTTGTTCTCGTCTAAATGCTCGCAAGTAACATCGTCAAAAGTCCAATCTTTATTTCCTATTATTTTGTTCATTAAATACACTCCGTAAAAATTATGTCTCCGGGGTTACATGGACCGCATGGGCCTGTATCTCCACATCCACAGGGCTGGTTTTTGCTTAGGCAGTCGCTATCGTCCAGCAGTAGCGAGTAACTTGTTTGGTCGCCGTCTTGAACACATTCCCAAACACAAGATCCCTGATCGCAATCAGTTCTTTTTGCCTTACTCATTCTATTACTACTTATTGAGCCTGTCGATCTTTTTTTGTTGAGTTGCTCGCCGTATGAGCTTAATACAAAAAAATCTTCAACTCTATTAGAAGAGTAGGCTTCTGGTGGCCATTGGCCGAAGCCTCCACCGGGACCAGTCCCGCCCTCGTTTGATGACCCCATTGCATCTTGACATCCCTGTTGACAAAATGCACTACTAATCGGCAACTCTAATAGATTTCGTCCGATCGACGATCCGCCGCACTCCACGTCTGGATCGCAAATTTCTGCACTGGTAAAATTCCAGTGAATATAAGCCCACTCCGCAGCCTCTATACCACAAGTAAATCTTCCGGTGCGGGTGTGGGCAGTTCTGAAACGAGGAGACATGCAGGTAGCGTAAAAGGGATCTGGTGGATCGGGACTTGTTTCGGGAGGAATTGGCCCCGGTTCAAAATCGACAAAAGGCTGATAATAGTCTATGTCCTGACTGCCGGGAAGCATCCCGAAAAACCATCCACAGGCTTCATAGCCGCAATCCTCAAGAGGCCAACCATACTGTGCTCCATAAACATTTCTGCACACCTTTCTTGGGGACGAACCTGTTCCAATCGAACAATCGCAAACACGCCCACAGTTAGCTTTTGTAGGCGGTGTGGTTGTGCCTTCCCATTTTAAATTTACGATACATGCCCCATGAGTGTATGCGTTGGGGGGTGCTCCCCCTATGGCTACAACGGGGTCATTATAAGAAGTGTAGTTACAAGGAGAAGCCTGTGGGTCGGTTCCTCCTCCTTCTAGTGAGACAGTCAAATTCGAACTAACATTAGCGTTCATGCCGAAAAGTTTAGGAAATCTGTCAAAAGAAGGATACGCAGGTAAACTTATCGCACCGCCCGACAAGAAAAACCAAGGACAGTTTTCTACCTCTACAGTAAAAGCTCCACTACTGCAATCATATTCATAATCAAGAAGTCTCCAAGTTACTTGACTACAGCCAGCACCCATTCCAACATAACAGCAATAGCCCGCATCTGGCCCATAGCGAGAGATTTGACGATATGTATCGTAAGGTGCAGGGCAACATGGATCAGACTCAACCACTGGTTCATCTCGACACATTATTCTACCGTCAGGACATCTTGGATCGAGATAACTGCAAGAAAAATCGCAACCGCAAGATGGTAAGAAATTAAGTTTTATTTGACAACACTTCAAGGGGTCAGACGATGAGCTACTTATATCGCTACTGCTGGGCTGGCTGCTACTCGGTTCACTACTACTGGGCCGACTACTACTAGGCTCGCTACTACTAGGACGACTTGAAGAAGAGGAAGAAGAAGACGAGGAAGAAGACGAGGAACCGGATGCACTAGAGCTAGAGCCGGAAACAGAAGATATAGACGGACTACTAGCAGATACCGTACTTACACTTACCGAGCTAATCTCTCCTCTACAACATTTACAAGGTCTTGCCAATTTTCCTCTCCTGTAGTCTATACGTCTATAGAATCCATGTATTCATTTAAAGCTATTAAAAGCAAGAATATGTATTGATTTAGTTCATTAGGGGTTAATTCAAAGCCCATTTCCGCTAATTTATTTCTATAGACAAGTCTTTGGCCTCTAGTTAATTCTATTAGGTTTATAAGGTAATTTGTGGTTATTATATCATCTTCTAAGAAAAGACCCAAGAAAGCACAATAACAATCCCATATATGGTCCTCTTCCATATTGTGTTCATATGTAGAGTTTATAGCTTTTAGTAATTTTGTTTTCTCCATCTCGCCACTTTCTGAATTAAGCACGTATAACCTTTCTATTTCTAATACACATTATACAGCTTTGTCAAAGTGAACTTTGTTTACTTTTGTTGTTTTCACGACCAGTCTCTTTCTTCAAACCAATTGTGAAAATCTTTTGATTTTAAAACAACTCCGGGCTTGTTGCCCATATACCTTATAATCTCCCACTTATCGGTGTCGTAAAGCTCCTTAACTTTATCAGCCCACATTATGCCCCATTTAAACTGCTGGCTCTTAGATTCTAATAATTTAATATGACTATCGACAACGGGCTGTAGTCTCTCTCTGTCTTGAGGTAGAGGTCGTGGCATTTTCAACTTCGTGTTGTCTTGTTTTACAGTGTTGTAGATAAATAATATAGAAGCACCTTGTTTTACATATTCTCTTAGATCATATTTTTTTAGAGTTAGTTTACCTTCAGACGAACACCATTTCATTTCTAAATAGTGATCTGATAAATCCGACCCGTTAAAAGACCCTGTAACTTTGTAATCCGCACCTCCTGTTTTGCCCTTTTTTATAAACTCGCCATCGTTTCCACATCCGGCATCTGCCCAGTTCTTAACTTGTATATTGTGATTTGAGCAAACTTCTAGCCATTTATCAAAAAAGTATTTTTCAATCTTAGTCGAAAAATAAACATTAGCTTTAAATGTTTCTTCGTTTCTGTTGTCATACCTCACACTCATTAAATACCTCTAGGTCTTCATTGTAAAAAGTAGTCATTGATTTATTAAATTCATCAGAAACACATACTCTGGTTTGGTTTAAGTCATGCAGTAGATGTTCTGCCAATTTGCCCATAAAGTCTTGTAGAGATTTGTGATCCGTTCTTGCGTTTATCCAATCTAGAGCAGCCACGGTTAAAGAGAAGCCGCTTTCTCTGTAGGTCATGCCGGAAACGTATGTTACCTCTTGTATCCTAATTGGATAAATTACACCATAAAATTCTTGAAATTGCTGAACAGAGTTTGATAATGCACGTAAGCAGATTATTTGTTTTACCTTTTCGTCTATGCCCCCAACGAAAAGTGTGATCTCGAATCTTTTAACTCTTGTTGTTTTCATTTAATTATCTTGAAATAGTAAACATTAAACACAAAAATAAAAGCCACTTTTTAGGAGAAGTGGCAAAACTCAAACAACATTATTGACAACATCTAAGTCGAAAAACTCTTCTGGTCAATCTTTGAGTTTTAGATAAGACATTCTTTGTCACTGTCCGAGTTCTGCAAACGGTTTTCTTAGTGAAACCTTTTACTCGACACACAGAATTTTTAGCCACTCCCATTACGTGAGAGCCGATCCCCATAACATTGCCAACAACACCCGCCGCCATCTTTCGAACCGGGCCATCACACGATACACACGGGGTTTCGCACTCGGAAAACTGAGTATCAAGTGCAGATGCTTGAATATTCTCAGAATCTTGGGCGTAAGACGTTTGACAGGCGAAAACACCGACGATAAAACACATCGTCAAAATAGAAAATCTCTTCATAAAAGTCTCCTCAATTAAAAATTATATCTAACAAAACGGTTCCGTTAGATGAAAATCCTTTTCCATATCTTCATTATATACATATTTAATATGTATGCCAACCTAATCTTTTTTATTTTTTCGTTTCTTCTTTATGGAATCCACGGCTTTTGCAAAATCAAATTTCTTAAATATCTCTACAAAGTTTTTTCCATATTTTTCTAAGTCTTGCTTTCTTCTTCTGTCTCCTTTGCCGTTTTCTGCTTTGCCCATTTTAAATTCTCCTGTCATAACCAAATTCTTCAAAATCTTTTTTGTAAATGTTGTAAGTTATGTCTATTGTTTCTTTGTCGTGTATTTCTCGATAGGGTTTGTGTACTGTCGCATTTCTAACGCCAACGTATCTTTTAAGTCCAAATTGTTCTTGTATAGATTTTATATCGTTTTTTATATTTTCAAATCTAATCAAAATATCGACATCAACTTTTCCGTCTACGCTCAAAAAGTCAAAAGACCTGTTAAGTAGTCTTTTTTGATTTATTATTTCTGGATTTTCTTTGATCTTGTACATGAACTGTTTGAATGTTCTATATTCATCTAGACTTTCTGCTTCTTCGCTATACTTGAGTGATCTTTTAAAGAAGTGATATCCGCTGACTATTCTATCGTAAGGGTTTCTTACGCACCCTATTTTGAAATATTTAGTGGCTTCGGGATACATCTCGATAGCCTTTGCCATCTTCATGTGTGGAGGATGTATCAATTCTGTTTCCCTAGCCTCCGATAAAACTTTAGAGATGGTACTTCCAGCATTTTTAGGAACATGTATAAACAAAAATTGATATCTGTGATTAATTACCATTTATCAACTTCTTTCTTTTTTAAAAAGCCAAGGATATAATTAACAAGACAAAGCAAACAGATGCAAGTCATCATCCAGCCGACCCAGAAATGATCGTATATTTTCTGTTGCTCCTCTGGCGATATTATGTGCGATCTTATATCTTCTAAAACTATGAACTCATTTTCTGTAAATTCATCCACCATTCCGGCTGACTCCTTTTCTTGTCCCACTTGACATCAATATTAACACGCTTGTCTTTCCAATAATAGTCTTTATAGGCGGTAACTGCACACTGATTTTTATATTCATCTGGCATAGCCTGAGCAAATGGTGTCATGTCTCCTTCTGGAATAATCCAGCTACATTGTGCCATGTATCGTATAGCATCTTCACATGAGTGCTTCTTGCCATACCTGTAGGTGTATTCTTTTGCTAAAGCTATAGCATGTTCAGCAGCCCACTCAAAGTTACTTCTTGAATCTCCACACCATCTCGTGCAAGGATGATTGTGATAACCGCCCTTGAGGGGCTTCCCTGACTGGGTTAGAGGCATATCTTTATCGGTGGCTCCATGACGACGCATGGCTGACCCTAGCTGCTGATAAAGCTCTAGTACCATCTTAACGCAGTGTTTGTCACAATGATCTTGTGCGGCAATCTGTGGGTCTTCGCTGAGTACAAAGATATTCATACTAAATACTTCCTTATCTTAGAGTCGTCTGGGGCAGAGTCGATATTGCCCTTGTAGTCATCGTAAAAATAAAGTTTATCATAGCCTTGAAGCAATGTCAACAAAACATTTCTTTTAGATTCTTCAATCGCTTTATTATTATCGCCAACACAGAAAACAAACTTTGGCTTAATCATGCGAAGTTCTAGAAATTTTTTAATTGCGTCCGCACAAGCATTTGATCTTGCGGTTAAAACATAAACGTCATGATTCTCGTCATGTACTTCTTTTGCAAGATGTATCAGAGATGTGGCCGACGCTTCTGTAATTTTATTGCCACACTTGAAATCGCTGTAGTCAAAGTATTCCTTCGGCCCCAGTTGATATGAGTTGTACTCGGCAGAGGTCAGGCTTTTATATGCGTTGATGTCAAAGTTGTCAAAACTTCTAACCTGAACCTTGCAGTCAGTAGTAGCTAACGTGTCATCAAAATCAAATACAAATGCTTTTTTCATTTTATGCTCTATACTTGAAAGCTGCTACCACAACCACAAGACCTAGTAGCGTTAGGGTTCTGAAAAACAAAACCACGCTGGGAAATATCATTATAGTAGTCTAAAACAGTACCCTCTAAAAATAATGAACTTTTTTTATCTACTACAACATCTACTCCGTGTTGGGTGGATAGTGTATCTTCTTCGTCATTGTATTCGCTACCGACTTCTAGTTTGTATTCAAACCCAGAACAGCCGCCACCCTTTACTCCGATTCGTAAATACTTTTCTTCCTTTTCTTCGATGTACTTTTTTGCCTCTTCTGCTGCCGCTTCTGTTAATTTAATTATCATAATTTATCCTTTATTTTACTGACTCTCTGTAATTACTAATTGTTAAATAGCCCCACCAAGAATCGAACTTGGAACTGAAGATTAGAAGTCTACTGTTATATCCGTTTAACTATAGGGCCATTAATTAATTTACTCGTACCATCTATATTTGTTTTTGTGATTTCTGGGGGTTCCTCTTTTGGTTGGAATTACTTTAGGAAGTTTCCCCAGCTTCTTCTTTTTCTTTTTCTTTTTCTTTTTTTTAATGTTAAAACAGGCTCCGCAGCAGTGATTCGACTTATTCTGTTCGGGCTTTTCTACCTCGTGGTATGACAAACCTTTGAGTGTCGTGATCGGGCCGATCATGTGCCACTTCTTTTTGTTGGCGTTTTTACTGAATAATTCACATCTTGTATCTTCACCTTCAAGTATATGAACCTTACCCGTCATCTTCCCGTCATTACGTTGAAATCGAACGTATTTTTCTTCCATAATAACTCCTTAATTAAAAATAGACTCGGAGAGATTCGAACTCCCGGCCAAGGGATTATGAGTCCCCTGCTCTAACCAACTGAGCTACGAGTCCAGAATAGTACGGGCAAGAATCGAACTTGCGGAGGCGAGTATATAAGACTCACGGAGATGACCAATCCCACCGTACCACAGTATCTAGAAATCAGAAATCATTGTTGGGTTACTACCGTCTCCGTCATCAATAATAATCGGAATCAGATAATCTTTCATCTGCTCATCATCTGGAGGGCCGGGGATGTGCTGAAACAACCCTTTCTTCCATTCGAACTTTGGTAGAGTATATTTAAACTTCTTGGTTTCAAGTGCTGGCCCTACAGTGGTGAAGGGGGCAGTCCAAAAATCTTTGCTGGCTTTGAACATCTTCTTACCCGTGTTGCACATGTATCCTGCTGTGCTTTTAAGAACAGACTTTGGCTTGATGACATGAAGGTCAAAAGACTTTCTGCCCTCTTGAGCTACACTAATATTACAACAAACAAAGCTGACTGCAATCAAAATAATAAACTTTTTCATGTTTTGTTCCTCAAAATTAAAGAAAGGAGGGCAGGGCGAACCATACCCTCCAAAACCTAACCAACCACGATTAGATATCCCATCCTCTTAACATTTTGTACATTGTCTCCATATCGTTTTCTTCTTCGTAAACTTCTTCTTCAAGCTGTTCACGAGCAATGCTGACCACTTCGTACTGACTGACTCTCATCTTCTGGTGATTGCAGTCGGTAGGCACGCTTACGATGTCGGCAGGATTAAACTTAACAAGGACTACAACTCCACCCTTGCCAGCCCAATCATTCGCATAATCGTAAGTGCCGACATGCAGGCCAGCAGCACAGCCTTGACCACAATCGTCGCTTACCTGACGACGACTCATGCTACAAACATCACCGACATTATTTCTAAAAGATTTGCCAGTGTATTTGTCAACCATGTCCCCCTCGCCTAGTTTACGTCCGTTCTTGTCTTTGGTATCTTCGCCTTGGTACATTGTAACGCCCTTGTAACCAATCATCATGCCATCTTCTGTGATGGGCAGACCTTTGTGGCTACACCAATTGTAAGACTCGTGTACTGCTCGGTTGCTGACGTTCTGATAAAGATTGTCAAGATATGCAAGCATAGGCTTGTGATCGTGACCACCTTTAATCATGCCAACAATACGTTCAGTTGGCTGGCTGGCGACCTGTTCGTCTTCGTAGTACAAAAATCCATCACGCATCTCAAAGTTGCCCTCTGACCAGTCTTCGATGACAGTGCCAGTGTTAAGCATTTCAACAAAGGTGTCTTCATCACCACCCATCACACAATCAACAAGAGTGTTGTACTCTGGGTGAGTATGGTCAAACTGATGTGGCTGACCGTTGATAACTACTGTCCAATGATTATCGTTACTTTTAATATGGTTCAACATTTAAATTTCCTTAGATAGAGGTACAATCGACTAATTTAACACAATAACTTTCAACATCTTTGTAATACTGACTGACATCATCTCCTGAATTATTGTCATCGTAATCTAGGATGTGAACTTCGTAACTTTCATTCGGGCAGTAAACCGCCTGAACTATACCATCTGCAACCTGTACAACAATCTGTTTACTAATGTCCATTTGAATCTCCTAAAGGGTTGGTTAAAAACTTCATTATAAACTAAGTATCGTCAATATCAAATCTAAACTTTACTTTTTCTTTTGCTTTCTGCATAAAAGTTTTCGAAGCAATCGGGTGTTGACTTGTCTAGATCGTAAAACTTTTTTGTGTCTTTATCGTATGCTTGGTAGTACGACCTGCCAATCCTTGATGAAGGGAATTGCTGCATCTCAAATGTCCACCAGTCCACCCAGACATCAATTCTAAATATAGGCATCTTCTTGGATTTGTGAACGTGTGTTCCTACCTCGTTGGCTTCGATGTCTTGTATTTTTATACTATGTCCCATTTCTTTTGGCAACTTTAAGTCTCCTATGAAATTTTTAAGGACCATTCGTGGGATTTCTTGTTTTTTTCTTTTCTTCTTTTTCATTTAATTGTTCCTTTGATGTAGTTTGCTACCGTGTCTTTTGTGCCATTATCTATTTCATATGTCTTTACTAGATTTAGCATGTCGTACTTTGAGAAAAATCCATCCATCCAATTCTGTAAAGAATCATCATCCTCCATTTCGATTGAATACTTTTTGCAAACTTTTTCAAGGTCTGTCGCAGCGAAACTGGACACTAGCTCTTGCCATTCGTTTAATTCTGGCGAAGTGATATGCTCGCAAATTCTCTCAAGTCTGTTGAACTGGTCTGTATTGTACACTGGACTACTCGAAGGTGCAATAGATTTTAATTCACGAGACATAAAATCGGTTACTTCAATGAAGTTACCCTTCTTAAATGCTTTTGTGTTAAGAAAGGCCGTCTTTAGTCCATAAACTTCTACATTGATTCCGCATTGTTTAAGGTCTTCAATCCTATTCTTTAAAGCCCTGTGGCTATATAATGTTGGCTCCCACCTAGAGATTTCAACATACACAATCTCAGTACCGTCTAGCTCTAATGTAGCCGCATCCCAATGGTTTTTCCTGTCGTAGCCATAACAATGCTTATCAAACTTAAAAGTCTTTAATTTGCAACCACCACCCGTAGTGCCTGCTCTGGCTACTTTAGGTAGGTCATCCAAGTCCATGATAAACTCGGCATCAATACCGCACTCATCAACTTGTTCTGGTGAAAGCATAACCATAGTGAGGTTGTTGTGATCTTTTAAGTAGCTACGAATACGTGTAGTCATGCGATCTTTGTACATGTAGTATCTGACATTTTCGCCAATTGGCATATGGTCCGATCTACCTTTCTCTGTGGAGTTCCAGTGGCGTGACCAATATATAACTGAATTCTCTGGCTCTGGCAGATTGTACTGTTCCAAATCTTCTTTGACGTATGTACCGAGGCGACCTTTATCAAGCTTTTCAGCCAGCAAAGCTTGTTTGAATGGCGTAGGCTCGTCTTCAATCTGCTGGATCGCAAAGTCAGATAATTTTTCTTTTACTGACTTAAACTTAGCGGCCACTGACTCTTTTGTTTTGTCTGTGAGCGATAGGTTTTCGCGGGCAGTATCAAACTCTAGCTCGCCAAGGTCAAACTTAATATAGCCCTTGATGTTGCTGAATCCACCAATTTCAGGTGGTATGCTGTAGGCGATGTTTCCCATGACTGCAAACATGCCACCATATCCATTGCTAAGGCCAAAATTATCCCCCTTGAAGAAGTAGTCATTACGCTGACTCTCGCAGGCTGATACTACATGTTTGTTGTTGATGTCTGGAAGAGTCCCCTCCCAAAAACGAAAGACATATTCGGCCTCTGTCTCAAACTCGCCGACTCTATCATCAACGGTTAAAGATACCTCTAGACCGTTTGGCTCGTCTGTTTGCATCTCTGTCAAGAGGGCTACGACTGGCTTGCGATTCTCGTCACGATAGCAGTTGTATGTGCGACACATGCCATCGACATAACTTTTAACAGTAAAGCTATCTGTCAGAGCATAGGGAGACAGGCTACCAATACCAAAGCATCCGATAACCTCGTTACTATCTCGCTTGGTAGAGATGCCAATACCAGCAAAGATTGTCCTGACTTCGTGGTCTGATAGACCTGTGCCGTAGTCACGGATAGAAAACCAAGACTCTAGTGGTGTCGGTAGATGTACTTTGAAGGGAACATCTGTAGTGCCTGCCATTACATGACTGTCATGTGCATTGCATGATAGCTCACGGATGATAGCACGTTCTTTGTGCGTGTAAACTTTATCGGCAAACATGTCAACGATAAAGGCCACGTCGCCTACTGCAAAATCAGAAGTCTCAAAGTTTCCGTGTACGGCAACATCTTGTGGTGCTGTGTCCAGTTTCATCCTAATCTCCTAAAGGTGGTTGGTTGGTTGTATGCCTCGATTCTAATATACGTATCGTCAACGTCAAGAAGAATCTTTAATTTTTTTTACCTCCAGCTTCGCACGCGAATTACAGTGCCATCATCGCAGGTGGCAGTCGCATCGCCAGTCAAGCACATCCTGTATCTTGGGACACATGTTCCGGGCATCTTGCCAGAACGACTCCAGCCAATCCCCTCAAAGCGTCCAACACAAGGACCAACATGACAGAACTTATAAAACTTTGCCATATAGTTAGCTTCTGCCTGACACTTTTCTTGATCTGTCTTTGCGTCACCCCAGATAGAGTCGGGATTCATCTCGCCTTCAATTTTTTCCCAAAACTCTGCAAGCTCCGCATCGCTAGAAATAGTATTGACTAACTCATAATCTTGAGCATAAGTAGTTGTGGCAATAAGAACTGTAAACAGTACGATCAAACTTTTCAACATAAAATTCTCCTTAGTAACTAACATCGGTCCATGAAATTTCATTTAAATATCCTCCTGATAACTTGTTTAGGTTTTTGCCTTCCTCGTTAAGTGTTCGCTCATAACAATCTTCTACTTCAAAAAGAAAGCATGGAACTTCTAGCGGGCAATCATAATTCTGTCGATGTGAGTCAAAGATTCTAACTTCTGACAGTGATGGCATCGGCATGTCGCAAACGTCTAAGATGCCCTCCCATAGCTCAAGAAGATCATCGCCCCATAGATCATTAGCAAACTTACAATCACCCTCGTACTTTCCGGCCTCGCCCTCGACCGCATGGTACTCCAAAATCAATTCTTTTAGATCAGCAAGTTTAATTTTAGAATCTATGTTGTCTAGTGCTGTAACAGCTTTTTTCGCTTTATCGCTGGTGTATTGACCAGACATAACGGAGTCGTGAAAACTTTGAATAACTTCAAGAACATATTTTTTGTTTTTGCCGTTAATCAATCCAACCATATTGTCAATTTCAACACACATTGCGTGTCCAGCGGCATAATCAATTCCCATGAGATAGTTTTCCTTAATGTTTTTTGTTTCAAAAATTATTTACTTGGCAACCTTGGAGGAGGAAGCCGCATTATATTCCAAGTTTCTGATTCGTTAGACAGGGAGCCATCTCCCTCTCCTTCGCCATCTCCATCTCCCTCTTGTCCATCTCCTTCTTTTCCTTCGCCTTCTCCTTCTCCTTTCTTCATTCTAAAAGGCTTTCCTTTTTGTTCCTTAAGACCTTTCTTTAATGCTTCTTTTAGTTCTTTTGAATAGTCTAATTCAACCAAAGTAGGAGGCAGTTTTCCGTTAGTCTTTTTATAAAGTATGTATACCTTTAGCTCTTTCATGTCTATAGCTTGACCGTAGACAATTATATCACTAGGTAAGGATTTTTCCACAGGTTTTCCGGCATATAAAGTAATTAACCAGAAACTAATAAGCGAAGCAATCGTAACTGATAATATCATACCGCAACGCAAAGTAAAGTCTTTAAATCTAAAAATTATAGCAAGGCAACATATGATAGCAATGAATAAGTTTATGATAAATGGTATCATTGGTTTATAAACCTTTGTACTAAATTTTGATCTAATTGTAGGTCTTTGACATTACCATCTGCATCTATGTAAAAAGATACAATAGGAACCTCTTCGTCGTGTATTACTGTTACAGTCTTTTTAAATATATGAGAGTAAGGTCTTGACTTTTGAAATTCTAACGTGACTTCTACTGGTTCAGCGTCGGGCGGCACTCTGTATCCATGCAATGCAAAGATGTATTCTCCTTCTTTTATTCTTTCTATTGTGAGCGTTTCCCTAGCCTCTTCAAGAATTTCACCGTCGATTTGACCATATTCTCTAGAAGTGTTGTCATTATGAAGAATGAATACATCGTTTTCCCTTCGAGTAAAGCCAGTGATTGAAGCTGGATTATCAACTCTTAAGGCCCACGTATCTATGTCGGCGTTCAATTTTGCTTCCCAGTGTACTGTTAATATAAACTCTGCCATTTGAGGAGGAGTTGGTATCTCTTCTTTTTTTGTTACCGGATTATACAGTAATATCATACAAACCAGTAAAATCAATATAATATCTAGAAAACAAATAGGAATTTTCATTTGTCTTCCCTCAAGAATATTACGTATGCGTAAATAACAAGACTGCAAACAATACCAACTATGGTAGTATTTAGTACCGTAGCCATTCCTGTCGTGATAAGTTTTTGTCTAAGCTCAGGGTCTTCAAGCGAACTAAGTGACGCGAAAAGATAGCTCATGCCAACCACAGTTCCCAGTAGCCCAAGCATTTGGGCGACATAAGATAGGTCGTTCATTTTTTTCATGTGGTAGGTTTTGTTCATAACCTGCCTGAAACTGAACAAGATAGCACTGATCCCCAGTAACAATATAGCGTAGCAGATAAAAGTAATATCCGCAGATGCCAAGGAGGAAAAGGCAGTGAATTTAAACTCTGCAACCAGCAGAGAGATAATAGCTATACTTGTTATAGAAATCCATTTTAAAAGGTTTTGTTCTTTCATTGTATTTTATTTCCGTATTTATCTTTTCCTTCTAGATTGTTAATTTCGTCCCACACCTGTTTCCATCCGTCTTCGTTGTCTCCGTCTACACGGGCGGCTTTGTCGTCGATATACATCACCCCAGCAGGCTTTCCCATAAACGCATGGTGGTATTTAACGCCGTGTTTATCGAGCCAGTTAATCCATTCCACATACCCTCGCTCATACTGAAGGTGTATGTTTCCTGATTCCCTGTCTCCGTATCTAGCTGTGTACAATTTTATTGTATAACCCATGTCATACATTGAATTGATTTGATCTATACCATGCTGAAGTGGACCGGCTTTTGCGTAGTCGCCTCCGTGATTTTTGTCTGCTATAACTCCATCGCAATCTACAATTAGAGTGTTTGAACTGTGTGGCATTTAATTTCTCCTTATCTGTCTGTTTATTACATTATCTGATAAATATTTGATAATGCAAGAGGCTTTTGTTTGAAATATAAAAGGAATGAAAGAGTGTATAAAGCAGCAAAAGCAAGCAACAAATAATAAGTAAGATATATGTAAGGCGTGTATCATGTGCTGAAAATAATTCATTCCAGCATCTTGTAGATGCTTTACCATTCCTTGTCCTCGTCTTCTTTGTTTTCTAGTTTTTTGAATTTAATCAGCAATAGTGCAAGCATCTCTAACATCTCTTCGTAATCTTTCCTAGACCAGCCTGAAAGCCTCCTTGTTACGTCGTATAACTTAGTACCCTCTGCCCTGTCTAGTAGGTCTATGGCTATCTCTAAATAGAGTGTTCTTTTTTTGTAGTCCATTTTTTTAATTCTTCGTACTTGTTTTTAAACTTGTTTATATTTCTCTCGATGTTGTTGGCTTTTTCGGTATACCAGTGGTCCTCTAGCTGCCTCTCAAAAAAATCAACAGCTAAACGAAGTTGCTCTAGTTCGAACTCTCTATCTGTTTTCATTAAATCGTTCTCCAGTCTTCGTTGTAGTTACCCGTTTCGCTATCGAAACAAGTATCAAACATTAGTGCAATGTCGCCTTCTTTGGCTCTTTGTGCTAACTTTGCGAGTGCCATATCAATAAGCTCATCAGGATCAGTGCCAGCAGGAGCCTCAACACTAACCAAGCTATCAATAGTAAAGTCATAATTTACTGTTCGTCCCATTTGTTTAGGCCACTTCATCATCTGACTCAACCTCCCAAATAATTTCAATATCGTAATCAACTTCTTCTACAAGCATTAGACCATTAAACGCTTCGATGTCAACAACTATATACTTTATTGTTTCATCTCCGTTGTGAACGTAAGTATCACCAATTTCATATCCGTCTTTTAGGTTGACGTAATATTGATTAGGCATCTTCAATCTCCTGTGGCGGTGAAAATTTACGCAACTGTTCTTTTAGGTCTGCCATCTCTGCAATATCTAGGTCGAACATGTTTCGTGCCTCCCATGATTCAGGATTGTCGTCTACGTCAGTGATGGCAACGTCCCAATCTTCTGGCAAACCTTCCACGTCAACTACTACTCCACCACTCACGATAATATTTACTGTCTTTTCTTTAAAGTTACTCATCTTCAGTCTCCAAAGGATAATAGCCAACTAATTCGTAATGATCGTCCCACTCTTGCTCACAGTCATCACACTTGCAATTTTGCCAGCAGTTCATGTCGTCCTGCTGCATCGGCTGTGTAGATCGTACATTGTCTGATAAACATGCGGGACACGCCATCCCATGTTTTGCTACATACTCATCACTTGTTAATAGTTGTCCTCTACTCATCTTGATTCTCCTAATGTGGTTGGTTGGTGTTACGTCCTGATCTTACTATCTATATCGTCCGTGTCAAACCTAGCCTTTAGTATTTTCTCAATATTTGCAAAAGTTTTTCCTTACCTAGAAAACCTGTGTATCTTTGGCCGCTTTTGGTTATAAGTGTTGGGATAGAGCGAATGTTGTATTTTTTTGCTAGGTCTGGTCTGGAGTCTATATCATACTGTTGGAAGTCTATTTCGTCAAGTTCTTTTTTAACATCTTGGTCTTGAAACAACTGTTTCATCTTTTTACACGGGCCTCACCAAGTCGCCCCAAAATACATTATGTCTGCCTGAGCAGTTGTCTGTGTTTTTGTAGTATCGGCTGTATCTGCCGAACACCCCAGCATAAATAGAGAGAATCCCAGTATAGTAATTATTTTCTTCATTATTGCCCCTTAGAGTTCGTAAAGTTGGTCGAATACATTATACAACAGCCAGAAGATGCCAATTGAAGACATGGCTATCAATGGTAGTAGTATTAAAGTCATTATAATAATATCTGTCACTAATTCTGAAAGCGGGCTTCTGGACATATCTACCTCCTTTATTATAAATACACAATCAATTCACTTCTTGGTTCCTCTTAATATATCCTTCATCTCTTACCGATCTTGAAATCCATAGTTCGTAACACTCTTTACACTTCGATATATAGCCCCTGTTGGTCGCTATCTTGTAGTAGTTAGCTGTTTTTTTATCACAGTCTATACATTGCACTTTTTTTTCTTGTTTTTTTGTCATAAAAATAATTTTTCTCCTTTATGATTCCTTTCCAAGTCTTTTCCATGTTTTATAATAGTGTATATAATGCTGCTAAACACAGTGTTTTTTATATTAGATTTGCTATATAGATATTAGTTCCCTATATATGGGTGTCTAGCCTAAAACATTAGAGTTTACCGAGGATTATTGACATTTTATATAGTACACTACATACATATACATACTAACAAACATAGAGAATGACATGGAGGGCTGAGACAGTTAAAACAGTTGTTTGAATGTCGTGTTCCCGCAATAAGTAATTATTTTGGTTGTCTTAGCCCTTTAGTTGCCTTCAAATGGTTGTTATCTGATAAAAAAAGCATAAAAGTTGAAACTTTATTGACCCATTTGCTCCATTTCTAGGTGAATATAAGGTGTATATTCTTCTCGATCTAGGGTTTTAACCCAACAATAAATTAAAAATTAAATGACATGCTCTGGCCTTACGGCCTTTTGGCAGATAATAATATAGGAAGGTTTAGATAAGACAGGTGTACTTCCTATGTATAGAACTAACACTTGTCCAACCTAAACAATTAACGCTTGGAGATTGTAATGTCGATAAAGATAGATAAATCATACTTCATGCCAAAGGTTAAAGAGAGATTTGGCAAAGAAGGAAGAAACGCCCACACTGACGAGGCCATTGATCTGGCTGATGATGTTTTCATGTACTCTCAACAATGGTTTGACTCCGCCCCTTGGAGGGATGACTCAGAACTAGACACTAAGAGAGAGTTAAGAATAGCACTAAGGAGATACATTAAGAAGAACATTGATCTCAGCGACCATAAGAAATCATACTTTCTGCCCACATTCATTTGGGTGTATATTGCCCAACAAGTTATAGGGTGGATAGTTAAACAGATCATAGAACACTACTTTAGCCAGATAGCAACAGACTTCCCTGAAGGCTAAAAGTTAATAATTAGTTAATATTTGTGTATAACTCTTTGCGACATAAAGTAAGGGGTTATCATGATAAAGAAAGTTTTATCGACTTTAGCGTTTTGCCTGCTCTTCACATCTTTAGTTTCTGCCCAAAACTGGGATGCGTCTGAGCCTGCAAGTTACCATTCAAGTATAGTAAAGATTTCGGGCGATGGATATTCTGGAAGCGGAACAGTCATAAAATTTATAGAGGATAGCGAGAAACATGAAGGATATTACGTCGGGTGGATTCTAACTGCATCACATGTTATAAATTCATCTGATACACTTTTCAAGGTTTATTTTAATAATGGTGAAGTTACCCAAAATGGTACTGTCATTGTTAAGAAAAACCACGACTTAGACAGTTTCAATGACCTTGCGTTAATTCGTGCATTGATACCTGAAGACATTGTGCCGATGGAAATTAGCACTGAAGATGTCCCAATTGGAGATACGGTAGAAATGTGTGGGTTTGGAACTGGGGATTTTCGTCACTGGAACTCTAAATATTGTGGTAAGGGAATGGGTCAAGGTGGACACATAGTATTCTCTTGGGCAATACAAGGTGACAGTGGTGGGCCGATCATTCATAAAGGAAAAGTAGTTGGAGTAATTTGTTTCGGTACTGGCATTAAAGAGTATGAAGATACTCAAAGAATTATAGTCGGACCAATATACGGATCAAATGTAGAAAGAATCTTCAACAAAATACAACAATCATAGTCGTCGCAACGGGCCGTCCTTCGGGGCGGCTTTTTTTATGTAATTGGCTGACTGTCTTCATAGTCTCGAATCTGTAATATTTAGCTAGGACAAGTGGCGTTAGAGGCCAGAGCCTGCACCGCAGGCCAAATCAGTAAAGTTTAGATTGGACACCGTGGCCAGTGCTGGCAATCTTGGCGAAATCTTAAGGCTTGGGGTTAGACATAGTGGCCTCAGTGGCTAGTGCCTGCGAAGCTGGCGAAATCAGGAGGGTTTAGGCCCGACAGATATGAGTATGCCACCCTACCATCATACCATACCAAAACACTATTTTCCATAAGTACAATCCAGACAATGACTTGGAGCAAAAAATAACTAAACTTGTTGCAACTCTTTTGATAGTAAGGACTTAGGTCAATCGGCGACCGCCCGCCTCGCCGTAAACCCTTACGCTATAAGGACTTACGAAAAATCCCCGCCAAAAAACGACGGGGACTCGTTAGGTCAATTTCTCTTTTAAAAATGAAAGAAAAATAAAAAAGAAAAAAACCAAGAAAAATATATAACCAAATTCCATAGGCATACCCCTAAAAGCCCGCCCCCCAAGCGGGGGACGGTAGAAAGGGTACTAGGCGGCGAGTGCTAATCGTTCAGCCTTGCGGACTGTCTGATCGTTAGCCGCACGAATGATGCGGTCGAACTCACCTGTGAAACCTTTGCGGGCGTTCGCATCATGCTGGACATAGCCCTGAACAGCATTGTACGCTTCCCACGCTGAAATCTTGAAATCTTGACCAAGGGTAGGTCGGCCAGTTGTCAAACGCTCCCGCATAACGCGACGGACGATTGACTCAGTACGATTTTTGTGCATCGTAACCCCACGACCTTCGGTCTGTGTTGGTTGTGGATACAACTGATTGAGGAAGTCAGTCAGAACAACTTCACGCGATTGCATCTGATCGACGACATCAGACAGATTAGACCACGAATTTTTCAGCGTGTTGAACGTAGCGATTAGCTCGTCCATCTTGCTACGCAGGCCGCTGGTGTGACGGATACAAACGGACGTACCGTTAACCATCGACATCATAGCCATATTGCTGCAAGCATCGCGGAAATAACCCATTGAGGCCCGAAACGATTCGCCATCGTAACCCGCACGAATTAACACGCGAGGCCAGATATTGTCCGCAGTACCGTACACGGCTTTACGTTCTGCAATGTTGGGTTTCACGTCAACATAGTGACCATTGCGAAAATGGCAACGAATGTCAATATCGCCATCGAACGCATTTTCCGCAGCATCTGCCAACGCACAAACGTCGTCGGTGGTGTGTGGATGATAGCGAGCAGTGACGGATTTTGAACCAACGAGCGAACTATTATCGCTACGGAACAAACCATACAACGGGGTGGACATCCCATCGGGACCGGATAGCGGGAACTTGTCAACAGTAAAGTTGAAAGTCGAGCGGATCTGATCAGAAACAGAATTAGAAACAGAAGACATAAAAAACCCTTTCAAAGAAAAAACTAACTTAACAGACTCTCATTATACATATATCATCGGCAATGTCAAACCCTAATCTTTAATTATTATTTCTTGGACACGTTAGGTCACGACCAAAGGTGTCACAATTCTGCCGGATAATCGTCGTAAGTCGTTGGTATCAAAGGACTTAGGAGCGGCGGGGGGTGGCCGCCTCGCCCTAAACCCTTACGGGCAAAGGACTTACGGCAAATCTTACGGTAACTTTTTACCGTCTATTGTAGTTATCCCCCATGCCAGCACCCCGCCATGTTTGGCATCGCTTGCCATGTCAACAACGTCGGCACGAGATACGGCATACTTTCCACACGTAAAATGCGGTTGCTTATAGGGATTATAGGTGACCTTTTCTTCTTGCCATTCTATCCCCTCCGTTAAAGAATCAGCCGCCCTGCTTGAAATTAAATAACCTCTTACAAAGGCGTGTACATTTTTTCTTTGCTCCTTAATTACCTTTGCATGTCCCGCCGGTCTAACTACAAACCGGCAATCGTGCATACAGATATAGGTAGTATGAAACAAAACTTTACCACCCTGCCTAACGGACCAACACCCCTTGTGTAGATTTTTGTAAACTTCAATCGGCTTATTAAGTATTACCCTTTCGGCCATTTCCGTAAACCATTGTTTATTCCAAGCCGCGTTGGGTCCGTTAATCTGCTTAATCATTTTATGCCTTTCTCTTATAGTACTCTAAACAAAAAGCTGCTGCAAAAACTGCCATATATATCACACTGCCACCGCCTGCTTTCTACTATAGGAATGTTTAACCTTGTCACGCTTGAGAGTTTTTAACGCATTAGCTGCCTCCGTTCCTTTGGGTTGGGTTCCATGAATAAGAAGTGCGAAACTGTCATTTTTCAGACTTGGACGGGCCGCGTGTGAATCATCATGGTCGATGATTAGCTTTTTCATTTGGGCTGAAAATTCTGAATACACTACAACAGCTTCGCGTAAATTGTGTTCGTCGATTAGATGATCCAAACGACCGCCACGACTAGCAGTCAAAATTAGATTCTTTGGAATCAAACTTTTATTGTTGATCCAATAGGCGAGAGATTTTGTGTAGGCATAAAACAAACGAGTTGGGCAAAGGTGAGCAACCATCATCCAAGCCTTAAAATATTTTTCATTGAAGAAATCGCCCGCAACATGAATCCGCACGATTCCAGCATTTTCTGGCATTGCGTCAATAATATCTTTGCACATATCAAATGCGTCTTTGTGTTTACGCATCGTTTCAAAGTTGCCTTTACGCAAATTATAGACGTTTGTATATTGTACCTCTTGAGAAGCAGAAAAGCAACGGAATTCTGTTTTTGGTCCATCTTTGATTTTACGCTTGCCAGTTGTTTTGTCTACAGTCGCACGACTGAGACACTGAGACGCAAACGGGCAAGAATAGCCAGAAATAAGATCAAACGAGTAAACTTTACGCTTGCCTTCCAGATATTGAGCTAGTTCGGGAACCTTGGCCAGTGCTTCGATTTTTGCGTTGGCTTTTGAAAACTTTAACATATTTACCCTTTCGTGGTTGGAAAAAAATAAGCGGCAGGGCTGGGCTACATTGAGCAACAGAGCTTTATAGCTGCTTCACCTTTGCAAATTGCTTAACCGCTTGAGTACCATTCTAATATATTTATCGGCACATGCAAGTGGAAAACTTTAGATATTTTTTTGACACGTTAGGTCATGACACGTTTGGTCAACAGAAAGGCGAATTGTCGTAAGTCGTTGTGGCATAAGGACTTACGTCGCGGCGGCCAGCCGCCCGTCGCCCTAACCCCTTACGAGGTCAGGACTTAGGGAGAAAGGAAACGACCAAATATAAAAGAAGCGGGACTGCCGTAGTTCAAGGCGGACTTACGTCCCGCTTAAAGCCGCTACAAAGAAGCGACACACTTCGAGATGGACAGGGAGCGAATCTGTCCGTCCCGTTCTTGGACTGTGATCCCCCGACCACTTGGGCCGGTAAAGGATCGTAGCTTGACACCTTGAACTCGTCGCAATACGTTTCGTTTGCCTCCTACTGGATAAAGAACAGAAATCTTACGCTCGTTTCGTTTGTTGTAAAGATCAGTAATCATTAGATAATCTCCTCGATTTGTTTTAGTGTGTATTTAGTAACGGCTTCGTCTTTTTCTACTTTGCATCCGTCCTTATGGATAGACACAACTTTTCCTACTGCTAGTTCAGTTCCTACTTTAACTATCGGCTTCTGCATTTTGCTCCTCCATTTTTTCCTTTCGTTTTTCTAAAATGTACTCTTTCTTGGCTGCCGATTTATCGTACAGGTCCATAGCCTGATCGTCACTCATCTCGACAAAAATCTTGTTGCCGTTGGTGTCCTCAATCTCTAAACCGCCGAAGGCAAAATAAGAATAGTGATACTTAATGGTGACTCGTTGCTCAATCTTCATAGCTTTCGCTCCTAAAAGTGGTGTGAAAAAATAGAGGAAACCAAACGCCTGCTAATGCGGCAAACTCCGAGCGAGTGGTTTTCGTTGTTTGCTACTTATCCTCTTATGTCTCTATTATACTATAGTTATCGTCATTGTCAAACTAAATCTTTAACTTTTTTTGCTGACTCGCTGACTATCCCCAAAGTACCTAATCTTACCTGTTAAGGTAAGACAGACGACGGCTTACGGCCCGTATTTGCTTTCGGGAGTTACTGCGTGCCTGCCTTGTATTTTGTGCCGCCATTTATACCCCAGAACACGACATTTTTCCGCAGACAGGGAGACGGCTTGTACGGTACTGGAGTAGGGAATCGAACCCTACTATACTAGGCAACCAGAATCACCACTTTGAGCAGCGGCAAGGGATATCGGATTGACGTGCGTCCACGTTTCGCGAGTCCCACATTCTGAATGTCTCATCCTAGTGCGACCATCTCCAGTATAATGTTTGGTGCGTATCTTGAATAGCTCGCCAGCTATGGTTGCGACTTAGGCAACGCTTGCGGGTCATGCCCTTAACACTCCCCCATTATAATAATATATCGGCAGATGTAAACCCCTATCACCACCTTTTTTCAAAAAATAATCCAAATAGTTGTAAGTGCTTACTACCAAAGGACTTACGGCCTGCGGCCCCGCCGCCCCGGCCCTAACCCCTTACCAGCAAAGGACTTACGTCTCTCCGCCAGAGAAGAAACAGAGATAGATCACCGCCCACGTAAATAGATAGATCCCAAATTCGATATAGTCAGCCTTGTTCATTTCGTCACCTCGTTTAATAGGTCATCAATGTGATCTGTAGTATGACACGCAACTAACGCACCATTGGCAAACCAACTACCATGAAATTCGTCAGTGATCCATTGTTGAATAGCCGTTGGATCTCCGGCGTGTGAAACGTGCCAAGGTGTTTCGGCCCACATTGTGGACACGTTCCCGATGGCTTGATTCTGCCTTACCAACTTTACAAATACTCTAGGCCATAATTGTTCGTTACTCATCTTCAATCTCCCAATCTATACCACCATTTTCGATCAACTCAATTAGATATTCTTCTACATCTACATCCTCAATATCATCACGTTCAAATTCAATTTCAATTTTTACTCGTTTACTCATCTTCATATTCCTCCACATACCAATCCACTTCGTCTCTTTGTAGCATCTCGATGAATTCTTGCTTTGCGTCTTCTAGTGCTTGTTCTTCTGAATCGGCGGCAATAGTTTTCATGGAGTCAACAGAGATAACATAGTATTTACTCATCACAATCCTCCAGATCAATAGTTGGGCAATACTTGGCAAACGCCATTTCAAATTTATACTTGGAATCTTCGTCGGGGTCAAGATACTTTATCCGGCAGGTATCCTTTATCTGTTCTGCATAAAGTTTAACACGCTTGGCCCGTTCGGCCTTCTTTCTTTCGTGTTCCGATATGCCCCTGTTCCTTTTTGGGTTTTCATCCCAGCAACGATAATTCTCACGAATCTTTTGAATACAGTCAATCATTAAGCAAAACCTCCATAGCACCAAAACCAATAGCAACCACTAACATAATCGAGATTATAGCAATTCCAATACTCATGTCAACTCCCGTAATAAATACCTAACCAAACGAACAACAAGACAACAAACAATTCCATAATCAACCCCTCGAATATAGTTTCGCCGTTTTCTTGGCGTATGGATCGACTGGCATTTTATTGCCTAGCAACTCAAACATCTGCACGTCGTCAAGATATCCACCACAGACATCGTTGGACCAATACAAACAATCGTTGCCATTGTAATCCTGTTTCACCTCATACCAACGGTCGGTAGTGTAACGGTAATTCTTATTCAGGATCTTGCAAACTAAATCTAACATAACTTTCCTTTCGATTAACTAACTTCTTATACTACTATTATAGGCTATGGTAGTGACACGTTTGGTCACTATTAGCAGGATTGTCTAACTTTTCTCAAACTTTTTATTGCCTGCTGTACTTCTCCAATGAAATCCGTGTGGCAATTGTTGTGGATTATCATATCGTTTAACATCCCGATAGTTTCGTCGATGTGGTGAATCTGTATAATGTCAGCAACGTCAACTAATTCTACTGGTTCTGAACAATTGTAGCAAGTGCCATCATCATTAGGGACAACTTCAAATTCACAACTCGGACACATAATAAACTTAGCCATTCAATTCTCTCCTTGCAATCTTAACCATCGCGGACCATCGCCCACGGGATACGTTAGCCGGTCGAACCAATCGACCATATACAATCATGTTCATCACTCGTTTAATGTTCATATAAGTATTATCGTCCATAGGTGTGACACATCTGGTCACTATCTCAAAGATTCTAAAAGATTTTAGGAATAGTCGTAAACCCTTACCACCAAACGACTTACGTCACGGCGGCCCCGCCCCGCAGGGCGTAACCCCTTACGGGGCAACGACTTACGTCACGCCCTCCAGTTGGTCGGCAACATCGCAGAAGTGCGACTGGCCAACGGCCAGCATGTCCGCACGTTGAGCGTTGTAATGCTCCTCCCAAGCGTCCAGCTCGGCTTCGGCAGCAACGACCCCTTCGGCCTTGCGTTGCCAATAGGCAAGCTCCATCTCCAGAATTTCGACGGAGTAGTCACGCCAATCGAAACGGATTCGACTGCCGTTTGCAGTCTTGGAAACGTCGGAAATTTGAGAGTAAAGAGATTCGCGTAAACACATAATAAAATTCTCCTAGATAGGTTGTTCAATCCATTCAAGCTGATCGTCTTCGCCCTGTTGCAGGGAATCAATAGCATCCTGCCAAGCGTTGCGATGCTGTTGCCGGTCAAACCAAGCATTAAGCTCGGCACGCTCCGCATCGGTGAGAGTGTCAAGAGTAGTTTCGTGCGATGTGATTTGAGCGTCGAACATAAAATAAACTCCAAAAGTGAAACTTAATTTTGATACTGAAGTATATATAAGTTATCGGCACTTGTAAACCCCATTCTGAAGTTTATTTGAAAAATAATAGAAATAGTTGTAAACCCTTACGCCGTAACGACTTACGTCGCGGCGGCGGGGGCGACCTAGCCGTAAACCCTTATGGGGTAACGACTTAGGACAAACTACCAAGTACCTCGACCTTTGAGGTGTGACAGCTTCTCTCTATCCTTGATTTCAGGATAGTCGTCACAATCGACATCGACGGCAATAATGTTACCCTCGACATCCTTGAAAGTGGCTACCAGATTCTTGGTTCCGATCCTTGTAACCTCTTTACCGTTAATTTCTTTACAGGTAAAAATTTCGTTTAGTGTCATCTTCATTAGATAAATCTCCAATTCAATTCTTTAACTTCGCATCGCATGAACGTTCCAAATACGACATCTTCAACCAAGCAGTTGATTCCAGTATCAGGCGTTCCCATACGGTCAACGGTTTTGGTGTAGGTTTGGCCTTCGTAAGTTTTGATGATAATCTTAATCATGGTTTCTCCTTTGTTGTTTGTTTCTTTCATGCCTTAATTATAGCATAACCCTTTGACACGTTAGGTCAAACGTTCCAAACAATATAAATAAACAGGGAAATAATTATTGCCAATTCTACTGCCGATGGTTTAGTCATGTCGTCTCCTTTGTTGCTTAACTTCTTAACTATATATATTATCGTATACTAGTGTGACACGTAAGGTCAATAAACAAAAGATTCTCAAAAGAAAATAAAATAGTTGTAAGTCTATACTATCAAACGACTTACGTCGGGCCGGTCGGTCGTACATGCCCTAAGTTGTTTTGTGATATGTATTTAGGTCATGGGGGGGTTTTCTGTTTGTCTGGCTGTACCCGCTGTGTGCTTAGAAAAGCGGGGGTGGTGTAGAAGCAATTCAAACAAAAATATCAAATATGTCTTAGCTAAACCTACTTGACTGCCCCTGAAAGTTCCTATTTTATACTAATAATTGTGTATAGAATCAATGTTGCGTCTATAATACAGAGGAGGATACCAATATGCCAAAAAAATCTAAAAAAGTCAAATCGTCCCTTAGTTCAAAAAGCACCGCTAAACTGAACAAAGAGATATCTTCACTACTTGAACAGAAAATTCCCGATCCCGATAAACCGCTGGCGGAAGTCTTTAGCTGGGAGCCCGAAGACGAGGAAACCAAAGAAAAGCGTGAGCGTAAGTTCGAAGAGAACTATGCTGACCATTTGGACATAAGAGATCAAGCAAGGGAAGAGGATGAAGATTCCAGACGGTATTGATGAAGAAAAAGCCATAGAGGTTATATTAAAGATATCAAAGCGACTAGCCCCTAAATATGTCTTTGCCACATACGAGATTGAAGACATAGAACAGGAGGCTTTTCTAATTGGCGTTGCAGGACTAGCTAAGTACGACAAAAGTCGCCCCTTAGAGAACTTCATGTATACCCACATAAACAATCGCCTCAAAACCTTCAAGCGTGATAATTATTACAGACTTGACTATGGCTCCGCCGCCCAAAAGATTCAGGACCGCAAAAAGTCCCTTCTTGAACCCATAGACATTGACGCCCTATATAACATTTGCACCCCAGACAACATAGGCAGTCAAGCCCACCTAAATGAAGTACTAAAGCTTATAGACGAAAAGCTCCCTCCCCACCTACGTCGAGACTATCTAAAACTCAGACACAACGCTCCTCTGCCTAAAGGCCGCAAGGCCATAATCATTGGAGTGATAGAAAATATTATAAATGGAGAGGATGTTTTATGATTAACTTGGAAAAAAAATATCTTTTTTGTCATGTTGAAAAATGCGGTGGCACTAGTATGTCGATAGAACTTAGATCTCAGCCGGGTTGGTATTTTCTTGCAACCGATCTTAATGAGGGATACGAGGAGATGCAATTAACTGGCAAAATGCCTTCTCTCAACTTTACCCCGTTCGATTATGGGGTGGGCATCCAATATTCCAACATGCACACTAAAATGAGGCGATGGGCCGCAATAGAGATTTTTGATCCTGACGAGTTCTTTTGTTTTGGGTTTGTGCGTGATCCTTTTACGCGATGTGTGTCTTTATATATTCAGCAGATACAATCTGTTTTTATGAATCTGCCCCATAGTAGTTGGCATCTTTCTGCACAACAGGTTTTAGACATAGACCCTAGTGAATTACAATATAATTTGCCCCTCGGACACAATGTTCCAAATATTGAGCCGGGCAATTATGAATTTACGTTTGACTGGTTCTTGCGGGAATTTAACTATAATGCGGGCGGCACACAGGTTAGTGATGTGTGCGATCACGATAACAACATTATGTTAAATTTTATGGGCCGCTTTGAAAACATGAATGAAGACTGGAAAAAGGTTTGCCAAAAAATAGGATTACAATATCGCGAACTTGCAAAGTATAACTCTACAGCCGGGGGTTTAAGTCGTGAGACTTGTGAGCGGTTTTACACGCCTGATTTAAAAGAGTTTTTGTTTGACGCTTACCATGATGAATTTGAGGTGCTTGGTTATGAAAAAGGGTAGATTCTCTAAAGAGGACATGGACTTTATCGAGGCGAAAGCCGAGGTTCTTTCTCCAGAAGACATAGCTAATCACCTAGACCGAGATCCAGAAAGCATTAAGGAGTGGATAGGAAAAAATATTGGCTTTAGTAACAAACAGAAAAAAGAAGCACTAGTTGCTAATGAACTCAAAGAGAAGCCATACTACCGCGAATTGGATAAACAATTTACGCCAGAAGAGTTGGAAATGTTTGAGTTTCATTTCAAGAAGATGTGGAGTCAGTTTAAAGACGATGTATTTCATACAGAAGAAATGCAAATCATCGATACGATAAAACTAGAAATATTGATGAATAGGATTCTAAAAAGCCAACATGAGAGTCAGACACAGATACAAACTTTTGCTACTTTAGTTTCGCAAGAAAAGGCGGTAGATAAAGATCAAAGAGACATGGACTACATTATGCAACTGGAGCGTCAGATAGCAGTTCTGAGGGCCGGTCTAGAAACACTATCAAAAGACTACAAGGATCTCCAAGCTCGTAAGGCTACGATGCTTAAGGATCTAAAGGGGACGAGGGAGCAACGTATTAAAGCCATTGAAGACAGTAAGCAAACGTTCGCTTCATTAGTGAAACAAATAGCCACGGATGAAACATTTCGTACCGGCATTGGTATTGAAATGGAAAAAATGCGACTAGCAATGGAGAACGAGAAAGAACGACTGTCGGAATACACGACATATGAGGACGGCAAAGTGGATCAACCATTTTTAACTCCCGAAACCTTAAAAGGGGAAGACGATGATTAGCTTTATAGTGTGGTTTGCGATTTGGACGATAGTAATGGCTTTGGCAGAATATCTAATACATAAACATACAATGCACAAAAGAAAAATGTGGCTTCCTAGTTGGATCTGGAGAGATCATGCGGTTGAGCATCACAAAAACGAGAGAAACGACATGAATATAGATTTGCCAGTCTGGAATCATTTGATTATAGGCAGTCCCTTAATTATTGGGGCTTTCTTTATAGGGTGGCCATGTTTATTATCTTTATTGGCGGTTTTTGTGTTTCATTCGTATACTTGGACTAAAATACATAGAGGGATACACGATTTAGAAAAAAACTGGATAATGAAGTGCTTCCCCGGATATTACAAGAAGGCTAAAGAACATCACGAATTACACCACCGCCGACCGGCAAAGAATTTTGGTGTAGTTTATTTATTTACAGATTATATATTTAGAACAAAATATAAAGGATGACATGACTGGAGAAATGGGACAATTTTTGGATGACCATATAGACGACTGTGTTGAAAAGCACGATAACGGCTATTCAAAATTAAACGAAAAAGCAAAGACTATGCAGGGTATGGTTCAAGAGGGAGCCAGAAACTTATTAAACTTGCTGGTCGATTTTGATGGATGTAATTACATGCAGGTGGGTACTTGGAAGGGGGCGTGTTTGTATTCGGCACTTTACAAAAACAAACCTAATTATGCTTTTGCGTGTGATAACTTTTCTCAGTTTGCTTTGCGTCAGGGTGCATCTTTTAAAGATGGCAACGGAGGCATGAAGACACATATGAATTTAAACTCTGACGTTATGCTTGGTCTAATGTCTTCGGAAGAAGAGGAGCCAATGGAGTTTGAGTTTTATGATGGAGACTCTTTTGGTATCCCACTAGACCTTATCAAAGAGCCTATCAATGTGTACTTTTATGATGGCGACCATAGTCTCGGCAGTCATTTCATGGCTCTTTATTATTACTATCCGGTTTTGGCAGATGAATTCATTTTTATATGTGATGACTGGCCAGAGGATCAGGTTAGAGCTGGCACATGGGCGGGAATCGAATCGTGCAACTATGTAACCAGAAGAGAGGTTGTTCGTGAAAATATGTTTATAGCTCATATTATAAAAGATACACTATGGGAAAAGCGTCGTAAAGCCAGAAAATCATTTGAACTATGTAAATTAAACAACGAAGGAATAGTTAAGGAGCCAATACAAAGATGAAAAAAGCAATTATTTTCGGTATAACTGGACAAGATGGTAGCTATCTGGCAGAACTACTTTTAAGTAGAGGATATAAGGTTGTTGGCGTTACTAGACGTGTTAGTGTTAACACTCTGACTAGAATTTCTCACATCTTGCCAAAAATAAAAATAGTCGAGGGCGATGTAACGGATGGATTTAATGTTAGTAAAATAATCGAAGAGCATAAGCCAGACGAAGTTTACAACCTTGCCGCACAGTCCCATGTTAAGACTAGTTTTGACCAAGTGCATCTAACCTCCGACGTGACTTACAGTGGTCTTGTAAACATACTTGAAGCAATCAGGTATTCTTCTCGAAAAAACGAAATTAAACTTTATCAGGCAAACTCTAGCGAGATGTTTGGCAAAAACTATACGGAAAAGATTGAGCCTATATTTGGCAAAAGTATAGAAAAATATCAAGACGAAAACACCGCGTTTGTTCCGCAGAGTCCTTATGCAGTGGCTAAACGTGGTGCCCACGACATGATTAGAATTTACAGAGATAGTTACGGTATACATGCTAGTTCTGGTATATTATTCAACCATGAAAGCGAAAGGCGGGGAGAGCTTTTTGTTACCAGAAAAATTACTAAGTGGATTGGCGAATTTGCCGCATGGATGGACTCTAAGGACATTAACGCAGATCAATTGGTTACGGTAGATCAGGATGAGGTATATATACCGGGAAGAACAAACAAAGATCAAGGATTTCAGTTTCCTAAGCTTAGACTTGGAAACATAGACGCTAGAAGAGACTGGGGACATGCTAAGGATTACGTAGAGGCGATGTGGCTAATGTTACAACAGGAAGTTCCAGACGATTATGTGGTGGCTACTGGCGAGACACATAGCGTTAGAGAATTTTTAGAGGTGGCTTTTAGTGTAATCGGCATAGACGACTGGGAGCAATATATTGTAATTGATCCTGAGTTTTACCGTCCTGCGGAGGTAGATTACTTACTCGGCAAACCCGACAAGGCAAAACAAAAGCTGGGCTGGAAACCAAAAATCAGCTTTAAAGAACTTACCGAAAGGATGGTTAAGAGCGATGTCGAAGCGGCGAGATTACAGCGATCCTGTTTACAAGGAGTTTAGGAAGAAGGTATTAAAGAGGGACAAATACACTTGCCAAATGTGCGGAAAGAAGGGCAAGAGGGCGAGACTAAATGTTCACCACATCATGAAGTGGAGTTCTGCTAGTTCCCTAAGATATGACCCGGATAATGGAATAACTTTGTGTGTTGCCTGTCACAAGTCCGTGACTGGCAAAGAAGCACACTACATGTCATACTTTTTAAACAAAATAAGAGAGGGTAGAAAATGAATAAGCTAGAAAAAGAATTGTGGAAAATAGTAGAAAGCATAGAGGCCGGAGATTCTGTAGAAGTATCTATATCGTCTAGGCCAGATGAATGGCAAGAGGCTCATGCTAATTTGAGCAACTGGGCATGGAAGCATAGATATAGCGAAGCTAAAGACTACTCGGTATTTTTGAATGATGATTATACAACTATAACCATCAAGAAGGCCGGAGAGGTTGTTCCAGAGCCAGAAGTTGTAATCCCAGATCCCGAACCAGAACCAGAACCAGAACCTGAGCCAGTTGTGCCAGAAGATGTTGTTGTTCCGGAGCCTGAAGAAGAAACACCAGAAAAGGAAGAAAAGAAAAAACCTTGGTGGAATTTGAATGAAAAAGATAAAGAAGTATAGGGTCATAAAAGACACAAGAGAACAGGATGGATGGTTCTTTTCCGAGTACGATAAGTGCGAAGGAATGGAGGTAGACACGCTCCATACAGGCGACTACACCTTGAAGGGATTTGAGGAAGTCGTTTGTATTGAGCGTAAAGCCTCTGTTTCCGAAATATCTATGAATCTAGGACGAAAGAAAAAACCTTTCATGGAAGAAATGGAAAGAATGAAAGATTATCCTTTCTCTTTTTTAATATGCGAGTTTGATATGGCAGATATCTTAAAATTTCCCGAAGGATCAAAAGTCCCTCATAGGGCAAGATCTAAGGTTAGAATTACAGGTAAATATTTGTTAAAATGCTTAATGGAATTCCAGATATGGTATGACACTAAGATAATATTCTGTGGCAACAAAGAAAATGCATTTTTAGTTTGTAACAGTATATTCAAGAGGCTTAACGAACTTTTCCACAAAGAGGGCACAGAGAATGAGCAATTCTAAGAGAACTACTTTTTCTTCTATGGCAGAAGAAGCCCATGTTTTAAATCTAATGATCGACAGGCGAGAGCTGTTTGTACATGGAAACTATTCTTCTCCTGAAGAGGGAGATCCGGGAGTAGACTGGAGAATGGCCAATACGCTAGTCAAAAATCTAAGAATACTTGAAGCGATATCTACTGAAGATATAATTATCCACCAGATGAGTATAGGGGGAGACGAAGAAGCGGGTTACATGATGTATGACTCCATCAAACGAAGCAAATGTCACATTACAATTTACACCCACGGGGTCGCAGCGTCAATGGGCTCTATAGTTCCACAGGCCGCCGATCATAGGATAACAATGCCTAGTTGTTGTTGGATGATACACAGAGGCACAACTGGAATAGGAGATCACCTGACTAGAAAACAGGCTAAATCTTGGGCTGCTTGGGAGGCTCATGGGGATAAAAGAATGATAGAAATATTTGCGTCAAGATGTAAAAAGTCTCCCTTTTATAAAGGCAAGACCGATTCGCAAATAAGATCAGATATAAAAAGAAAACTAGATACTAGAGGAGATTGGTTTTTAACCTCTGAAGAGGCTGTCAAGTATGGTTTTGCCGACTCTGTGGAGGGCGTATGATATCTGATAGCCAAAAAATACAGGACGCTTGGCTTAACATAGAAGTAGACGAATCTAAGCTGTTCAATCCTATGGATTTTGTGATGAGCGATTCTGACAACGAAAAGCTACTAGAACGAGTGGCTTGGCTCATGATGCGTCCTGAATACTTTTCTTTTGCTTGTAAATATATTTTAAATATAGAGCTTTCTCCTTTTCAGTCTCTTCTGCTCTATGAGATGTGGAATAGAAAATTCCCAATGCTCATAGGAAGTCGTGGTATGGGTAAATCTTTTATCCTTTCTGTGTATCCTCTACTCCGAGCTTTATTTATGCCGCGACGTAAAATAATTATTGTTGGTGCCGCTTTTAGGCAGTCCAAAGTCTTGTTTGAGTATATGGATACCATTTGGAAAAATGCTCCAATTCTTAGAGACTTATGTCCTACTAATAGCGGCCCAAGGAGAGATGTGGATAGATGTGTTATGCATATTGGTCAGAGCACTATAACCTGTCTTCCACTCGGTGACGGTAGTAAAATTAGAGGCCAGAGGGCAAACGATATTATAGCTGATGAATTTGCCTCTATACCTAGAGATATTTTTGAAAATGTCGTTGCTGGTTTCGCTGCCGTCGCCGCCTCTCCTATTGAAAAAGTTAAAGAAAAGGCAAAGGAAAAAAAGGCTAAAGAGCTAGGAGTTTCTGTTGACAAGCCTAATAAAGAGATGGGTTCTGATAAGTCTAACCAGATAATATTATCGGGAACTGCATATTATGATTTTAATCATTTTGCAGAATACTGGAAAAGATATCGATCTATAGTTTCCAGCGGAGGAGACACCAAGAAGCTTGAAGAAGTTTTTGGCGGGTCTATTCCCCCCGGATTTGACTGGACCGAGTATTCAATTATGAGAATGTCTGTAGACAAGCTGCCTGACGGATTCATGGATAGCGGCCAAATAGCCAGAGCAAAAGCGACGGTTCACTCTGGAATTTATAACATGGAATACGGTGCAGTTTTTACCACCGACAGCCAAGGTTTTTTCAAACGCAGCCTGTTAGAGTCCTGCACTACCTCCCCTACCAATCCGGCAATATTCCCTTCTGGAGATGTTTGGTTTGAAGCTTCCTTGAAGGGCGTATCCGGAAAAAAATATGTATTTGGAGTCGATCCCGCCTCTGAGGTTGATAACTTTAGCATTGTAGTTATGGAGGTCAACTCAGACCACAGAAGAATAGTTCACTGCTGGACAACCAATCGACAGCAGCATAAGGATAAGCTAAAATCAAAAATTGTCGATGAAGACGATTTTTACTCTTACTGTGCTAAAAAGATAAGACAGCTAATGAAGGTTTTCCCTTGTGTAGAAATAGCCCTAGATGCACAAGGCGGCGGTATCGCCGTTATGGAGGCTTTGCACGACAAAGATAAAATACCAGAAGGTGAGGTCGCTATATGGCCTGTAATAGAGGAAAAGCCTAAAGATACGGATGACCACACCGGCCTACATATTTTGAGATTGTGTCAGTTTGCTAGAGCCGATTGGTTAGCAGAAGCAAACCACGGGCTAAGAAAAGATTTTGAAGACAGACTTGTGCTGTTTCCTTATTTTGATTCTGCCAGTTTAGGTATAGCATTAGAAGTAGACAAAGCTTCAGGAAGAAACTATGACACGCTAGAAGACTGCGTTATGGAGATAGAAGAATTAAAAGATGAACTTTCAATGATTGTTATGACGCAGACATCTACAGGAAGAGAAAGATGGGACACACCAGAGGTAAAGACCAGTGCAGGCAGGAAGAGCCGATTAAGAAAAGACCGTTATTCTTCATTAATCATGGCCAACATGTCTGCTAGATCTGTTTTAGTAGAAAAAGAGACTATTGAGCATGGTGCGTTTGGCGGGTTTGCTGCCAAAGGGGGCGGCTCTCAATTCTCTAATGAGAAGCTTTTTAATGGCCCTAGCTGGTTTACTGAAAAAACTCAGAATTTATACTAAAGTGTGTATAGAATCATATTAATAATACTATTGCAATACTATTACTTGGAGATCAATATAAATGTCTGATCCTTTATACAGCACATGGGCTAGCGAGTCGGAAAAAGCAAGTATTTATAAGCTTGATCTTGATGGCTACGACGGAGTGGCTCATAAGTCGGTAGCACATTTTCCTTATAGTAGTAATCGTCAGACATATATAGACGTTGAATCTAACAGATCGGTTCGTCCTAGCTTTAGTAGATCTGACTATGATTCTTTTCGTCCGGGTGAGGCTCTTCCTACAAAGCAGAAAAAAATAATGGCAGCCTGTATGAATGCTTACGACAGGGTTGGCATAATTAGAAATATTGTAGATTTAATGAGTGATTTTGCCAGCCAAGGATTAACTCTAGTACATCCAAATAAAACCATAGAGAAGTTCTACAGGAAATGGTTTAACCAAGTTAATGGCACAGATAGATCAGAGAGATTCTTAAATTATCTCTATAGATGTGGAAACGTTGTAGTAAAAAGAAGAACCGCAAAGCTAGATCCTAAGAAAGAGGCAGAGCTAAAAAGATCAGCGGGTGCCGACGTGTTGATCGAAACTATAAAGGCAAAAAAACGAGAAGTGCCTTGGATGTATGATTTTCTAAATCCTGTAGCTGTAGACGTTAAGGATTATGGAATGTACAGCGTTGGCAAGCCTGAGTTCTTTTTAAATCTGTCAAAGTATACTTATCAATCCTTACTAAAAACTTCTACTAAAAATAAAAACGTATATAAAACACTTCCAAAAGATCTTCAAAAGAGAATAGCAGACGGAGAAAGACGTG